TGGTTTGTAGGGCTTTGATTTGCTCCTTGTTGACACTGCCAAAGACTTGCTCTTGTAGCCCTTCGCTCATGCCCAGGATGGCGTTGAGGGGGGTGCGGAGTTCGTGGCTCATGTTGGCGAGAAATTCATCCTTGAGGCGGGTGGCGCGGGCAAGTTCCTCGTTAGAAATCGCGAGTTGTTGATTGCTGGCTGTGAGTTGCTGTTGGGCTTGTTGTCGTTCGGCTTCTACTTGTTTGCGATCGGTAATATCTTGCACAATGCCTTCGATCGCGATCGGGTTACCAGCTTGGTCTCTGACGGGATGCTGAGAGACGCTGATTGTGCGCTGCCCCCCATCTTGGTGAATAAAACGCATATCGAACTGCTGAAAATCGACCTGGTTTTCAACCAGTTTAATCACAGAGGAATGTGCTATTTCTACATCTTCTGGCAGCCAGTCGATCAAATCCATCCAAGGCTTGCCGATGACATCCTGTTTTCTGAGACCAAAAACCGAGGCGACACCATCACTCACATAGGTCAATAGACCACTGATACCCCTGTGACTGAAGACAACGAATTTGTCACCGATATCATCCACGAGTCGCTGAAACTTGGCTTGGCTTTCCTGTAACTCTTCTTCTATTTGTTTGCGATCGGTAATGTCTTGGATCAGGGCAAGTGCATATGTCTGCCCGTTGTTATTCGATAGGACAGAGGTGGAAATGGCGATCGTGCGTTGCTGTCCATCTTGACGCTGGATTTTCCATTCTTCGGCAATCAGGTTGTCTCCTTGCAGCATCCGTCCCGTGCGGGCGATCGCCTGAGCTTGTACCTCTGGGTCGGGGTAAAGCCTTTGATACCATCCCAGACGGTTAATGTCTTCTAAGTTGTAGCCTGTAATCGCTTGCATTTGCCGATTCCAGACTGTGAAGTGGATAAAAGGAAACGCCGCAATTTCATCGCAAACGCATAGCCCTTCTGCCATATTTTCGACAATTTGCTGACGGAAGTTATTTTCCTGCTGGAGTTGTTGTTCGGCGAATTTGAGATCGCTAATATCGTTCACCGCGTTTTTCCAGGAACATTTGTCTTGGAGGCGATCGCCTTAACACCTTTCTCTGCAACGCCCGCTTCTTCCTCTTTGTCGGGGATTGCCTTCTCGTCTTTTGGTGGCTTCTCAGAACTCGGAGGTAACACCGCTTGTTGAGGGGCTTCACCATCAAGCCCGGTGCCGTCCATAAATTTGTCACCTGCGGGCCCAATTGGTTGTAGTCCGGTATCGAGACGCATTTCGTTGCGCGTTGCTAAATTCTCCTTGAACAGCATTGTCGCTCTCGACGCTTCTTGTTCTTCCGTTCGTTTCTCTATATCGGCGTAGTCCTTGGTAAATCCAGGTTCGTAGTAGTCGATGAGCTCCAGATTTTCATGCTCATTGACAATATTGGCGATCGGGACGACACCTTCTTGGTATGATGCGTCTGCCGAAACCCCGGCGGTAGCATAAGTGAACTGCTCATGCCCCAAATCTTTAGGTGTCAAGCCAAACGGCATACAAATCAGTCGCAGCAGTAACTCTGTCCAACCTAGATATAGTTCCGAGTCGCTCGACGCACCCAAGGTAACAACCTTGATCAGACCTTTCCCTCCGGCGATCGGTGTTTGCCCATCGATTTCTACTTTTGTGTTCCAATATTCCCGGAATGCGTCGAGTTCAGATTGGTTTACGTCTCCGATGTCGAGAATATACTTGGCGGAAACTTTAGAAGTGGATGTGTGTTGGAAATTATTAAGCGCTAACCAGGAAAGAATGTAGGGAAAAGCCACTTCTACTGGCGATGGTGGCATCAGTTCGTAAGACGCACTATCAATCTGAATGATGTACATATCTTCGTCTGCCAACATCCGCGTATCGGAGTCGTTGCGATAAAGGTATCGCGCTTCTTCGGGATTGTCTTGCCAGGCATCGTTAAATTCTATCTTGGCGGCATCGACACAAAATGCGAAAAATTTGCGAACGCGGCGGTCTTTTGCTAGTAAGTTATCGTTACCGTGCATCCGCTGTATCGCAGCGTAATTGAGAGTCAATAAATCTTTTACGACAGCGTTAGTGTATTTTGTGTAAGTATTTTGGGCTAGCTCGTAATTTGGTCGGAGCAAACTGCCTTTAATTTCTTCAGCGCGCTGGATCGCCCCTGGTTTATTTCGGTCTTCCTTGGGCGGGCTGATATGCCAGGGCATAAGCACTAAACCACGCTGAATCCTCTGGATACATTTCGATACCGGCCCGACGCGAGTCGCCATGCGTAATAATTCAAATGAAGGTCGCGTCCGCAGTCGTACTGACCTTTGAAATTCGATCGTTGGATCGATTTCGGGATAGCGCGGGCGCGAGTTGTGCGTTTGTGGTCTTAAGAGGACTAATTTACCGCGAGTGCTTGCTGCCATAAAAAAAAAAGAGGTCGGGCGTTTTTCTTCGCTTGACCTCCGATTAGGGTTGGTATTTTACTGTATTTTTTTCTTCCTAGTTTAAGGATATGCTACTGGAAGCCAGAACAGTGCCAAGATATTGATGTGGCTCGTTTCCAAAGGCAAAAAAATGTTTGAAATTTTCCACGGCAAAACCAAGGTCTGCTCGATCGCCCTTCTCGATATTGATCGCTCACAAGACATTGCTCCCATCCAGGCGAAATTCTCGGTCGTTGACAAAGACTTAATCAACGAATTCCGTTACTACTACTGCACCACCGCAGGCTCTTTCGGCAGGTGCATGGGAGATGCACTGGCAACAGATCCTCCAAGTTGGGGCTTGAGCGACTTTGACAACTTAGAACAAATCCTGACGCGTTTTCCGAAGCCTTGGCGCACGGAAGTGACCGATCGCCCGAAACACGATCCATTTATCCCACCCGATAACGGAGCTATGTACTGATGAGCTACGCTCTATTTCAAATTCAGTGCCTGGCGATCGAGATAACTCTAGCACTGGCAGAGCGAGAGTATTTGCGGTATCCACCCGGAACCATCATTGATGGCGTAAATGTGGGCGGTCAGTTTGCCGTAGGGAAGAAATCGGGAGACTCCTCGCCGACGCCACAAATAGTGAGCGCCCCGAAATCCCTGATGGGCAATGTGCTTGAATCTTTGGAAAGCGCTTTTTCTAAAACCAAAGACTTGGAAGCTAAAGTGACCAAAACGGTTGCCGAAATATCAAAAAACATTGTTGCTCAGTATCCTATAGATCAAACGCCTTTACAACTACCTGGAGCATCATTCGCTCAGAAACTGCAAGCGGCGGCTGCACAATATTTCTCCATTGAGGACAACCTTCCGATCACCAATCCTTCTGAACAAAACAAATTGCTGGGTATTGCGATCAAGACTGCGATTCCGCTGGCAGTTGCACTTGCGTTGACTGTCGGAGTTGAAGTGGCGATCGGGATGTTGATTGGTCAAACAATCGGGGAGGCGATCGTCGGCTCGGCATTGGTGTTTGGGGTGTCATCCGCCACGGATAAAGTATTAGATATTGCGAAAGTTGACAATCCGATTGTTCGGGCTTCACTTCAGATTGTTGCTGGGTTAGCGACAGGCGGCTTGGTTGCGCGATCGATAAAGGTCGCTGCGATAAATGCAAAAAATATCACCGAAGTCGCAGAAAAGCTAATAAAAGAAGCTACCTTGACACCGGGTCTACTAAATAAGATATTAGACCCACATCGAATGGCGACAGTTTTAGAAAAAAATAAAATAGACTCCAAAAAAGTGCTAGATGCGCTATACCGAGAGGTTGCCAGAGACAAGCGAATCGGTAAAGTCTCATTACATCCTTTCTCTAAGAGGCTTAATGAATACGTCGAACTCGCTAGTAGTAAGAATAATTTAAATAACGTAGCAATTGAGTGGCGCAAAGGAGTTATAGACGCGGAGTTAAAATACGGTGAAACAATTAATAAAATTTCTTTAGTTCCGATTGAAGACGTAACTTTACGTGCAGAGAAAAAGTTACTTACAGAATTCTTGAACGTCGTAAAGCAAGGGAAAGAGAACAAGTCAATCATACAAAAAGTAGATCAAGATTTTATAGACAAATATGGATATTTATTTGGAGAGAACGCCAACTTTGTCTTAGAAGGAAAACGGAAATTTCGAGGATTCCAAGTCGATTCTAAACGTCGCGTTGACGAAGTTACGGACGCTGTACTTGAAGCCTCTCAACTAGCAGGAGTTGATCTCGGTAAAATTGCTGTTGGAAATATAGAAGGACCTGCATATGAAAAGTCTGGACTAGGACGCGCATTCGCGCGCACCTTTTTCGGTAAAAATGCCGGCTTAAAATATATAAACGCAGGGCTTGCGTCCGACTCTCGCAACGTTGGTTTTCACGAAACTGGGCACTTTATTGAGGATGCGAAAGGGTTCGCAAAGTATTCCGTAGACCTCGTTAAAGATCGCGCGACCAAGCAAAAACCGCTTATTATTGATGGACAAGAAGTGCCTTACGCTGGATTCCTAAGTCCGTACAGTGGAAAAATCTACAGTAGTCCAAATCGTCCCAACCGTGCCACTGAAGTCATTTCTACTGGGCTCGAAACTCTAACCTCATTTTCGAGGTTGCGTCGGATCACCCGTGAAGATCCCGATCATCTCAGATTTACGCTGTTCGCCCTCGATTCCGCCGTAAAATAGATCGCCCGCACTACCAATTCCCTATTTCGTCCGCTTCTTGGCGAGACTCGAACTGAACCGACTGCGAAAGTAGCAAACCTGGATATGCCGATCGCAGGCGATCGAATTCCGCGATAGTTTCCACATCGTCGATCGCCACCAAAAGTCCAAAGCTAGTCTCCTCATACAAAGAGCGCTCGTTTTTGTGAACAAGTTTGCACAGCGATTTTGCCCAGAGTTTTCGCGTAGATTGCAGGCGATCTATACCAAAAAGTTTGTGAATCAGACCCACCTGAGTACAGGTGTAACAAAGCGTATATTTTTTATATCTGTACATAGGCTTACTACCTTTAAGCAACAAAAAAGGAGCCGAGAGGATTAATTCTCGGTTCCTTTTTTTATTTTACCTTATTCATGTCCGCAATATATAGGCGAAACAACCAAATTCCAAAGCAAAAACCTGTAATTATGCCAACTAAATGGTAGTTCATGACTAAAAATTGGTATAGATATCTTAATTTTACCACAATTAGCCGATATTCTCCACTAAAAATTACGAATAGTTGACATATTATTCTTTTTAGGATATAATTAGAGTATAAACAACAAGGAACGAATATATGTTAATTAAAGCAATGTTAAGCGTATTCGGTGCTGAATATAAATTCGCGGAAGCGGTAGTCCTTTTAGGACTACAAAGAACCCGAATAAGCATTTCTTCGGATACGAAAAAAGCCCTCATAGACAGGGTACATCGACTGAGACTGGATACGAAACTTGCACTCACCCTACTCTGGTTAGCGGTAGTCCTAATCGCACTGCCGCCCGAATTCGAGATATGGGATCTCGAATTCCAACTCTGGGTTTTGAGGCTAATAACCCCATTACTCCAGTTTCTTTCCTACTTGCAAGGTTTTGCGGAAGGAACCGCATTTGGGGTTTTTGTTGCCGTCACGGTATACGGCTTCATCCAATGGATGGAGTTGCAAAGACAGAAATACCTACTCTACTACCTGTTCTACAGGTGTAAATAATCAAAAAAGAGTCATCAAATTGATGGCTCTTTTTTTGTGTCTATATACCTAAAAAATAAGCCCCACCGAGTAATCACTTGGTGGGGCTTATTTTTCATGGTTTTCTGGCGGTTCTATTCAGCCGTACCGCAGATTGGCGCTGATTACTACATATCGATTTGTGGCTGCATTAACTTCACTCTAGCTAGTCCAGCCCTGAGTGCCATAGCTTCGCTGCGTTCATTTCTTGCTAGGAAGCCAGCGCTAGACTTTTGAATACAAAGCCACTTACTTTGACTTTCTTCAATTGCGTCCAGCCCCGCTTTTGCGGATTCGATTCTGAGTTGTTCAACTGATTTCATGGTTGCTTTACTATTGAATTTTTTGCTCGAAATCGTTGCAATTGTGACGTGCGTGAGCCAGTCTACCATCAACCAGCTCTAGTTCGCTATCGTCAGGTTGCGGACAAATCCTGACTGCACAGATAAGAACCTTAGCCTCTATAGGCTGTCTGTACTCTCTTTTGTATTCACTGGGTGACCCTATTAGACCGCTCCAATATTTACAGTCACAGCATTTTACTAATGGCTCTGTCTGAGTGTTTAAAGTCCGCTCTTGTAGCTTTTGTTCTCTTTGGTAAAAATCTATCATTGGTCTTGAATTTACCTGAATGTATTCGATTATTTTCATTGGCTTAATGAATCGCACTCGTACACTGTTATTATATGATAAGCCTCATATCAAGTCAAACAAAAAGCCCCGTCAAGTAAATTACTTGACGGGGCTTTTCTTTAGGTGAACACCGTATAAGCTAGTAAAACTAGCTCTAGCGCCGTATTTACGGCGTGTTTTGAATACCTAGTTTTATTTGCTATCTTGTCTGACAGGGCATACTGCCCAAATGTCATAGTGATCGCCAACACTAGGTTGAATATCCCCATTCCGGGGATGTGAATGAGTGTTCCGTGGACTATTAGTCCACGATAGATTTCAAAAATGGGATCTAGGAGTTCCCAGATCGAAGCTATCAGTGGGAAACCCACTAATAGCAAAAAGATCGCCTTTGGGCGATCGGAATTATTATTCATGTTGTTGAAATACTATATCTCGGCTACTTTATTATTATCCCATTAAATACAAACAATGTCAAGTTTAGAGTTGTTTAGGCGATCGATGGTATTTAATTGACTGTTTTAACGATAAACAATATAATAAAAGTGTAGTTCTTAGTTAGATCCATGAAATTAGCATCTTCTTTGTACAAAGGTGGAGAGTTGATCGAGGCTTTCGAGGCGGATTACGAATGCAGTCGAGAATTAGGCATGATTTGTCCTTTTTGTAAAGAATCTGTATTCCTAACACGCGAACATACACGCAAAGAGAGCTATATCCGTGCCGCGTGGAAACATTATAGAGTATCAGAACAATCTGCATTCTGTGAAGAACGGGCGCTAACAACGCAAGGGAAGGAGATTCTCAGACAATTGCAACCTGAAGCTCGTGGGCAGCGATTGAAATTGTTTAATCGTCGTTTTTGGGAAGTGTACAAATACGAAAAAGACATACCATTACTGGACAAAGTAACAAGTCAAATGTTTGATGATAGAACACTCAATTCGCTCGTTAAACACTGTAAAGATAGATGGGATATCCCAGCTATCATCAAAATAGTCCCTAGTAGAATAGAAGCTATCACCAAAACGGTAGAAAGGAGTGAGCCAAGGTTGGTTGCAATGTTGAACCGTGTTGGTTTAGATAGATTACCATTTGCTGAGCAAAAAGACTTATTAGCGACCGCACAAAACTCTTTAAACTCCTTCAAAGATATCAAATTTTCGGTATTGCGACACAAGATACTCTCGGAAGTCATTGAATGGCTCCCGACAGAAACAGCATCTGCCAGTTTTCGGAAAGTGATCCAACTTGCCATTATTGATAGCCTCGATTTTAGTGAACCTCCGTTCCATTCGAGTACGATCGCCAATGTAGTTGTATCAAGCTTGATACTTACTGACTGGGAAGTGGCGATCGCCAGCCTGAAAGAACCGCAGAAAGCACTTGGGTTTGCCAAGATTTAAGTCAAACAAAGCCTGCACATTTAATTTTAGATGTGCAGGCTTTTTTAGTGTGGGCGATCGGCATCTTTTTAGTTTACATCACTTGATTTACCAGTTATAATCTTAATGTAGTCAAAAACAGGATCATTCTCATGAAAACAATTCAAGAAATTGCAAGAGAAACTCGCGAATCACTACGTCGTCTTATAAGCGGTCAAGTGACGCAAACAGAATGCGCTGAAACGCTTTGGGAATTGCGCGGTTATTTGCACAGGGATGTCGAACGGGACTGTTTAGACAGCATATTAGCTGATCTTTCGAGGGTGTTTGGCTCCATTGATAAGATCGGAGACTATTTTGAACCTACAGAAGAACGTAATCTTAACGAACTGTGGAAATGGTTCATTTCCGATCAATCGCACGTCCGTCTCGTCGAAGCAGCGATCCGCAACTACGAGAAGACCGATGATTTGTATCGGTCGATAAGTCTAGCACTGTGTGACAAAAAATATGAAATCTTTGAGGTAGCGAAAGCTTACATCATGGAAATCTATGAAGACCAGCCAGATGAAGATGAAGACGAAGACAAATAATAAATAATTAAGCCCCGTTAGGTAGTTACCTAGCGGGGCTTTTGTTTTGCTAATCGGCACCTTTTTAGTTTACATCACTTGCTTTACCAGTTATAATCTTAATGTAGTCAAAAACAGGATCATTCTCATGAAAACAATTCAAGAAGTTGCAACAGAGACTCGCAAATTACTATGTCTCCTTAAAGGCGGCCTAGTAAAACTACAGAGAGCCGAATGCGCGGAAACGCTTTGGGATTTGCAAGTCTACTTAGCTAACGAAGACGAGAGGGAATGCTTAGAACGCATCTTAGATAATATTGCGGGGGCGTTTGGTCCCATTGATAAGATAGAAGAGTATTTTGAACCTACGAAGGAAGATGATCCTAACGAACTGTGGGAATGGTTCATTTCCGATCAGTCGCACGTTCGCCTCGTTGAAGAGGCGATCCGCGACACAGCGAATAACGATTTATATAAATCGATAAGCTTAGCGCTACTCTGGAAAGACCTTGAAATATTTGAGGCTGCGAAAGCTTACATAATGGAAGTCTTCAAAGATCAGCCTGATGATGAAGAATAAATAATTAAGCCCCGCTAGGTAGTTATCTAGCGGGGCTTTTGTTTTACCGATCGCCCGTCTTTTTTGTTGCTTTAATATCAACAAATGCTAAAATAATGAGGTAGTCGCAAAAACAACAACTCATGATAACAATTCAAGAATTAGCACGAAACGTATATGAAGCGGGTGTAGGATCTGACGATTACCTAAATCGACTAGCATCGGACGAATACCGCACTATGATGCTTAACACCTTTTTAGATGATATTTCAAACATCTCAAATAAACACTCGTTTGAGGATCTAAGATTTATTCGTGAATGGACAGAGCCGTCCCGCCCAGAATGGAATCGTGTTTATTTGTGGAAGTGGTTTAATTCCACAAATAAACATTTTGAGCTTGTTGATCAAGCACTTTCATTACAATTAGCCGATGGGAACAAACCAACGTTGAGTGAATGCGTAAAGGATGCTATATGGGAACAGTCTTGGGAAGTGTTTGGCGCTGTAACTGAGTATCTAACAGAAGAGTACCATAGGGTGAACGCACTCGACGACAAAGAATAGCAATTAAGCCTCGCTAGGTAAGTACCTAGCGGGGCTTTTGTTTTGGGGAAGCCCGACAAAACCCCACAATCTTGGAATTGTGGAGATTTTTTGTTTGTGGCTCGATTTACGCACAAAACCCAAGAAACCCTAAACGCTAATCTTTGAAGAGGTGCGTTCAGGGTTTCTTGAGGTAGTCGATCTCAGATCCAATCAATCTCAGATTTAATCAATCGTGTTTCTACTATAACACCGCTTAAAATAAAATTACCGATATTCTAAAAAAATAAATAATGACTCCGATATCCAGAAGTCTCTACAATAATCTGCCTTACTATTTGCGGATGCTCGACGAGCAAGGGTCGGGGATGCTCAAGCACATCACAGACCCGACTCAGACACAGCTAGATAAGTGGTCTGACGCTAAAGGAATGATCGAACTGATCGAGAATCCTGATACGATCCCAAAAAGCTGGGCGTACTGGGCACAGCAAAAAGTCGGTGGTGCGGGTACTCGTGAACACTGGCTCGGAATCGGAGTTCACCCGGATTGGCCCGTCGAGCGGATGCGTCGATTCTTGCTCGAAAGCTGGAATTACTGGAATACCAAAGGTACTCAATCTTCGATTCGATGGGCGATCGACTTTTGGCTCGACTGGGAAAAATCAAACAATCCAATTTATTTAGAATTTCGCAGACCGTTTGCCGATCGCCCAACATCTGAGCCGACGCAGTGGTGGTCGTATGCAACTCCCTACGGTGCAAACATTACGCAGCACTACACCGAATTTCAGTTTTGGGGTGGCGGAGATTACCCGCAACAATATCAACCGGAAGCTCGAACACTGCGACAAGATACTTGGCAGTGGGATTTTGAAACCGTGTGGGACGATCGCCTGCTCGTACTTGATAGACCGCCAGAGATTGATAATTCAAGATCGGGTTTGGGTCCTAGAAACGTGTGGATGCACTTTCACTTAAACGAAACCGAGTGGAATAAGGTCGCGCCCGACATCCACAAACTAAATCCAGAAACTTGGCATTCGCTAGCTAGACCGCAAGTATTTCTATGGCAAGATATCGAAGCCAGCTTGAAGCTTGTCGAAGATCCTGAATTCCCGATCGCCACCACAAAAATTCTCTACAGTATCGACGGTTTTCAGTTTGGCGATATATTCCCGTGGCCCGTCAATCAACCTCCCAGAGTTGATTCCCAAATTGTACAGAGCGCTTGGCAACCAGATCCTTACTTTCAGTTCAACGATTGCTGGGGTGGTTCTGGGGGAGAACCCGTCGCACATTCCGACAGATACAATTCGGTTGAAGTACAGCGATTCTCTCCTTACTGGACGGCATATACCTTTTTAGCGGAAGTCGTTAAACAGGTTTTCGTTCCATCTGTGCCGAACGAACTTGGTCTGGCAGATGTTGGTACTGACTTTCAGTCGGTCTATGCTTTTCCTCCGAACTTAGAATCGACAACTGAGACAAGCACCGATCTCGTATTTTCACAGGCGATCATATGGTTTTCGGACTACCTCGACTGCTTTGGTGGTGGTGGGGAAATTGTCAGGCGATCGCCTGAGCCACAAACTGTTTCGACGCTTGCGGTAGTTGGTTCAAGTTTTGAGGATTTATTTTTCGCGTCTGGCACTTCCACGACTTCCACTTACAGTACCGAAATTCAGTCGAATATCGGTGCGGATTACCTGACGGCTTACGATGAAATCTGGCAGTACAACGTTGAAATTATTTTAGAACAGCAAACATCGGCAAGTTTTTTAATACCTGCGGAGCCGTGGAGTATTCCGTACTCTCAGCAAATTATTCTCCAAGAATTTCCAAATACTTACACCGAAACGCTACCGACAAATCAATGGTTCGCTCCAGAGCGCTACGTTGAAATCGAAACTGTCGTCGTCACCCCAGGGAGCGAATCGGGACAGCCAGGGGAATTGTGGCAAGCTACTAATTCCCGATCGCCCACGGGAGAAGAAGTTGAAATTGTCGAAACAGTCGAAACTCTCGGATTTAACGGCGCTCAATACACAGACACTTATTCTTGGGTTAACCTCGGAGTTTCGACTCAGACAATATCGACTACTTTTCGTTACTTGCCGGGAGCGACATTCCAAGATTGCTTCAACGAAGTGTGGTCGGCTCGAATCGAAGTTATCTCGACAACAGACATCGAAACTTCAGAACAATCTGGATCTGGAGTTCCCTGGACGATCGCCCAGGGCGCGTGGGTCGAAACAATTGAAGAACTCGTACCAGGCATTCCCGAATTTACAGAACCTGCGACAACGCATCTGTGGTATGCGAACTACCGAGAATGGGAAGAAGCGATCGAGATTGAAATTCCGGGCGTTCAAAATTGTTGGGCTGGTTTGCTGGCAGATGTTTTGGAAGGGCAACAAACGATACCTATTTCCGCGGAACCGGGATTCGCGCCGAACCTTTGGGGGAGTATCACGCTAGACACGCAAACAACAACTGTAGTGCCGGGATTTCTTGGAAGTGTTGGTATCGATTTCCAAACCCCGTATTTTGGCTTTGGGCTTCCGCAAACAATTTCTTTTGATCTCGCTCCAATATCTTTAGATGGTATTGCGCCATTGAAGATCGATGTCTCGCCGATCGCCCCTGTAATCCTCAACACCAAAATAGCTTATGACTTATTTGCAGACGAGAATCAGATTTTTAACTCCGACGACTGGTGGCAGTACCCAGGAAAAGCGTCTGTGGAAACAGTGCTCGCCAGCATCGGGGGATTCCGCATCGACGAGCCACAATTATGTTTCCAATATCTTGACACCTACGATAACGGTTTTCAATGGTACGCTTACGGTGTATCCACCGAAGCGACTTCAGTAGTTGAACCTGTTATCCAGCAGTACAACTTATGCAACGTTGTTGACAACTTTACTTTAAGTAAAATCGAAAACCGCCGCGAGGTGATAGAATCAATACCAGATTCCGAACGGGCGATCGAGAAAACGTACCCGCTACTGCAACAAGCCGCTAGACAGCAAAACTGGACGCTTTCGGTTGAAACTGACGAGGAACTGATGCTAGTAGAGCCGTTGGTGTTTTTTACAGAAAAAGATGGGGAGAGATCACTGGCGATCGATCTCGATCGCCAACTTAATCTCGAATTCGTGTTTATCGTGGGTCGGTTTACGCATATTAGATCAATCTCTTTATTTGTCGGACACAAAATCGTCGAGAGCAAGACGTACACGATTCCGCTTAACGTACATCCCAAAGATAAGATCGGGTTCAAATTCACTTTAAATCTAGCCCCTCAACCGTTGACAGCATTGGCTTAATTTCTATATTCGCGAGAGATATTACAGTGACAACACAACCTTTAAAGAATCAAGATTCCCCGATATCCGACAAAACGCTAATAGAAAAGCTGAAAAGGATTCTCGAAAGCGCGCATGATGCAGCGATCGTCTGGAGGAAAGACCTTTCGCGCGATCAAAGTCAATATGAAAATTATCGAGATTGGTGTTTCTGTCAGGTATGGGATTTATTCTGGGATGTCGCAAGCAAGATTAAAATAGACGTAGATTACTGCGATCCAGATACTACCTGCGAAGCGGATATGCAGGCCCGACTAGATTCCTACAAAAATATTGACTGGGTGATCGATCTCAAAGAAAACTTGTAGACGATATCATAATAAAAAGCGGGCGATCGGATTCTGACAACATTTGGTTTTACTTGCCCTTGACAGTTGTACCTAGTTAGAGTACATTATAAAAGTAGTAATTCTTAAGAACCCATATGTTCTCATTAGTGAACGTTCGATCGTCAGATATTTGTTTTCGTTTGTACGAAGACGTTAAAGGTTCGCCTTACTTATTAAAAGTAAGCGTAACAGTCAAGGAAGTATTGGAAAAAGTAAAGCAAGGTATTGCTGAAAGCGGGTATACAGGACTCAACCTTACTAATTTTGATTCCGGTTCCTCTCTGCACATTGAAGCTAACGAAAACTACGACTTAACCCTTGTAGCCGAAGCAATGGCTGAATACTGGGCGAGTCAAGATTATGTAGTCGCCCGCAAAAGGGGTACACTCGACTCGCCGTATGACGTTGAAACCTTTTTACTTGAAAGCGATCGCCTTCGAGCGAGTAAAGGGAAGTACACCAAGTGTTACGGATTGCCGGAAGTAGAGTAAAAGGTTAATATCTAAAAAGCGGGCGATCGAATTAATTTAATTCGATCGCTCGCTTTTTGTTTGTATTGTGTTACGATTTTTCTAAAGCTTTTTATCAAGAAAGTAAAATGTAATGTGAATTAAATTAATTCATGTTTTTTTGTGCTGTTCTTGTAGTATAGTTGTAGTACAAGGAAACACAAAGGAGAAACAATGAAAGCACCAATCTCGTTCAAAACTCTGACAAAAACAGAGGAAGAGGCTACAAAAGTCATAGAAAAGGTCATACAAGACCTGAATATCGACTGGAAAGAAGTACGTCCCGGAGAAACACTCGTTGATGAGCCAAATTTTCGCGCATCAAACAAGAAATGGAGTGTAGGTGTTTACACGCACCACTGCGGAGTAGTGGGAGTATTCCTGTCTTGGAGGATTTCTGGCAAGGTTCCAGTTCTAGGAAGGGTTGGGGTTTACCTGACGCTTAATTCCCATCAGGGAGTAACCCTGTGGGAAGACCACGAAGAGATATGGAAGGGAGCGCTAGAATATAACGATCTGCTACGATATGGAATCGTAGGGAATCAAGCTCTCGAACGCTAATAAAAAAGCGGGCGATCGGATTAAATTAATTCGATCGCCCGCTTTTTTATTTCCGCAAAACCAGTTTAATTTTCGTCATACCACACAATGCGATCGTATGACTCAACCCAATAAAGCTGATTCGGCGTTATGGGGAAATGACCCTCATTCTCGTCTCTCGGAAACTTAATTAAATCTTTGTCGTACAATTCTTGGGCGATCGTCACTGTTTCTTCGGGGAATTTACTCCAGTAACCTTTTGGGTATTCAGGAATGACGCGGTTTAAAAAAGTCTTTCTAGTGCAAGCGGAAATGATTTCTTTGACTTCCTCTTGTTTAACTCTACCGTCTGCGATTTGCACTATGCACACGGGAAGTGAAAGTCCGATCAAGTGCGGTTTAGACATTAATTTCTAAAAATAGGGAACGGTTCTCCATTGAACGACATACTCCTGCGAAACGATTCCATATCTCCTTCAAATAAAGCGCCACGGTAGGCGAACCAACCGAAAGTCAGTGTTTGGAGTGTAGGAAAGTCCCTGGGAATAAAGTCGATCGTCGCTTTCAGTTCATTGTAAGCGTCAGGCTGCTCTTCTATAAATACCCGCAGTTGTTCGATTCCGTCAACGTGCTTGAGAATTGCGGTGTGCGCTCTATAGCACCAATATTGCGGCTGGGCGTTCGACATCGGCTCAAACAAATCTGGTGCCAGACCAAAACTCGGATAGAGCGCAATCTCTCCTGGCTGCACCAGCAGCACTGACGTAATTTCATCTGCGATTTTTTCGGGCCCGCGCACGATCCGGAGCGTACCTCGGCTAGTTTCCATCGGCCACAAACCCAGGGCCGACCCCATATAGTCAAAATCAGGCATAAAAAAACCGACTCTCTTGCGAGTAGCCGGATTAGGGGTGATTCTCTTTCTGTCTTGTGGTTCTTGCCCTTGAATTTTAGCTGATTTTGTGATATTTTAACAGAACAAGGATTGCCGCTTGATCAAGGATCTGGTTTTGTCGGAGACGAAATATTTCGTCATTTTTACTTTAAAAGAGGCTGTATAATGACTTTACAAGAAATTATCGATCAGGTTGAAAGTTTATCAATAGAAGAGCAGGATCAGTTTTTTAATTTGATCTGCAAGCGACGGACTGAAAATCGGCGGGTTGAAATTTTGGCGAACGCCCAAGAAGTTTTTAAAGCTGTAGAGACGGGAACGGCTATGAGCGGAACTTTTGAAGAGTTGAAGGTATATTTATTACAGACGGCGGATTGATTTCAACAACCGATTCGAGTTTTAAAAGAAAAGCCCGTGCGATCGAAATTCGATCGCACGGGCTTTTCTTTTGTCGTAAAACAATACAAAAAAGGAACCCCAGTCATTAATCAATGAACTGGGGTTCCTTTTTTTGCTACAACTTAATGTAGCTTTCCTTATCTAGTGGTATTTCTACCGCATCGTAAATCTCTGCTTCAGAAGCAGAGATTTTAAAAATCTCTGCTTCTGTTATAAAAAGAAAATAGGCATCCGCTCGCGAGGGCTTTACCCTCAACAGCGTATCTGGCGCGACTTGCATCAACAAGTCATCCCAGGTGCCGGTTCTTCCGGCATCTCCGAAGGCTCCTTGCCCTCGTGATTTTACAGAAACGTTTTGTTCGCGTCCTTTGAGGACACGAATATTGCCATTGGCGTTCCTGACGTAGGCACCCTCTGTTGAGATCCGCATTAACCAGCAGCAAGGCTGGTTATCATCATTCGCTTCATCAGCACCTTGGGTTATTTTTGGTTTCCCAACCGTTGGAGCGAACAGATCAACCTGTTGTCCGTCTACGAGCCCCTTGGGGCAAGTGACTAGAGTGAACTTGCGTCCTCTCCCACTTTCTCCCAATGTCAAAACATCTACGGCTCCAAAGGAAGCTGTATATGTGACCGCTTTTAAATTGTATGCTTTCATGATCGAACTCCTTTGTTTTTGTATCTTTATTATACAACGGATTATATACAAAGTCAATCATCTTTATTATATTTATTCGATCGCCATGTAGTTGCGTCTATTTGCGCGCGATCGGTAAATTAAATTAAGAAATGTTTTAGCGTCCGACATCTGCTAATGCTAGAATAAAAACAAGCCAACCGCATGATGGGCGATCGGCTTGTAAAAGTCACACTAGGTAGCTCACCAAATGGCTAATAATATTGTACATATTCCAGAAGAAATTCGCAACGAGTTCAAGATCGATGCTGACGGCAAAGCCTTTGTCTCGATTCGAGGTGCTGTCCGATTGTCGGACATAAATAACAAAACGCTGAGCGATTCTTTGAAAACGGGTGCGGGGATAAAGTCGATCGCGAGCGATGAAACATTGCCTGCACAAGGCTTTGAGGGTGCGGGGTAAAAATAACATTATACACATTGTAGAAGAGGTTCGCAACGAGTTTAAGATCGATGCTGATGGTAAAGCCTTTGCCTCGATTCGAGGTGTTGTTCGAGTCACATCGCACTAATTAAAGCGTTCGAGTGTGGTAACATGAGTCAATCGAAATCGGCTGAAATGCGTACTATATCTGGATTTGTACCTGGTAACTTCGCCGAAACAGGTATTCCCGACATTGCACTTTTAGTGATCTCAAAATACTAAGCATACAAAGCAAGGTTGACGACTGGTTTTGGGAACCTATGAATCAGTAAAACTACCAACCTCGATATACCGATCGCCCAGTTGAGGTAATTTAATCAACCGAAAACCCGCAAGTAATCAATACTACTTGCGGGTTTTTGTAAAAGATTGTCGTTAAAATAACAAGATTATCGCTTATAATTATCGTGTAGTTACAATATCTAATCCAATGTACAAACTAAGAGATTATCAACAACAACTAGAGGATGAAATCTTTAGGCTGTGGGCGATCGGTATTCGCAGTATAATGGTTCAATTACCGACTGGTGGTGGTAAGACAAACACATTTGGTAGTATCACACATAAAGAGTTGGAAAACTATGGACGTGTCTTAGTGATCGCCCATAGGGAAGAGTTGATATTTCAAGCGAAAGCTACGATTGAAAAAGCGTCAGGGCATACGGCGGGGATAATTAAAAGCGGACACCAACCCAGTCCGCTGTTCCCGTTACAAGTAGCGTCGATCTTTACGCTAACCAAATACGAAAGTATGCCCCCAGCAGATTTGATTATTATTGACGAAGCGCACCACGCTTGCAGTCGCAGTTACACGCGAGTGACAGAGCAGTACCCAAATGCCAGAATATTAGGATTTACAGCAACACCTTGCCGCGGCGACGGGCAGGGGTTTAAGTATTTGTTCCAGGAATTGATTTGCGGGCCTACGACAAAAGAGTTAATCGATCGCGGGCATTTGTGTCAGTACAAGCTGTTTGAAGCTGGTAAAACGATCGACACCAGCGACCTGAAAACAAACAGTGAAGGTGAATTTAATGTCGAACAGTTGAGTAAAGCTGTCGGCGCTCAAATCGAACCTGAAGATGTTGTCCGGGAATGGTTGAATAAGGCAAGCGGTAAGCAAACCGTAGTATTTGCGGTGGATGTTGAAAAAAGCAAAGCTTACGCCGCAGCTTTTTGTCGAGATGGAATTCCGGCGGAACATATAGACGGGAAAACTGAAAAGGACGATCGCCAAGAAATCCTGCGTCGATTCACATCCGGTGAGACGCTCGTGCTGTGTAACTGTGGAATTGTCTCGGAAGGCGTCGATATTCCTGGGATAATAGCAGTTCAAATCGTGAAACCGGTAGCAAGCTTGAGTCTCTGGCGACAAATGGTCGGTCGCGCATTACGACCTGCTGAAGGTAAAGATTTCGCGATTATCATCGATCACTCACGCCAAACGGCTCGGAAAAAATTGGGTCTTCCTGATGACGACGTGGATTGGACGCTGGAACCTCAAAGCCTCGACGAACTCGGTAAAAAGTTCTTCTCAGTCACTTGCTCTGACTGTGGCCACGTATTCAAACCCTTGCCTCACGAAATACCTAAATTGATTTGTGAGTGTCCAAACTGTCAAACAGAAAATACGTTCAAGATGGGTAGTGGTAGCGAAAAAGAGGTGGAACCGAAGGAAGTTCTAGTTGCGGGTAGCGACAAGGAGCGGGCGATCGATCTCACCGTCAATCCCGATCATCAGTTAATTATCGACAAGCTTTTTTGCGACAGCGATCGCCACCAACACCGAAAAGATTGGGTCTATCACCAATTTATGGATGTCGCGAGTGAATGGTTGTCAGATATCTCAATGGGAACGTGGCGCTACCTCGCTCAAAAACTCGGCTACAAAACAACGTGGGCTACGAAAAAATATCAAGAAATCGAAGAGCAATACCGAGAACTCACACCGGTAGAACTCAAATCGCTGTGGGAAAATACCGTAGCCGTAATTGAACCCTATTCGACGCGGGCGCTGCTCCGTCAGCATTGCTATCTCGTAGGATTTAAAAACAAACACGCCAACCTAGAGGTAACTTCAGCACCGCTACTGAAAATGGCGAGAGCCAGGCAAGACAGAATCCAAGATGCTTTTACAAAAGTGATCGCTTTCACGCCGACTGTGGAACTGAGAGCTAGAGAAAAAATTCAGGAGGCGATCGGGTAATAACAATTTACTTACTTTCTCGGCAAAGATACAATGGTAGAGTAGTCAACAGGTTTAGCTAATGACAGATATTAATTTCAATATCAAAGTAGACCCTAAAACACCGCAAGAAATCACAAAAGCTTTTGCTAGTGTTCCTGCTGCGCTTGCACTAACAGCGCATCAATCCGCCTTTGAAAGACGGATTGCAAGGCGTTTTGATGCGAGGGAAACCGATCGGATAATCGCAGAGATAAAAGTGATTGGGAATTTTGACGCGGGACAAGTTGGAGACATTAACACAGCTATCCGCTTTTCACCGTTCGGCGGCTCTAGCACCGCAACAGCACAATATATTAAGGATAAGGTGTTGGAAGGGATGAAATTGCAATCAATCTTAGATGACGTCATGGGGAATTAGTGCGATTCGTTCAGGCTGAATAGGTAGGTGCGATTCGTTCAGCCGAAATGAGTAGAAATACTCAGGGATGGCTGGCTGGCATCATTAGCCAGACAACTGATTATACAAGTAGGTGCAAAACCTACCCCGCAGATGCAGCGGTGAAAGCATAACCCCTAGTTTGGTGGGTAGCAACCATCAGACTAAAGCGGGGTTAAAAGGCAGACTACTAGGAGCCGAACCCGGTAACTGTCGAGCAGGAGTCCATGTGCAGCATAAGCAAAGATGTGTCTGAACCATCTTGATATCCTCCCCACTGATGAATCAGGGGGATTCCAATCTACCCAAACAACGAAAGCTGTCTAGGGAACTGGTGGGTTGACGCTTCACTGGAAGATGCCACATTAGCTGCGGTCTTACTCCGTCCTCCACGTCCGTTTATAGTCTCAGGCAATCCGCCCGCGACTTTTATATTAATCGCCGCATTCTCATCTCGGTCGTGAACTGCTCCACAAAATAAGCAAGTCCATTCCCGAACTGAAAGCTCTTTTTTACCGCCAATTTGTCCACAACAAGAACATCGTTGGCTAGTTGGTTCCCATCGACTAATAACCCGAAAATCTCTCCCGTACATTTCCGACTTGGCTTCTAGCATTGTCCTAAAACTGCGCCACCCTAAATCGGAAATAGCACGGGATAACTTACGGTTTTTGATCATGCCGGAAACATTGAGGTCTTCTAGAACTATCGCTTGGTTTTCACGAATAATTCTAGTGCTCAATTTGTGTAGGAAGTCATTGCGGATATCAGAGATTTTGGCGTGAATTTTTGCAACCTTTCGACGTGCTAGTTCCCTTCGCTTACTTCCCTTCTTTTTTCTGGCTAACTTGCGTTGTGCCTTGTGAAGCTTTCTTAGATGCTTCTTGAGAGGCTTGGGAGCTTTTATTTTCTCGCCTGTACTCAGGGTTGCGAAATCAGTTATACCGAGGTCTATACCGACAGATTGCCCGTTGTCGGGTAGTTTCGTCGGGGCAACTTCAACTACAAAGCTGATAAAGTATCGGTTCGCAGCATCCTTAATTACCGTGACTGAACTCGGTAAAGAAGGTAACTCCCTTGACCAGACGACTTTGATTCGCCCAATTTTAGCAAGATAGATTTTCCCATGTTTAATAGAGAAGCCTCCGATCCTGAATCGTGCTGACTGTCTGCTGTTACGCTTTTTGAACTTGGGACGACTAATTCTCCGACCTTTTCGCGTACTTTTTAGCGAGTCAAAGTAATTCTTCCAAGCTACTCCTAAATCAGCAATTGATTGCTGAAGGGGAATGTTTGAAACTTCCGCTAGCCATTCCCGTTCTTCCGACTTCTTGGCTTGAGTAATGAATGTTTTTTGTAAATCTCCATTACTGGGTAGTTTCTCGGATAAATTGCATGATGCTAGCGAATCGTTCCATACAACACGACAGCATCCAAACAATTTAGCAAGACTATGAACTTGCGGAGGAGTTGGATATATGCGGTATTTGTATCGTTGTTTCATATAACTATTTTAACAGTAAAAACCACATTAATACAAATAGATATATTAAGAATACGACTCACTTGAAGAAAGAAAAGAAGGCGGTTGAAACCGCTGCCGACTTTTCCCCGTGTCTAAAGCCAGGGGCTTGCGTCTCGCTCTTCGGTCATGGGTCGAGAAATAATAAATTTCAAGACCATGATCCTGCTCGATAACTATCTTTGCAGGGCAAGTATTTCCGCAGACATATAAGCTTCGTTGTGCCGGCCATCAGCATTTTCGATGTCAGCAGCAGATGAGTGTCTATGAAAACGCAAAAACTCAGCTTGAGCGGCAAGCGCAAGAAGCTCTTCACCTGCGTAATTGGTTATATCAAACTCGTTGCGTAGCATTCTTTTTGCGTGTATCGCTTCGTGGATTAATACCGAAGCCCCTAAAATATAATCAGGGTTCCATGCACAACGCCCCATGCTGTCCGACCCCGCTTCATATACGCCTAGATGGTTTACCCCGCTATCTGCGTAAGTAGCGCCCATGATGATTCCTCTCAACGTTGCTACTAAAGATTCCCATTTTGTGTTTTTTATTTCTTCTAGACAACGATTTACGTGTTTTACGAAAACATCACTACCTTCAATCCTAATATCATCCAAATTTCGAGTTAACACCTCGGTATATCGCAATTCAGTTTCCGAAGTCGAGTGTACTGTATATTCTACCGAGGTATTTGTGTCAGTATTGTCGCTATCTGTAAACCCCCAAGTTTCCGCAAGCCATCCAATAAGCATTTCATCGTCCTCTGTTGTTTTGTTTGCATACGATCGCTAGCATAACAGATTTAACGAGATTATATATTCGTATCGTGTGAATTAACCTGAATTTAGTTCTCCCAATACCAAAAATTAAGTTTATGTTACCTTGATTTCTTTAATGGCTTCTTGCAAATGTTCGTGAATGACTAGCTCCTCTCGTTCAAGAATTGCCTGTTTAGCAGCATCTTGTGCAACCCTCACGGCTTGAGCGGCAGAAAAATCTCTCATCATATCAACGATCGCCAGCCAGTCGATCGCGCCGACTTCAATGGCAGATAGTGTTTCCTTTAAGATAAGTGCTAACTCTTTTTCCCCCGGTTTGGGTACTTCAATCAAATCATCAAAGCGCCTCCACAGTGCAGTATCAAGAGATTTATTCAGGTTCGTAGCTGCTACAAGAAGACCCGATGTCGGTTCATATTCGTCCAAAATCTGAAGAAATGTATTGACGACGCGCTTCATTTCTCCTACTTCCTGATAATCTTCTCTTGACTTAGCAATTGAGTCGCACTCATCAAGAAGCAACAAGCAGGGATTTTTTAACGCATCCTCAAAAACAAGTCTCAAGTTGCTCGCAGTTTCTCCTAAAAAAGATGATACCGTTGCATCAAATCGAACTTTCAGAAGTGGTAAACCTGTATTCCAAGCTAAACGTTCGGCTCCCAGTGTTTTACCACAACCGGGAAGACCATACAGTAGAATTTTTTGCCTGTAGCGGAGCCCGTGATGAGCCAGCCTATCTCTTGCTGCATACTCGCGCTCAATTCGCTGGAAACGTTTTTCAATCACTTCAGGTAGTACCATGTGATGCCGCAGTTTTTCTCTTGGTATGACAGTAACTAAAGGAAGATTAAATCGCTTACTGCTCGACAGTTCACTTAGGGCTTGTCGGCTTTCTGGTACGACCGAAGTAGATGAGCTGTTAGATGTGGGTTTCTCTTTCTGGCTCCTCTTCGTAATACTCTCTAATTGATCTGCTAGGAGCGTGTGTCCCTTTTTGCGTTCCTCCTCGATAACTAGATACGTCAATTTGTCGATCGCCTCTGTATCGGAACTGGCGATCGCTTTAAATAGCCTTTTAAGAACTTCTGCTTTCATCATGATCCCTGGTGTAGGTTTATTCAGATATTGTAACAGATTTATTGGTAATACACTCTCGTATATATTAGTCACTAAAAATGAATGTGTTACGGGTGCATTATAATAAGGTGTGACTCCGTTAACCACGATCGCCCGCAATAAATATGGAACGCTCTCGCGATACGCAGCCTTGTAATTGCCCAACTCAAGGGTTCACCCGACAAGAGACGATAATACTCACCGACATCACGTCATCTCGGCTAGCATACCTTGACCGCGTAAACATAATTATCCCGCAAAAGTACGGCAGCCACAAAAAACCGCGCGTCGATTATTCGTGGGAGCAGGTTCTACAACTGCGAGCCATTACACACTTAAAGCAGACGATATCCCTAGATTTAACCCGGAAAATAGTTCACTATTTCGATGAAATCGGTATCGCTCAAGATTGGGGCGATCGGCATCTTGTAATAGCAGGTGAAGATATTTTTACCAGCAAACCAGACTGGTCGGATATGGCACAAATCATGAGCGATGCCGCAGCCGATCGCCCAGAAGATTTTACAGTAGTCGTTTTTCCTAACATCGATCGCATTGTTTCGGATGTGTGTCGGGTGGCGATCGATTCCAATTTAATTGATATCGAAACATTCATTGAACGTGCGAAAATAGGTATGCCTGCTTTATTGAACGGTTGATGGGCGATCGGGTAAGAAAAAAGCGAGCTATCCCGGATTTGAGATAGCTCGCTTTTTATTTAATTAGTTACTACGAAGGCAGTTGTGGATATAGTAATTATCGACTTCCACGGCTTGGGCGATCGCCTCGGCGAATCGCTCCAAGTCGCCCCATACGGGCCAGTCGTAATCGTTTCCACCAATTTCAGGTAGACCTTCATCGAAAGATATGCCGGCGCTGTTTAGCGCAGCAAAAATCGCTCCAAAGCGACTGTTTGCCTTACCGCTCCCTGTCACGTATATTATTTTTTTGTTGATCCAGATACAAGAGTAGTACGTTTTCTGACCTTTTTTATACAGGTCTATCCTTACTACCGCTTCTTTGTCTGCACAATCTATCACTACCATTTGACCTTCCAAATTAGCATCGTGACGATGCTTTGGGTTGATCTCCATACGTGTAGTGTCTTCAAAGAATACTTTCATGTGATTGACCTTAGCTGTGACTACTTCATTATTTTAGCATCAAAGTGATCACAAGTCACGCTTAATTGACACAAAAAAAAGAACCACACATAAGTAATGTGCGGTTCTTTTCATTAATTACTACGAAGGCAGTTGTGGATATAGTAATTATCGACTTCCACGGCTTGGGCGATCGCCTCGGCGAATTGTTCTAACTTATCCCAAACTTGCAAATCGACGTGACTCCCAAGATAGGGTAATGGTAGATCGAAAGATACCCCGGCGCTGTGTAGCGCAGCATAAATCGCTCCAAAGCGACTGTTTGCCTTACCGCTCCCTGTCACGTAGACAGTGTTTTTGTTGATCCAGATACAAGAGGAGTACGTTTTCTGACCTTTTTTATACAGGTCTATCCTTACTACCTCTTCTTTGTCTGTACAATCGATCACCACCATTTGACCTTCTAGATTAGCATCGTGACGATGCTCGGACTTGATTGCCCGTAGGGCTGTGCTTTCAAAGAATACTTTCATGTGATTAATCTTATCTGTGACTACTTTATTATTTTAACATTAAAGTGATCACTTGTCTCTCGTTTTGCCCGATCGCCAGCTTGAATTTTCCATCAAATAAAGATACTTAGAAATCAAAATCAGGCTGCGATGGTGGGGGCGGTATGGGAATGTTTTGCAAAGGTGTTGGGGCGATATATTCTAAAGTTTTATCCGGCTGCGTTACCGTATTACTGCTGAATTTGGAAGCATTTATTAGTTTTAATTCGTGATAGATACTGTTTCCTTGGTGCGTGTATTCTTTTTTGTGTTCGACTTGAAACAACTCTCCATTATACGCAATTCGTGATCCTGGTGTTAAGTCTGCAATCTTGAAATCTTTGCTTGAAACGCAGGCAACTAAATTAGTGGCGATCGCCCGAATGATTCCCGTTTCTGTTGGGATTGCGCTTTTCTGTTCGATGACGTGTCCGCGCACTTTTCTTTTGGTATAACTGACACCTTCAGAAAAGCCCAGTTCCGGCATAGCGGATTGAGTTTGTATTGCGGTACACAGTTCAATATTGTGAGCGAGTTCTGCGGAGAGGTATAAAAAATCTTCAGGTGTGATATTGTAGTTTCCCATTATTCTATAAACAAGGTATAATAGTAGAAGGCAGTGAAAGCCTGCGATATTCTTACAATACACTTTTTCCACCGCCTCTATACGGGGCGGTTTTACTATGCTTAAAATTTTAGATTTTGACAAGTACGCCGGGCAAAGAGTCCACTTGTATCGCAACTTACATCATCAAGATGTAGGGCGATTTTCGATTCAAGCCAATGAGGAGATGGATGGAAATATTAGAAAAAAAGTTGTCGGTCACGTAGACAGGGCAATCCTCAGAAATGTGACATTTTATGTGTCGCAAAGTACGAGAACCCGGTCACTGGCAACCGGGCAAAACGGGCAGCGGACGGTTCACGCCTGGGCGATCGGTTATCTGATCGCCCAGGATTTCAACCTAGAAGAAATTCCAGGGGCGATCGGCATTCGCTACAATTACAAAGAACACAATTCGTTTGTAGTTACGGCAACGAACGAGCCTGTGCATCGATCCGAGTTTTTCGCCGTTTACGACGGGCAAGCTTTTATCACGCGGGCGATCGTATCCCCGTGCTGTCCCAAGCAGTTATCTTTGTTTGGATAGCGCTAGGAATTTCATAAAACAAAAAAGACGCATCTAATTAAATTAATTAGATGCGTCTTTTTTTTTGTAAGGTTATTCGATTCCGATATAAACAGGTTGTAACCAAGAGAGAGAAACCACGTTCGTCGTTCATTAGCTTTGAGCCTTTTAAACTACCAATATAATACCAAAACAGTTGACGGTATATAGTAAACCGCGTATACTGATATATATAAAGAACAAAAACAACACCAAAAACAAATGGAACTCAATTCTGCTTCTAACTCGTATAGCATGGAATCAATCGTGAACTATGCACACCTCCGTGCAAAAGACCAGTTGCGAATGACAATTGCTACTCAAATACTCGCGCAACTAGCGCTGGGAAACAATATTATTTGGACACACGATCCAGATGCTTGTTCCTCTGACGTAGAACTAACAGACCGTGCGATTGAATTTGCCGATTTACTGCTTAAGAGATTAAGTCAAAGCGAAAGCAAGTAGATTTAACAAACAAAAAGGACGCATCTAATTAAATTAATTAGATGCGTCCTTTTTTAGTAAGGTTAGTCAATTCCGCACTTTTGAATTACACTCCGACATTTTTCGTAAATGTCTTTGGTCATTGTCGTGCGATCGATTAGAGTAAGCAGATTATCCTTGTAGTCCGCTTGAGCTCTTTGTTTATGAAACGCTTCGGCTGAGAATAAATACCTGTAGGTGCGATTCCCTTTCTTACTGGGAGCCTGCTTTCCAGACAGGCGATCGAATTTCAATCCTGGATACCTTTCTATCCGAATATATTTCCCCTTGAAATACTCCCCGACCTTAAGGTACGGGGATTCTTGACACTTCATCGACTGATGCTACCGAGATAGTCTTACTCTGTCTCTGTGTCCGTTTATAGTCGTGGCGATTCCCCATCCCGACTTTTTCTATATTCTTTGCGGCGTTTTCATCTCGATCATGTTCTGCCCCACAACTTAAACATTTAATTGTACGAACCTTTAGATCGAGTTTTCCCCATTTAAAACCACACTCAGAACAAATTTGACTGCTAGGTTCCCAGCGACTAATTACTACAAAGTCTCTACCAAACTTCTCACATTTTGCTTCGCACAGAGTTCGGAATTCCGCCCAACCTTGCTGACTAATAGCTCTTGAAAGTTTTCGGTTTTTCATCATCCCTGACACATTTAAATCTTCTAAAACAATAGCTTGGTTTTCGCTAACAACTTTAGTCGATAGTTTGTGCAAGAAGTCTTTACGAGTATCTGCAATTTGATTATGCAGTTTAGCGATTTGAATCCGAGTTTTCCTTCTGCGGTTCGAGTCTTTCTGTTGACGTGCTAACTTTTTCTGAAGCTTGCGAACTCTCTTGTCTAACTCTTTGTATGACGGGCTTTCAGCTTTTTCGCCGTTGCTCATAAAAGCAAAAGTCTTAATCCCCAAATCAATACCGATGCTTTGGTTTTTGGCTTCGATATTGACAGGTTCTATCTCAACTACAAAGCTAAGAAAATAGCGGTTAGCACAGTCTTTGATTACCGTTACAGAGCTAGGGGCTACTGGTAACTCTCTTGACCAAACGGGATTGATATCACCAATTTTAGCTAAATAAACACTCTTACCCTTTATAGAAAAACCATTGAGAGTGAATCTTGCCGATTGTTGGTTGGTTCTCTTTTTGAATCTTGGACTACCTAACTTTTTCCCTTTTCTCTTACCTTTTAATGAGTCAAAGAAATTTTTATAGGCAACACCTAAATCAGCAATAGATTGTTGCAACGGAACATTAGAGACACTAGCAAGCCATTCTCTCTCTAAAGTCTTCTTTGCCTGGGTGATTACAAGCTTTTGCAAGTCGCCATTACTGGGCAGTTTTTCCGATTCTTTACAGATAGCCAGTGCATCATTCCAGACTACTCGAACACAGCCAAACAACCGAGCTAAACTCTGTTGCTGTTGGTTGGTTGGGTAGAATCGGTACTGATATCTGGCTTTCATTCGTGTTTCCCTCCGTTGTTTATTGTATTATACTGTATGTACTGCCATTTGAACGGACGAAATGAAAACAAAAAGAATTGATATTCGGATGACAGCCTATGAAGTTCTACAACTAGACTCGGAGGCTGAGCGCCGGGGAATGACGCGCTCGGAGTTGATCCGAAGCATGGTTGCTAGGTTGCCAGAGCTAGAATTAGAATTAAAGCCGTCTTGAAAGACGGGGCTTATGACCCATTTTTCCGGTTAACGATATAATTTAAGGAAAAAAATCGACTCTAAATCGCTAGAAGCCTTTCTGGGTCGAGATTTGATTCTAGGAAAAGTTTCGGGTCGTATTGTCAACAAGGATGGAGCCGGAACCCCAAAGTCTTATCAAATACGGCGTCTGGGATAACCTAGAAGTTGCGGTAGATGTTGGCAAAGAAGACCTGTACTTATCGTTTCCCACGATTGAGACGATTCTCAACTACAGACCAAATAGTTTAAGGGAAAAAATCGCCTCTAAATCCCTAAAAACCTTTCTGGGGGAGGGTTTAATTCTAGGGAAAATTTCGGGTAATATTGTCAACAAGGCAGGAACCGGAACCCCGAAAGTCTCTTTAATTTTGTTGAGGAATTTCACCGATCGCCCGCTAAATTCTAAAACAAAAGCCCCGTTACTAAATTTAGTAACGGGGCTTTTGTTGTTATTGAGGTCTAAACTCGATCTGCGTGATCGGTGCTAGTTTTTGTTCTTCGATGACCGATCGCCCGACCCAAATCCTCAAGCGTTCGGCAATTTTAGCCAAATCGTCGGGTAACTTAGATCGCAGGTTTTCGCAAATTTCTGCGACACCTTCGATGCCTCGAAGTTCTGCTTCACGTTTGACATCGACCAAAGCGGCTTTATATCCGCGATAGTATTCTTTACTCAAACTTGCTTGCCATATAATTCGTAATCGTGGGATCTCTTGGGACAATGTGTCTTGTCCCAATATCTCAACGATAGTTTCACTGGCTGTTGACAGATCATCTGCCAAGTCAGCCAATACGAGAATATATTCGTTGAAATCCACACGAGATTTCGTGATTTCAGATTTCGCTTTCGCGAATCCATCTGGCGTTGCCAGACGGTATATATCTCGAATCGTGTCCGCGACGGGACACTTGTCTTCAGAGAAGACTTTGTAGTTTTGATAGTCCCTCACGAAGCTTGAAACTTCGGAAATAATATCGACTTCCTCGTCAATTTCCCCTGGTTCGGGGGTTGACTCGGCTTGGGCGATCGGATTGATCTCGATCGCCCGACAGACAAAGCTGCCGTTTGAATCAAGCACTTCTTGGACAAGTTCGTCCGGGAGTGCTTGCTGCTCTTTTCTGAAGCTGATGAAATGTGGTTCATGAAGAACGCATATACCCACTTCAGTCTTATCGTCACCAATACGACACATTTCTGTGTCGGTCGTTGGTAGAGCGATCCGAATTCTCGAATCGAGACTCTCGATGATGTCCGCAAGTGCAACGGCACTCACGTAACATTTGTACGGCGTAGTGTCGTACCCCCTGTTTTTTGGGGTCAGGGTGACTAAACCGTCAATACCTTGAAAGGTCAAGGTGTTGTCTTCCCCCCACCAAATTCGACAGTAGTTATCTGTTGGATTTCTCCAATTCAACCACCGTGTAACTTTGGATAGGGCTTGTAGGAATTCGTCTCTGCTAAATTCAGCAGGGACTTCCTTGCTAACAGGCAATTCGTGCCAGTTACTGGGATATTCGTTGATATCCATCAATTCGCCACGTAGTGCGGCGCTTTCCGATGTTAGTACGAATTCCCCATTTTCCTTAAAAGATAAGGAGACTATTTGGTCGTCATCGCGCTGAATTCGACAGAATTCGTCGATCCCATCTTGTGGGACTAAGAATCTGCCTGGGTTGTCAGAGCGTCCGAGTTCAGCGCTGTAAACGCTAATCCCAGAAAATCCTTTTATCCGGGTATAAGCTCCGGTATGGATCTCGACACCTGTTAAGTAAAAATCTGAGTGCTGTCTGCAAGGCAAGCTTGCAACTATTTTGGTCGCAAATTTCATTTTCTTCCAGTTTTCCTGGGAGAAGTGAACTGTTGCGATTGTCGGAATAGAGGTCTGGACTTTCTTGTCGAAAGCTGTCAATCCTCCATTCCTGTGAACGATGCGTAGGCGATCGCCTTGCATTAAGCAAACTGAGAGTTCCCAATCTTTCTCTAGCGCAAGATGAATATCTTTTTCGGGGATATTCATCGTTGTAACCGTACCGTGTTTTTTTGTGACTTTAGTTGTCACCTCGGCGATTTTCTTTGTCGCCTTAAATGTGTACTGTTCCTTCTCAAGAGAATCTTTATGGCTCAGGATTTTTAGTTGCTGGCGATCGAGATAGAACACTTTAAATTGTTCTAACTGCGCCACGACAGCTTGGACTTCGTAGAATTCGCGGGCATAATTTTCCCCGCAATACTCATTGTCGTTGCTTTCATCGTCACTAACATCTGTTTCTATTTGTAGCACCTGAATTGGCGCTTCTTGTACACCTTCCTTCTTTTCCACTACTTGGAGTAGTATTTCCGAGTATGGACAATTGGAAGGGTTTAGTCTTCCTAGAGCTGTCAATATCTCAGATGTATCTACAGTAATCTGAAATACCTGCGTTTGAGTTGCCCCAATGGCAGGTAAGGCGATCGTGTATTTATTACCCTTTTTCCCTGAAATTACAACAGAGTTCCAAGCCCAGTCAATAGAGACCTCTTTGGTATTTAGGCTGGCTATTGTGTTGGCTAACTTTTCAGTTTTCATAATTGAGTTAAGAAAGACTACCCCTCTATTATACTACAAATGGAGTGATTTGTAGTATAATAGAGGGGTAGTCTTTTAAAGGTTCAATCATGACTTTTATTAATTTAAAACATTTCAAAGGAAAGGTTGCCACTGTCGCAAAAATAAGCGATCGTAACAACTTCGTAGAATTAATCCTTTCAAAACAAGGAAGGCTGTCGTTCCGAATTTTATTTGGGGACGGTCAGGGTCAGGTCAGTATCCCGATCGAATCACGGACTATAAAAGACAAATCACAATTTTCCGATAAAACGGTTGTTGTGCCTGTAGAAATACTGGCCAAATTAACAAGAAATCTTCCTGTTTTACTGGAAGAAATCAAGCTGGAGTTTACATCTCCAGGACTGATTATTACGGGTGGTTACGGAAAAACGCAGACTGACGAAGAAAAACCGCTGTATTCGATGCAGTATGAATTGCATCATTGTGAATACTTGCATAATAAGCGCGAGTATGACCTTACTGAAGAGAAGGTTATATCCTTCTCTACGAAGACAGACGTTGCTTCGGTCTTGACCGACGCAGCAAAGGTCGCACAAAAAGCCACCGCTTCGAGGTTAAATAATTTATTTTTGTCCTGTAAAGAGGACGAAATACTAATCTCGGCTACGAATGGTCATCAGATCATTCAAAAATACATTTACAGTACAGCGACGCTTGATGCGGATATTGACTTTATTGTCAGTGCCGAATTAGGCGTGGCGATCGGGAAGTTCTCTTTCCAAATCGCCCACTGGGAAATCTATCAAAATTTCGTCAAAGTAACTCTTGACGATGTTATTGAAATATTTGCCGAGCGCCCGCTGATGCCTGAATTCCCGGATTTCAAAAAATGGGAAGACAAAAGCCAGCACGTAAGTCTGATCGTGGATGCTAACGAGATAAAAACTCGTCTAGCCAAGTTCAGTAAAGATACTTGGCTGTGGTTATACACAGTTGAAAATCGACTGGCGATCGAATGCTATCAGGATGATAGCGTAGGGATTTCTTGGGTAAAAAATACCCTCAAGACACCCCCGGCAATAGCTATTGTTAACAGCAAGTTATTGCTGGACACTTTAAAAGCCGTCAAGAAAGGGACGAGTCAGATCAGGCTTTTGCTACCTAAATTGGTAGCTGAGAACGAGTCTGAAGAGTTCTTTAATAGCGGTACAGATACCCGAAATGTAGTGTATTTAGAGTTTGATAAAAACTCTTATCTCGTTGCTGGAGGGAAAAGACGAGCTTTGCGAACACCGCCAGGTGTTAGCGACTGGTTGATCGTCCAAGGATGGTCGATATTTCCAGAAAGTAAGCCAGTTTCGACCGCTGCAAAATCAGTGGTTAAGATCCTTAGTGATCGTTGGAATGGCAAAGGGTGGGAACGCCCTGAGCTCATTGAGTGCGGATGCGGAACCGTGCATGACGAATCTACCTTAAAACCGCAAATCAAGAAATTGAAAGGTCATTGCGAGTTCTGCGAAGATTATCGCGAACTTGCTTTGTACCGAATTGACCGCCGTTGCGCGAACCCAACTTGTAATACGCGGAACACGGTAACGGTCGATCTCCCATTTCCTAACCCAGTTTGTATGAACTGCGGAAATGGTTCGTTCACAACGACGCACTATTTTAAGTGCTTAGAATGTGAAGCGCGTGTAACAGTCGAAGACTGCAAAAGCTGTCTTTATGACGACGCAATCCTAGAAAAGGATGCGTTAATGTGGCAGTGCGGTGCTTGCGAGTCTACCTTTTTCGCGGATGATATTTGCGATAAAGAGGATTTGCAGTACCTTCAAGAACTAGAGGTAGAGGACGACTTTATCTTTATCGGATGCCCGTGCTGTAAACGGTTCGATGTCGAACTGACTAGCTCGCAGATGTATTCGTGCTTCGTGTGTGGTACAACCGCCCACGAATCTTTTTACATTCCCGAAATTGAAGCATTATTGCTTCCTTGTTCGGAATGCAACGAAGACCTGAGCAGCATTCCTTCAGAAAAAATGAACAATCCGTTTGTCGTTGGAGGAGTGACTAGATTCTAAAACAAAAGCCCCGCAAGGTATTAACCTTGCGGGGCTTTTTATTTATTTAGTTTTGGGCTTGGTGACTGGTAATTCCAGTTTTTCCACCAAGTAATCAAAGATGCGCTCATCTGCGCCAGATGTGATTACCTTCCCTTGTGGGGTTAAAACATCGATCGCCAGCCAATCTGCATTACCTTTCGACCAGTCAATGTCTGAAAGCTTTTGCAAAATTGCAATCTTGCCTTCACGCAGTGCTTCTGTTGTAGGCATGAACACGGCTCCCAATTTCCCGATCGCCTTCACGGAGATCGAATGAGTGGCGATCGTTTCCCGTCGGACTATGACGGGGTTTTGTCCCCAGTCTTTCATGACCTGAGAGATGATACTCCAGTATTGGCGTACTAATCGCTTCTGATCGTCTAGGGGGCTGAACTTAATGTGTTTGCGAGAGAACTCGATCGCCTCTTGCAATGTTTTGTACGGGAAAATCTTTTCACTTTTCCCGTTTACTGACGGGCTGTTGTACTCGATACAACTCTGAGAGAATACTGAGATTCGCTCGTCGTGATCTTGGGCAATAATGTGGGACACAAGATGCGTTCCCGGATTGCGGTGATCCATCGACTTCGATAGACCACTTGATACTTTTGTTTGCTCTTCGTTGATGTCGCGGAAAGCCTGTCTGCGGGCGATTACACTGTCTATACAGTAAAGCGTCGCCGTGACGTGTTCATCGGCTAGTGTCGGATCTTCTCGCAAAGCGAGATTAAGACCTAGTAACCGATGCTGTCCGTCTAAAGGGAATAGTTTTGTTCCCTTTCTTAAACATAGCTCGCCGTAACACCCACCAACAGAAAAGAAGTCGAATCCACCTTCAATCACTATTGTAACTGCGGGTAGAATGTAAGACGTTCTGTTTGCTAGCACATAGGCTGAAAGTTTTTTAACTTTCGGCCCTTTAACTTCGCGCTGTATTCGTTCCGGTTGTGGAACGTTCCTCTCCGCAAAAGATATTAGCTTCGCTAGCTTGCCAATCGTTAGTTGGATGGTGTAGAACTCTCGTTCGGCTTGAACACCTTTTAAGGCGTCAAACTTGATCCAGTGTTCGATTGGTTCGATTAATTCGATTGCTTCGGCGATCGGTTCGATTGCCACAGACTCTAAAACTTCTTCTGGAATTATTTCCAGGTTTTCAGTGGGAGTTATCGCTACTTTCGCAGGTACAACTTTTTTCTTAGTATTGAGTGGCATATAAAACCTTAGATGGACTACATTTATAATTTTACTTTATTGTGTTTATAAAATCAAATAAAAAAGCCTACCAAACTAATTAAATTAATTAGTTTGGTAGGCTTTTTTATTTACCACTCGTCTCTTGTTATTCGCAAGATAGAGGTACTCGTGTCGTTCTTCTCGAACAACCAGGCTTCTATTTGATTCCAAGCTTCGCTTGGCGACTCACATAGAATGGGCAACGCCCGTCCGTCTGACAGTTCGACTCGATGTACCGCGATTGTTTCCGTCCAGTAGTCTTCGTAGTCATCGTCGTCTTTTTCGACTTCTATAAACCAAGGGCTTGCTTTTTCCTGAGAAGCTAGATACTGTAAGAAAACAATCGCGGTTGCGATCGCTTCTCGAACGGTTTTTACCGCTTTTGAAAGAACAGTTAATTGGTCAAGAAAATAAATCATTTGCATTTCCTGGTTTTGTTGAATGAGGAGGTTCTCTCCTCTTGTATACATTAATTATACTCTATATAAGGAATAAATGCAATAGTGTAGTTTGGGGAAATATATAAGGAGGATTGATTTAAGTATAAAAGTTGGTAATTACTCGAAGGATTGCGGTTTTCAGAGACAAGTATAATCATCTCGGAGCGCTAATATGTTTCAGGCACGTAACGCTTCGACAAGGATTTGATATATGCGTAGCTTTTACTTATGTGTAAGCGCAAAAAAGCAGCTTGCTATCGCTAGGAAGCTGCTTTTTATAGAGGTAGTTGCGGGCGATCGGGCTTAATCTTTGAAACTAATTCTCGCTGATCTATGTTGCTACGGAAAGAGCGATTTGTGGATACCCGTAGATATTGCTTTTCCTGACAATCGTGTTACCTGCTTTTATAAGTAAACCTGATTTAACTCCAAAATCCAGGCAGGCTGCTGAAACGCCGTGGTTGTCAGAAACGATTGCACTCGTTTCTGACGGGGCATCGGTTTTAGCCGTTAATATTTCAAAAACCTTCTCAAAATAAGATAATCGTTCCTTATCTTGCCACTCGCTTTTGCACATTTGACTCAGGTTGACAACAATGTTATCTTTTTTGGGTTTACTGTCCGCACGTAGATATCTTTGCAACGTGGTGGAACTGTTATCAAGTAACGCTTATAACTCTTTGGACATCCGATTTTGCAACGTGGTGGAACGGCGTAATCTGATACCTTTGGGTAGTTATCTTCCTGAGAGTTGAAATATGATATGATTTAAAGGTTAGCCGCAAGGGTGCTACAAACACCCCATTATCAGCGGCAGTCCACTTAGGGAAGTAAGCAGACATGACTAATTTAACAGTTTTTGACTTTTCTGGCAAGAATATTCGGTTTGAGCGCCGGGGCGATCGTGTCTGGGTCAGCTTGACCGACATGGCCAAAGCATCAGGCAAATTAGTAGCAGACTATTCCCGATCTAAGTCTACCAGTGAGTTCTTAGGAGAGTTAGAGAGCATTATGGGAAATCCCATAATGCTCTCTAATGTCGGAGGAACCCCGGAAATGACGGGAACATGGGGTGTGGAAGAAGTTGCGATCGACTTTGCGGCCTGGTGTAGCGTGACGTTCAGAATATGGGTGTCTCAGCAAATCCGTACTTTGATGACAGATGGTACGGTGACGATCGCGCCCCAATCGGAGCAGCTAAGAGTAGATTTAACTCCAAATCAGTTAGATTTGCTCCGAACATCACTGTCTAGCGTTCCCGTGCCTCTAGTAGACGGGTTACTTCTGAACGAGGTGCAGCAACATTATCCGCACCTTAAGAGTGCTGTCAACGCGGGTCATTCGTTGCTTGCAGCCACTACCGCAATTCCCGACATACTACTAACTCCAACAGCGATCGGCGAACAACTCGGAATATCAGCGCGCACTGTTAACGCCGTCTTAACGGCCAACGACTACCAAATCAAGAACCCCAGCAAGAGCAAAACGCAGCCCGCCTATCTCCCGACTGAGAAGGGCAAACCGTATTCTTCCAACACGATCGCAACGGGTCGCGACACCGACAACACTAGCTACCAGCATATTAAGTGGGTTCAGGCGATCGTTGAGGTAGTCCGAAGCCTGATGTAGCGTTTTGCTATTCTGCTGAAAGAGGTCGCGGGATAAGAACGAGTTACCCGATCGCCCAAAAGATACAGACTTGCTCAGGTTGAGAGAGAATAGAGTTGAAAAGCTAAATTTTCGCCCCACCCTACCAGGCAGCGCCATTACAGGCGCTTTTTTTATGTCCGACCAGTATGGCTTAGAGTCGAATTTTAAATTTGCTGCTTCCAGTAACTCGTTCTCGCAGATGGATCGGGTGATTGCGCTGTTGGAAGGAATCGAACAGGCTACAAAAGAGACGGCTCAGACGATCGCCAGTACGAGCCTGGGCAAAGATTTAATGAAGTCACTCAACGCCGATGGGGTGAAGCGGGCAAGCAAAGATATTCAGGGTGCGACCAAGAAGATTGGGAACGCGCTCAGTCCTTTGAAGACTGAATTTAGAGCATTACGGGCGGAGTCTCGAAATATTGATTTCGGTGAAATGACGGACACGAGGCAGTTCAAGAAGGCGTCAAATGAAGTTAGCGCATACATTAAAAAGTTAAAGGAATTAGAGAAGCAAATAACGGGAACCGAGCCTGCCGATCGCGAGTTCAAGGCTGGTCTGCGATCACAGCAACGGACTGCGGGCGACAAAGTAAAAATGGCAAAGGCGAACCGAGATGCGTCGATGGCGTCAGAACGACTGGGATTCTCGCAGGCGATCCAGGGTGGTGGACAAAGTGTGCTTGATGTGTTTGCCACCCCACTTGAATCTGCGATGGAATTGCAGAAGAGTATGGCCGGTGTGAAGAAGCTGGCCGGTGACATTAGCGAAGGCGGTAATCGGTTACTGCAAAATGAAGTTTTTAATTTATCTGCAAGATTAGGTGTTGAAGATACAAAAGTTAGTGCAATCTTTGAAGATTTAGCCGGTTCTGGTAAACAGTTTGGCGATCAGATGGGTGGCATTGGAACCCGGATCGCAGAAGTTGAGCAAATTTTAAAAAATCAACAGGCTCTTGATGTCTCTGGTGGCGCTGCAACGCAATTAGACGTAACACTGGGTTCTATTTATAAAAATTTAGTATCTAAAGATCCGCAGGCGATCGTTGAATTGAACGCAAGAGTCGCATCTAGTATCAATCAACTTGCAGATAAATTGAGCGATGTGCGGATTTCCGCAGAAGACGTTATCCCTGTAATGAACGTCGTGATGAACACCGTTGGTGACGCTGCCAATTTTCCCATTGATCAGATCGCAGCCTATTCTGCGGCGATCGCCTCGCTCGGAACTATTGAACCAGAGGCTGCGGGTTCGTTCTTCAACCGCCTGGGCGCCAAGATGTCAGAAAACACAAAGGCTTTTGCTGGCGCGTTAAATATGGACGTTGAGGATTTTGAAAAAGCATTAAATACTGACAAATTAGGTGTTGTTACAAAAGTAGCCGAAGCCTATAAAAACGTTCAAGGTGGAGAGCTTAAACAAGGTGCTTTCTTTAAGTCTATCGGAGTTGGATCTGTACAAGACCAGAAACTTTTACAGGGACTTGCCAACAATATAGACACCCTAAAAAGTGCCAGTGTCGTTGCCAAAGGCGGCTTCTTTGGTAAAGATATTTTAGAGTTAGTAGACCCAAAAACTGGCAAAAAAGTCATGAGCTTGGGTAAAGATTTAGGAGAGTTATCAATTGATCATGAAATCGGGGAGGTAATGAAAACGGCTTACTTCCAAACCACAAGATTTGACACATCAGTGGGTGCGCTTATGAGTACCTTGGGGATTGCTTGGTTAAAAGTAATTACACCACTTAAAGCTCTTGGTGCCGATATTGCTGGTGTACTTTTAAAGGTTACTCAAGCCGCTCCTGAGCTGACAACGGCTTTAACTGTTCTAGTCGTTGGATTCGCCACGTTAGCGGCAATGGCTGGAACTGCTGGTGTTGCTTTATTTGGGTTCCAACAAGCACAGGCGATCGCCGCAACCGCAGCGATCGGAATGCAGCACAGTCTAATTCCGTTAACCGGGTTTTTTGAGACGGCGATGACCGGGTTTAAGGGGACAAATCCTTGGACGGGCGTGTTTCGGCAGTCAACGGTACTAGCTGATGAATTTACAGTTGCGGCGAACGGTGCAAAGGGTTTGGTTGGTGGTGAATTGCGAACTGCATTTATTGCGCTGCGTGCTCAAGTCATGATGACAAGCCAAGCCGCGTTGAGTATGGGGCGGGCATTCCTGTTGTCGCCGCTAGGGTTGGCGATCGGATCGTTCTTGCTGTTTGATCAATTACTCCAACGGGCAAATCCTAAAGTGCGACTGCTCGGAACCTTGTTCAGCTTGTTTAGTTCCGCAGCCGGTTTTGCGTTTGGAATTCTCGAAGGCTTTGTCGGTGCGTTTCTCGAATTGTTGAAAGTTCCTGCTGGGGCTGCGGGTGGATTACTGTCTGCGCCATTTACTGCAATCTCCCAAGCTTTAGAGTTTGCGATGGAAAGTTTCAAAAACTGGGAGCGATCGGGAAAGCATATTGGTGAAAGTATTTTCAATATTTTGGCGAGTCCCTTTATTCTTGCAGCTAGCGCAACTGCCGGAGCGTGGGACAAGACAATCTCATTTATCGCCGGATTGTTAAAACCACTAGCCGACCTTGCCGCCTACATCGGTTACTTCATTCAAGGTTCTTTATCGGAGCATTCACCCGGACCTACTTCGATGATTCGACTTAAATGGGCGATCACAGCAGCATCCGTCGTCGGTAGCTTTCTGATGATGCAAGTCTCGTCAGCAATAACTGGTTTAAAAATACGAGAAGCGATGGGCGCGGCCGCAGCCTGGGTGGTCACAAATTGGCAAGCGTCTGTCGAGAAAGTTACTAATTTCTTTGCCGGATTAACTTTACCTGACACGCTCACCAACTTTGCCACAGAAATAGGCAACGCTTGGAACAACACTTTCGGAATGATGACGAGTGGTTGGCTTAGTTTTGTGGATACCTTTACATCGACAACACCTAATTTTGGCGGGTTAGCGATGGCAGGTATGGCGGCGATGCAGCCTCTCATTGCTTGGGGGTTGCCTGACATTGTTTCCGATGGTTTTGACAAAGTGACGCAACCCCGATCGCCCGCAACCGCTCCCAAAATACTTCCTCCCACAACACCTCCACAGCAGTCGGAACCGATCGCCCAAATAGCAGAGCAGGTAACAGTTCAGGCGCAAGAAATCCAGACAATCTGGCAACAAATGTGGATCTGGATAGGAGACAAAGCACAACAAGGACTGGATCGCGTTCGAGGGGCGATTACAACAAATCTCGGTGCGGGGACACTCGCGTTTTTAGACAAAATTGGTGCGATCACTAGCGACACTATACAAAACGTCACTGATGCGTTTAATCGATTCGCGGTTGAAGGGGCTACAGGAATTCAAGTTGCTGTTGGTGTCGGTTTTGCGCTGTTTGAACTTGTCAAGGGGCTGGGGGTTGTAAGCACAGTCTTTATGGACGCGGAAGGCGGTTTTTTCCATACCGCAATTGAGAATTTCAATTTGCTTGGTTTCTCCGCGTTGCTCGCCTCGTCGATGCTAATGAGTTTGGTGACCGTGCCGTTTGAAGCACTCAAAAACCTACCGCTTTTCTTTGGCACGATCGTCAGTGGTGTTACATCAGTTTTTGGACTCGGCAACGAAAAACTCTTAGAAGAAGGCGCAAGTAAATACGTTAGCTTCCTCAAGGTGTTCGATCGCCCAGGAATAGGAACTGCTATCGCCAAAGGTTTGCCAGGACTTGTCGCAGTTTTGATGGGCTTGAACGTCTTCAATCACCTAACAACAGACTGGACTGCGACGCTAATTGATTGGTCTAATCGTTTACCTGAGTTGCTATCGGGAACTGTTAACATAATTTTTCCAGCCGGACAGATGCGCGATGACGTGAATGTCGTACTAGGCGAGGTTGGTGGAATGCTGGCATCCTTCTGGCAAGAGTTGGCCAGTTCTGCCGAGCGGGTAGGTGATTTTATTAAACCGATATTTGAGGCGATCGCCTCAATGAAAATTTTAACGATTCCCCAACTATTTGCAAACTACATGGGATTCGGCGAGGCGATGCAGCCCGTAACCGACTTCTTCCATAGCTTACCTCTACTGGGGATGCCGATGGGAGAATTTGTTGTAATTGAAGCTGCGGTCAGCGCATTTTTTGACGTACTTAAAAGCCCAACGCTTGCAGGATTTGTTGGTTTTCTGACTGGACCTTTGTTTAAAGCCGTCGTCGCAGTCGGTGCTGTATTCATAAATCTCGGTCGCACGATCGGCACCGCTTTTGTTGGGTTGCCGTTTGCGATGATTGCTGTCGCAATTAAAAATGCGGCAACTACTGGTGGAGATACAATCAAAGGAAGTTTGATAGCTCCGATTAAAACGTTCATCGTTGAACAGGCGAAACTTATTCCTGGCTTGATTTCTGCCGGCGTAACACAACTACTCAATCTTATACGGCAGATCCCGATAATCGGTAATTTTGTTGGCAACGCACTTGAAGTGGCGATCGGTGGGATCAGTAAGTTATTCGGACTGGCAGGAGAAGCGTTGCCTGGGTATCTTGGGATGCTGCGAAGCGAATTGAATATTCTTGGCACGGCACTCCGGGGTTTGTTACCTGTATTTGCTGCGGTGGGATTAAGTCTCGTCGCCGGCGGTAAGTACATCATCAATGAAGCTCTCAAACCGCTGCTGGATGCGATCGGATTTATCGGAGGCGGAGGCTTCAATAAACTCTACATTCAGACAAAAGGGATGCAGGGTGTCACAAAAGGAGTCAACCCAGTTGACTTAGGCCTTGCAATGATGGATGACGCTCTCGTACAGCTTCAATCTAAGTTCGGTATGTTTGACGGACTTGAAGGTACCGCGCGGGAGACAGCGATGAAAGCTTCTCGACCGATCCGAAACGTGATGATGGGCATCTACGAAACATACAGGATTTCAGCAAAAGATGTTGGTGCTAAAGTCGCAGGAGCTTCTGGGCAGCTTGGGAACGCGGTGGTGACAGCGACCGAAGAAATATTCCCGATCAGTATCTTAGGTCAAAAAATTAACCGTGTCCGCAAAGCGTATTTGGGAGGAATTGACCAAATGCGGTACGCGAAGGGATACGACAGAAAATTCGGATTAGGGGCAATCAATGAAGGGCTTATTATGTTTAGACTGGTCGCCCCGTCAGTCATACAGCTTCTATCACGGCTTGCGTTCACTTGGATGACTTATTACACAGTCTTAGATGCAATTAAGCCTGCGCTACTCGACAATATCGACACATTTGCTAGAACGCATAAGCAGTTAGGCGTATTTGCTAACGTCATTTTCGTGATCACGGGCGCGATTAGGATATTACGTTTTGCGTTAGTCGATAGCGTCAACACTGTTGTTGCTTTCGCTGTCGGCTTCTTTCAAGCGTTTCAATCACTTGCACCGATCGCCGGGAAAGCTGCCGGAATTATCGCTTACGGTATCGGGCTGATCATTAAAGGTGCGACTCTAGGGGTGCAGATTTTAGGGGCTGTGTTGCTACTGCCTGTTATTGCGATCAGTAAAGTAATGCAGGGAGTTTTAATTGCTGTTAAGTACGTTACTCAGCAAATAGCAGCCGAAGTTATGTCGATTATTGATGTCTTTGTAGACCTCGGGTCTGCAATATTGAAGGGCGATGTGCTTGGAGCTTTTTGGGCGATCGGTAGATTGATTCCGACCATTATTCAGGTTGTTGTAGGGATCGGCTTTTTTAAACTTGGCCGTTTTGTCGCTGCGGGTATGATTGCACTTGCGGGTGTGGTTTGGCGAATCGCCATTGACGGAATCTCGTTGCTAATTTTTAAGGTAATTCCTTACGTTGCAAAGAAAGCTTATGAGATCGGGTGGGCGATCATTTTAGGGATTGTCTGGGGAGCGCAGGCAGGATTTAAATTGTTAATTACAACAATTTTGACAGTATTTAACATTCTAGATCAGTCTTTGATAGCAGTCGGGAATAATGTCGCCAAAGGAATGGGTATTGCATTAACAACATTTAACCAGATGCGACAGTTTGGTGCGGGCGCTCTTGCTTTATTTGCTAGCTTTGTCTGGGTGTTGGTTTCTGTTAACGCACAAATACATTTTGTCGGCATTGGGTTTACATGGTTGCTTTCACTAATGGGTGGGACGGTTAGCCTGCCGATTGTCGCAGCGTTAGTGCTTGCAGCACTTTTAATATGGCAAGTAACAGATGGATTCAAAGAACTTGACGCGATAATCAGCGCACTCAACCATCCTGTACAGTGGCTGCAAGACAGTATGTCGAACATAGCAAAGACATTTTCAGGTGGAATCAATACTGACTGGATCGCCTTCTTTGTAGAAAAACTAATCCGCGTCATCCCGATCGTTCTCGGCGGCATATTCTTGCTCGGTTTCGCAGTTAAGAAGCACATCTTTGGCGGATTTATGCTGGTTTGGGATGTCGTCAAAGGTATCGCTAATAGTTTGATCAATGTTGTGCGATCGGCAAAGGCGATCCCAGGGGCGGTGATGGGTATTGGCACGGAAGGACGGATTTTAGAAGGTGTTCACAAAACTAGATCGACTCTAGGTCTCTACAAAGATCCACAGTCAAAAGACGCACGGGAGAATGAGTTTAAACTTGCCAAAGAGTCTGCGATGTTCAAAGACAAAGTGATTGCCAATTCTCAAGCGCAAATTTATACGCTAGCACGGGAGCAGAAGACGGATTATGGACATTTGGCGGAAGAAGTTGAGACTACGAAGGGAGGCTTCTTCGGAATTGGAGCAAGCAAACAAAAAAAATGGCAATTGACAGGGGCGGGTGAAGAATTCCATCAAAAAAGATTGGCGGAAACGCTTGAAGTGAAGACGGGAGTATTCGACGACAAATCATTAAAAGATGTAGCTAAAAGCGTCTCGCCAGCACGTCTCGGCATGATGCAGGGTGAAGAATTGCGGGCAATTTTTACAAAAGATCGCCCCGATTTAGCAGCCTTGGGACGCGCACTAGAGACGGTCAAAACTCAGAATGTTGCGGTAATGAATGTCGCCAGAATGAATGGCGGTGACTCTTCTAGCAAAGATACAAGTATTGGCAAAATTAAGTACAGCAGAGGGGAACTTGAAGGGTTAAACGTTAAAGGCTTAGAGAGCGGGCAGGATAGTTTTGGAGTATCCGAACTCGGCGTTGCTCAAATAATAAAAGCACTTAAGGGATTAAACGTTCCCGCAGAACAGATGACCGATAATTATACTTCTCTCAACTCTATAACACAAAATACGAAAAAGTTTATAGCTCGGTTGCTTCAGTTTCAACTTGCAGCAGCAAGTGGAAAAATAGACAACAAAGCAGCTACGGGTGTGGCAAGTGTCTCGCACTTACAGGATCAATTTAAACTCGATACTGTAGATAGAAGCAAAATAGGAGATCCGGCTCAGTTTCACGAATTGATGAAAGACAAAGTTGCGGTACTGGAAGATGCGATGCGAAATGGGAGTCATGCTGCGCTACAAGGTTTCGATTTCAATGATGTGGCGAATCAGTTGAAAGACTCAACTGGCGAGAGTGATTATCAGTTACGTTTAAAAGGTGTTCTCGAAAGCATGATGGCGCATCAGTTAAAAACAGTAGAGAATACGTTCAACCAGACACCTACCATTTTTGAGACAGAAGCCTCTAGGCTACGAAGTATTACAGGAGAAACGCCGAGCAAAATTTCGCACGGATTGAAGGGGATTTTTTCAGATGTTATGAGCGGTATTGGACAAGCTTTTACTAATGCCGCCAAGAAACTTCCCGGTATTAATGATAGTTTGTCGAGTGAAGCTCTGCGGGCGATCGATCGCCAGGTAGCGGGTGTTGCACCTTTAGCAGATCAAAGAGCGCAAGATTCAAGGCGATCGAAACTCGAAGCAGCGCAGCGTCAATTGCGCGAAGGTCAGTTAAATTCTGAGAAACAGCAGCAAGTTTTACAAAACATTGCGAATTTGATACAACGTGATGTTTACGAGTTGACGCACCCGACAATGAATCCAGAGCAACTTCGCGCGCGCGTTGATCGGGCAAAAACGGAGCGCGAAAAGCTATTTAATGGGATGCGGGGTGGTAACAAATCTTTGGAGCAATGGATCTCTCGATTCACAGCAGAAGAACAACGGGCGATCTCTCAGCAGATCAAGGAAGGTCGTTTTCGAGGTGGCGCATTGACCACCAGAGGAGTGGATCGGACGGTAACAGAAGGGACTCGGCGGGTGACTACGCCTACTTACGTCAATAACGAGGCGAGCTTAGCTCAAGCGCTGGGTTATGAAAACATTAAGCAAGTAGAGCAAGCTTTTTCTACGGATACGATACTAGAAAATGCCAAGCGAAGCTGGGGTGAACAGCTTAGACTTCTTGTTGGTATTGGTGACGATGCTAATACCTACAACAAGCAAGTTGACGCTCTTCGCGCCCAAATAGACCAGCGTGTGAAAAGGCAGACTTCGGGATTTGCGGAACGAGAATCCCGACGAAACGCGGCTATGGCAAATCGGGAATCCGGCTTTCTCGCTCAGTTAAACCAAGTTGGCAGGAGTCGCGCAGATTTTACTACAAGACTCAACGCTACACAACAAAAAACTTTTGAAGATTTTCTAAAGACAGGAAAACTGCAAACAGCAACATCGGATGATCAGTTCAAGGTCATGGGTAAGGAATTTGGCTTTGCCGACAACGATGCTGGCATGAAATCTTTTAAGGACTTTCAATCAGAATTAGGGAAAGCTGAAAACAAAAATATTGCTGAATACTTTAGAACGGCGTTAGTGGACGATCCGGGAAAACTTAGAGGCAGAGGCTCTTCTTTTGTCGCGGCAGACGGCACTCAAGTAAACGATCCCAACGAGAGGATAAAAGAGTTAATAAGAAATGCTACTCCGCCAGAGGGACGTATGGCGGCACACGATCAGTTGGACAGGCTAAGTGCAAATAGACGGCGAAGTAGTGGAAATCCCGATACAACGAGAGTGTGGGAAAGTGCGATCGACTACCTCGCGACAGGTCGTGCGACTACGGATTTAACAGTTGAACAAATTGCAGAGATTGGTCGCGCGATGGAACTGGAAGGTGATAACGAATCTGTTGCAATGCAATTGCGTTCGATCGCTAATCAAAGGAATACAGGATTCGGTGCTATTACTGACAGTATCAAGCGTTTTCTCAAAAATATAGAAGTCGATGCTGAAAGTGTAGAAGAATATATTCATAATAGATTAGTGGACATGAGTTCACTTAGCGCGTTTGGTGGTCACCCTTTAGCAACGGTTAGCGATATCCTGCGAAACGTATTATTCGAGCCAATAGTATCTTTAGTAAAAGGAACTTGGATGTGGCTGGGAAATGCAATTAATAGTATTGGTACAAATGCTGCTGCGCTAAGAACGAGAGCGACAGGCTTGTTAACTTCATTGCCAGGTGTTAGAACTTTTGCACAGGCGAGGCAGCGGCGCGAAACCGATCGCCAAAGCAGCTTGCAAAGTCTAAGCGCCAAAATGGGCTACGAAAACCAAGAGAAATTTGCAGAAGAGTTCAAAAAAGCCTTGATTACTAGAGGTATTACCGAAGGGCGCTTACAGAATAAAGCGCTGCAAGCGGTACTCAATAGCAGGCGATCGAAAGGCGTTGCCGAAACGTTGCGGACGAGTCGTTTCCAGGAAGTTCAAGATAGTAGTCGGCAAATCGGTGAAGCTTTGGCTGCGACACTCGGACTCAATGGCAGTCCTCAAGAAATTGCAAACCTGTTAGCGCCGGGTGGATTCACTACTAGGGCGATCGCCCCTCTGAGAAACTATTTCCTTAAAGCTGTAATTCCTGCGGTTGTTGATGTTGGGTTAGCACCTTTGAAACTGATCTGGGGAATTGTCCGCAATCCTGGTCTATCGTTGGCCGCGATCAAAACCAAGACCGGTCAAATCGCAGATGCTGTTTCTGATTTCATGGTTTCCTCATATACGACAATTCGTAGGGTATTCTCTTTCGCAGCAACGCAACTTGGTAAGGTTCCGCTGTTTAGCAGGATCTGGGGTGCAGTTTCGGGATTCTTCGGCAAGATTGCCTCGAAGATTCAGGGCATGGCTGCACCGGCTTCGACTCAAAGACTGCGCGAAGTACAGACTCAACGGCACGTGGCCGCGCGCGAAGCTGCGCTTGTATCCGCTCGCGCCGGTGACATTGAACCAGATCAAATAGGCCGTGTCGCTGGTGTAGCAGAAGAATCGGGTACTGGAGTAATAGGGAGGCTTAACGAGCAAATCGGCAGGCTGTCTCAGTTCCGCGCTCAAGAAGTTGCGCGCCTCAACCCATTCCAGAAATTGCTAATTTTTGCTACAACAGCCGCTAGAGGCGCTAAAAATGCCTGGGCGCAAACAGCAGAAGAGATTTCTGAAGGTGGCTGGCGCGGATTGATCTCTCGGTTTAAGCGCATCGGCTACTTACTGAAGCGGAACATATCGGAAGGATCACCCGGACCTTCTGCTGACACCCGCGAGAACTGGGAACGCACTCAGCAGGCTGTCGGACAGAACATGGGAGAGATTGCTAACAGCGCACACGTTGCCGGTCAGCAAATCCAAGGAGATATGCAGCGCACGGCGCGTCGTTCTGCTGGATTCTTGGGTGCGATCGGTGGGGCGGTTCATGGTATGGGCAAGGCGGGTATGGCGATCGGTGGAGCTGTTACTGCTATTGGTTTCGCCGCGCAAACTGCTAGTTACTCCCTTGTTAATATGGGACTAATTGATGAAGCTAGTGCTGCGAAACTCAATAAATTCCTAGAAATTTTCACACTCATGGGTGCAGTCGGTGGATTACTGGCTCCCGTGATGGGCGCGATCGGAGCCAGTGTTGGGGCGATCGGTTGGGCGTTTGCTTTGATATTTAACCCAGTCACTTTAACGATCGCCGCAATTACTGGTGGACTATTCCTAATTAACGAAGGATTGAAGCGATTCGCCGGAATTGATTTGCTAGGCCCGCTACTGACAAATGTGCAGCAACCATTCCAAGGGGTGATCTCCTTTATCCAGGGAAAGATTGATGAAGTGTTTGCATGGATGATGGACAAATTTGGTACGCAATTGAGTCCTATTCTTGAACCAATGAATATTGCGGTTGAGCAAATCAAAGGAGCATGGCAGGGCTTTGTGGACTGGTTTACTGCGATGCCCCTGGTACAAACGGCGATCGATATTGGAACCGGACTTATTAATGCGCTAAATCACAACCCTACAGATCAGATTCCGCTGGCATGGGAAGGCGCTGTCGAACAAATCAAAGGGATGTTATTCGGCTTGCCATTTGTTGGCGACTTTATCGCCAGTCTTCTTGAGGATTCATTAGATCCAGGTAAGATTCTCGGCAACCTATTCAGTGGTTTTGGTGGTAAAAAAGTCAAAACAGAAATTCCAGTAGAAGCTGGTGTGAAATTAAATTATAAAGATGCGTTGGAATCTGCGGTACGCCAAGCAGATTTTGACGCGCGATCTGGTTCCGCTAGCGCTCAAGCAGCATCCGCTAATTTGCAGTACCAGCTAAAAACGACTGGCGGACAGATGACGGCAGATCAACTTGGCGCAGCATACCAGGGGCCTGGTGGTGAATTCTTGCAAAAGGCGATCGCCAAAGAGAACAATCGCCTGTTCGTAGATCAAGGAATAGCAGCCAAGGAAAAACGGGAAAGTTTACAGCAGGATCTGAAAGCACTGAACCAGCAAGAGGTCACTCTGCAAACGCAATACGCAGAGGCGATCGGGCAAGTCCAAGTTGCAGCAGCTAAATCAGCGCCAACCAACTTCTTCCAAAGCTTGCTAGGTGGTAGTAGTGTCAGCACTCTTACTGCTCAAGCTGCGACCGTCTCGCAGTCAATGACGAGACTACAAACAGAGCGAGAGGAACTTGAGAAAAAAATAACAGACACAAGTTTTACGTTTGATTCTGGAACAGATCGAATGCTTAAAAATATGGGAATTGATCCGGCAGGGTTGAAAGTTGCGGTTGCAGAGGGCAAGGTGGCGATCGCCACGGGAATCAAGGAAGTCGGTTTGGCTGTATCAGATCGCTGGCGCTACCTAGAAAGAAGCGGTGGTGGAAATCTTGGCGACATGATGAGGACTGATCTCCAAAAAACAGGTGGTGCGTTCCGTATCCTCAAAGGAGATGTCGCCGATTTTGCCCAAAAAGCAGCAACTTCACTGATGAAAATGGACTGGGAAGGATTCAAAGGCGCGGCGGGGGATTTCTGGAGTAATTTAACTTTCGGCTTAGGGCAGATGTCTTCTGGATTTACCGGTGCTGGATTGAGCGCACTACTTTTCTCGGTTCACCTAGCACCGATCGCCTTCATTCTTGGTGGTGTTGCATTGGGTGCGCTGGCAATTTCAACTAATTTCTTAGGCTTGAGATCGATCCTAATGGGATTGTGGCGAATGTTCAGCGGATTTGTACAGATTACCGTCTCTGGGCTGATGATGATCTTGAATGTCGTGAGAGGTGTTGTGAAAGTTGTCGGGGCTATTCCCAACGCTCTTCGTGGAGACTTTACCCAGTTGGGTGAAGGTATCGAGATCGTTTGGCTAGGAGTCAAGGATGGTGCGAGAGGAATGTTTATCGGACTAAGTTCAGTCTTTGGCGGCGGACTTGAAGTTCTGGGCGGATTGTTTAAAGGGCTTCAGCAAACGATCGGTATTGTGTTTGGACCAGGGTTGATAAATTCGGCGCGAGAGGCTGTTACCGCGATCAAGCAATTATTTGATTCCGCCGGTGAGACAATTACGGCGGCACTAAGAAAACCAGGTCAAGTTTTAGATGGAATCGCTAATCGTTTTCGCAAAGGCAACGCACAAGTTGCCGATTCACCGATTGGTAGAACGGTTGGGGCGATCGCCGATGTCGCTAGCGGCAAAGCTCCAAACATGGATGCTGCCAGAGTCGCGCATGATTTTGATATGAAAATGCGTGGTAAAGACCCGGACGCTCAGCTAACCGCAGGCGATCGGGCTCGTCTCGCACAGAGCCAAATGGAGGGCGTCGTCAATCAAGCGTTTAACACGTCACGCGGACTGGGCGCTGATATTGTCTCGCCATCTCGCGGTCAGGGAGTGCTTAGCGAAATCGATGACGAATTGAGACGTGCGGAAGCAGGGCTAGGCCGTATGAAAAACCGTAGCGTTTCCGCAGCCGACGCAACGAACGACGCGCTTTCTTCACTGGGTATAGCGCTTAGTTCTTTTTCTCCAGCACTAGCATCGCCTTTATTTTTGGTCGGTGATCTGCTCAGCGGATTTACTGGACTTTCGCTGGCGCTACCGCGACTTGGAGTGATGTTCCCTGGGGTCGCAGTGGCGATCGGTACGTTCACAACAGCAGTAACAGCAGGCACTTGGACTGTCTCTGGAGCGATCGCAGGCTTCAGTACAGTGTTTACAGGAGCTATGGCGGGTATAAGCTCTGCTGCTTCGGTTGCTTGGGTTGCCATCAGTGGGCCGATGTTCCCAATTTTTATCCTGTTCGCTGCTTTGGCCGCCGGATTCTTGCTATTTAAAACAAATTTCTTGGGTTTTGCCGATATTGCTTCTGGTGTCTTTGATGGCGTCAAAGACATTCTTTCCGGTATCTGGGATACTGTAACCGAGGGGATTCAAGGCGTTGGTTCGCTGATAGGGTCGATCGGTGGATATCTGATCGAACCGCTCGCACCGCTACTACAACTATTTGGCATTGATGTTGGAAATGCAGGTTCTGGATTACAGACAGCATTCGTTCAGCAAGCGATTACCGCGTTATTACTGCCGATTCGGGCGATCGGTCTGGTATTCCGCGGGATTGTTTGGAGCGTTTTTGCTGTTACAAAATCGTTACTGTGGCTAGGGGGCCTTGTTGTGCGAATTGTTCTGGCTCCGATAACACTCGTCGCTAACGCGGTTGGGGCGATCGTCCGAGGATTCCAAGCTCTCGGCTCAATCCTTGCCACGGTACTGCTCGCACCGTTCCAGTTCTTGCAAAACGTTGTGAACTGGATCTGGGGAAAACTGACGCAATTGCCTGCGTTCTTAAGTCAGGCGATCGCTAGCGTTCCTTTAATTGGCCCGCTACTTCAGAACTTAGGTAACACCATTTTCCAAAGTGGCGCACAAACTCCTGTACAGCAATTCGCATCTGGTGGCTCGGTTGTCGGGCCAGGTTCTGGTACTGCCGACAGGATACCTGCACTGCTTTCAAATGGAGAGTTTGTAGTATCAGCAAGACCCGCTCAAGAAAATATGGGTTTGCTAACCGCACTCAATGAAGGGCGTAGCGTTGAAGTAATGGCAATGCCAGCACCAACTAGAATACCGTTGGCGTTAGCAGGCAATAGTGAAACAGCACAATCTGACAATATGCCAAGACAAATGCCACCAGTTGAGATTAATATCAACCTACAAGGCGACATAGTATTAGCGGGAACTAATTCAGCAGCAGATGCCCAAGAATTTCTCACAAAAATAGAGCCGTACTTACAACAAGCTGTATGGGGAATGTTCCGAAATTGGGTTGATTTTAACCGTTAATCGTAGTACGAATAGTTGACATTCTACTACAATTGTAGTATTATATATATATGCCCAGATTCTATACATAAACGGGCTAAAAACAATGCAAATCACAAATAGCGCAGCAATTCAAATCGAACCTGTAGTCAAAAAAGCTTCGTTACTCTCTGCAATAAAGCAGCGAGTGACTTCGTTACTCTCTGCAACAAAGCAGGGCGTAAAGATGATTCTTCGACCACAGTGGAAGAAATGGAAAGATACACACGATATAAACCGCTTTATAGAAGCGGTGTGGATGCAACAAATGAAGCAAGAGATATCTGCCGACAATTTCCAACAACTTCGCGCCTTAGAGCGCGAAATGGAACAGACACGGCAATCGTCTCGCTATTGTTTCACAAAAACACAACTCCGTACCAAGCAATTGTGCGGATATTATCTGTCGGAACAAGACACAAACACTGCGTTTAATTACGCAGTCGAGCGTCATTTCTCCGCGCTAAGTCGCGGAGTTATACCGACGGAGGACGATCAGTCGTTATCAGCCGTCCGGCTCGAAGCGATCGATCGAGTGTTAAAAAACACCCCGGCAGTCAAAGACTGTCGGGCAGATTCCGAGGCTTCGATTGTCCCAGTGGTGCTAAACACCACACCGGAAACAATAGAAGCAGCAGAACTCCGCATTGACCAATTGTGCGGATATTATCTGTCGAAAAAAGACACAAACACTGCGTTTAATTACGCCGTCGGGTGTCATTTCTCCGCGCTAAGTCGCGGAGTTGTACCAACAGATAACGATAGGTCACTTTCGCGCATACGCGAGGAAGCGATCACTCAAGTGATTAAAAACACCCCGGCAGTCAAAGACTGTCGGACACAAGATTCCGGAGTCATAGACTCCGGCGCAAATATGCTAAACGCGATGGCTTCGATTGTCGAAGCTACGCAAGTGGTGTTAGACGCCACACCGGAAACAACAATAGAAGTAGCAGCAGAAGTGCTGCTTACTGAAGCGGTGGTATCGAATACCACCGCATTAACTGACAAGCAACTCATGGAGTTGCGTCAGTCAATGGTTGGAAAGACCAGTATAGGGCAGCTTAGACTGCCTCACTTAAAACTGTACGCAAAAGCGCACGGGATTAAGATACCTGGGAGATCAACCAGGATTAAAGACATCAAGAATATTATTGCCGCCGCACAAGGCAGCAATAAGCTTCTCAAGATTTAATTAACAAAAGTCCGCAACTCAAGAAACAGACGGAGTAATGAGGGCTAAATTACAAGCGTAAAACGCGGTATATTTAGCTAGAGGATAAACAAAAAGCGCGCATCTAATAAATGTATTAGATGCGCGCTTTTTGTTGACTTGTATAGTTGGCTATGATATATTAATTATGTAGTCACTTAGGTATCCGTTATGATGATTGAAGAAAAGATCGCACACAGTATACTGCATCAACAAAAGGATGTAATTACCCGCCATCTGAATCAAATTCAAGAAGCCTTGCAAGAAGACTTCAACAAGGAAGACCTTATTGTTCACAATGAATCGTCACCTTTCTTTGGAAAGGTTGGCGTTGAGATTCGACTTCGGTATGACAAGCGTTGTCGCTCTTGGGATTTATATCACGGACTACAAAGTCCGAAAGAGCCTTGGCACAACTGGGTAGCACATGGATTCTTATGCTACGAAGACGGTGATCTCAATGATTTAGCTTGCGAGCTAGTTGAGTGCGTCATTCAGGACGCAGTTGAAGAGTACCAAAACGAATATTGCTAATCAAAAGCGCGCATCTAATACATTTATTAGATGCGCGCTTTTTGTTGACTTGTATAGTTGCCTATGATATATTAATTATGTAGTCGTTTGGAAGACTTTATGTCAATCAGTCAATTAGAAATCAATTTGATTAAGAACAAAGACAATATAGCTTCTGAGCTTAACTCAGAATGGCTGTCAATGAAAGCGACCTTTAAAAGGATCGAGTTAAAAACAGAAAATGACAATGCTGGCATAGATGTCAGACTAATCGTCGAAGATGGTTGTTGGAGACTCCATATAGGAGACGCTCAATATGACACATCGCAAGGCGATTATTGCGCTAGCGAGTTCCTTGATTACGACTGGGAAGAAGCGGAAGTTGAGGCATTATGTCTTTCTACCGCAGGAGACTTAATCGAGTCAATTGCAGAAACGGAGGCTTGGCAGTCTTAGCAATATAAAAACAAAAGCGGGCGATCGGATTAATTTAATCCGATCGCCCGCTTTATTATGTCCTTTATTTGGTTTAACACTCTCAGGTCTAAAGACACTGAGATTCTACTGACAGAATTGGATTAAGGATATTGCCTAAAGCCTAATTCTCGTTACGACCGTCAAACGCCGTCTACTTAGTTACTCTAAGTCAAGCTTAGGTTTCTAGCTACTTTGTGTCCGCAATATTGGGATACAAACGCAACTGGCTTTTGGAGATCGAGGATAAGTCTCCCGACAAGCCGAAAACCTTGCTTGATAAGGGTTATAGAGGCACGACGAATTCTTGGAGGCGCTTGCCGAGAATAGAGCCGAATTAGAGGTTAAATAACAGTGTAACGTTTTCTAACGAAAGCTAATATATCCTGACATTTGCGGTAGATTGAGTGAATGGCATACATACCACTCAGAAAAGCAGTCGAGTTTCTGGGCTTGCACCCAAACACTTTAAGGAAGTACGCAGATGAAGGGAAAATCAAAAGCATCAAAAACGAAGCAGGACAAAGACTCTACGATGTCGAGTCTTACCAACGCGGTGCAATTGGAACTACCACTGTTTGCTACTGCCGTGTCAGTTCAACAAAGCAGCGAGACGACCTCGCTAGACAAGTTGAATTTATGCGTAACCAGTATCCAGCAGCCGAAATCGTCCAAGATATCGGCTCTGGACTCAACTTCAAGCGCAAAGGACTGCAAGCCCTACTGGTCAGACTTATGCGCGGAGATCAGCTCCAAATTATTGTTGCCTGTCGCGACAGATTGTGTAGATTCGGATTTGAATTGTTCGAGTTTATGGTCAAACAAAACGGTGGAGGGATCTTGGTTCTCTCAAATCCTGTACACTGTCCACAAACAGAACTCACCGCCGATCTTCTTGCCATCCTTCACGTCTTCAGTTGCAGAATGCACGGACTTAGAAGCTACAGCCAGAAGATCAAGGAAGATCCGAATATTCCTAAGCCCTGAACAGAAGGCTTTACTAAAAAGATGGTTTGGTGTTTCCCGGTTTGTTTTCAACGCAACAATTAAATTCTTACAACAACCAGGAACTCAAGCTAATTGGCTAGCAATTAAAACGGAACTTCTTAACTCGTTGCCGGATTGGGCATCGGCAGTCCCATTCCAAATTAAATCAATTGCTATCAAAGATGCCTGCCAAGCTGTCAAAAAAGCCAAAGCGGATTTCAGAAAAGATGGGCAAGTTCGTCGTTGTAAATTTCGCAGTCGTAAAGATACAACGCAATCTGTTTTTATCCCCAAAACTGCCATCAAAGACTGTGGTATCTACCACACAATACTGGGTCGGTCAAAGCTGAAAGAGGCATTACCCAAAGGCTTCAGTGACGGAAGGTTAACGCTTGCCTATGGCGAGTATTACCTAATCGTCTCTGAAGAAGTGCAGCCACGTCAGACCGACAACCAAGGTCGCGTAGTTGCCTTAGATCCCGGAGTCCGCACATTTATGACCTTCTTTTCCGAGAATTCTTACGGGTATCTCGGCAATGATTCCAATCTTCAAATTCAAAAACTGTGCTTCAAGTTAGACAAGCTAGTCTCTAAGATGAGTAAAGCTTCTAGCGCGCAGAAGAAGCGATTCAGAAAAGCATCTGACAGGCTGAAGTCTCGAATTCAGCACATGGTGAAAGAGCTGCACTATAAAACTGCGAAGTTTTTGGTTGACAATTTCGATGTAATTTTACTACCGTCGTTTGAATCATCTCAGATGGTTAGCAAGTCACGTCGTAAGCTTCGTTCTAAAACTGTGCGTCAAATGCTTACACTGTCGCACTATCAGTTCAAGAAACACTTAGAGTGGAAAGCTTGGGAATCGGGGAAAGTAGCCTTGACGGATATCAACGAAGCTTATACGTCTAAAACGGTTTCATGGACTGGGGAAATCAAGAAGATTGGTGGCTCTCGCGTCATTAAAAGTGCGGACGGACGTTCTATGAACAGGGATCTAAATGGTGCTCGTGGGATCTTCTTGCGGGCATCGGTTGATACGCCTTGGTTGAGAGAACATCTTAACTTATGTATTTGTTAGTGAAAATTAGCAAAAAAGTATCGGCGCTGCGTTTGCCTATGGATTCGTACTACTACGGTTCTGACGAAGAAGAATAACAATAAAGCGGGCGATCGAATTAATTCAATCCGATCGCCCGCTTTTGTTTGGATTTAATATATACTATTTGGAACCTCTCTTCTTTTTAATTTATGTACTTAGCATCGATCACTAATACCGAGATTGCGGATGTACTGATCCGTCTCGACTCTACGCTACTCGATCCTGTAACAAAGCGCATTAAACTACTGCCCGTGTCTGTTTATTCGGGAATCGACAGAACTGAACTACGGATCTGGTGTCACTACCGCGCTCGCTACCTTATCCCTACGATCGAGTTGATTAATTGGTTGAGCGATCGGATAGATGGGCGACGGGCGATCGAAATTGGTGCAGGTAATGGCGATTTAGGTTATCACCTTGGAATTCTGGCGATCGATAACGGTTGCCAGCAGTACGCAAATGTTAAACTTGCTTATTTGATGTCAGGGCAAGTTCCAACAAATCCACCTGCCGACGTGAGACGGATCGACGCAATTCAAGCGATTCACGATTATCGACCAGAAGTGGCGATCGGGGCGTGGATAACCGATAAATTTGTAGACGGTATCACTGAAGGAAATATGTACAGTCCCGATGGGCATCAGATCATCCAAAATGTCGAATATATCCGTATAGGCACGGAAAAGATTCATGGTCGTAGCAAAATCTTAGAATTTCCTCACGAAACCGTTAAACCTCCAGGGTTAGTATCGAGGACAAGCGTAAATCCGCCCGATGATGTCATTCATGTTTGGAAAAAATTGCAATAAAAAAAGACCGACCAATTAAATTCGATTAATTGGTCGGTCTTTTTGTTGCCCTCTAGTTGAGCGCGCCGCGTTTTACGCTTGCTGCTCCACCCTCGTTACTCCGTTTGTTTCACGAGTTGCGGACTTTTGTTGCGGTTTACATACCGCTGATGCCGGATTGGAATCCGTCAACGAATCCGTTAAGGAACGGATTAACGTACACCACACACACCTTCACCAGAAAGATGAACAATGTTAAAAACAGGTAGTACGAATGTTTTTTGTCTGCGGTCAATACCGCGTAAAACTGCGTTAGCCTGTCAAAGGCTAAACAGAGAAGCTCTAGTAAGAGCTTGAATACCATCAGGTATTCGAGTGCTGTTACCGCCGTTTCCGGCAGTGTGGCTAAAGCTATGATTAGTAAATTAGCTAATAAGCTAGCCTCGAAAATGAGTCTCGATGTTCCTGGTAACAGGAACATGAAGTACCCCGTTACCGCGACAGTGATTGCTATATAGCATGGGTTTAATCCAACGACATACGCCGCCCCCGCACTAAGTGCGAGGGAAACTAGCCGATTGGGGATACTTCCTTGCGTAGTCTCTTTTAAATCCAAATAAACGGAATCTTCGACCTTCGTTTCTTTTTCCACTGCATTTGCCTTTGTGTCGGCATTTGCGAAGAATTTCGCGAACTTTGCTTGTGCTGCGTTTTTTACTGAGGCAGCACGGTCGTTGTTGTTTAAGATTGACATAATTTGTTGAACACCCGATTTGTTATTTGAATTTGGGTGTTTTTCTCCATACACATAATATATCATTATTCACACTTAAAGTCAAGTAAATATACTCAATTCTAGTGATAAAAATGTTTTTAAATACCAATAAAAAAGGTGTTACTTGATTAGTAACACCTTTTATTATTTAAACTTGCGTCTCAAACCATTGAGACATTATCCCCATGAATTTCGATCTCAAGCTTCGATATTGTGAATTATTTTTTTGCAAGAGATCGATCGCCAGTAGATCGTCACCCTCGCAATTTATTGCCTTCAATATAGCAATGGATGAATCGATCGCCCGCTCCACCCGACGGACGGTATGAACTTGGTGGGTAGCAATCTCTGATGAAATTACCACCTCACCGAACAAGGTTTCTAATGATTGCAAGGTAATGCGAGCGTACTCGCTACCATACCATGCGGCAAAACAACCACTTTCGAGGTACATATAGTCGAAAGTGTCCAAGGATACTGCATATCGCTGAATTAACGTGAGGGAAGCGTCGTATATCTCGGAAAGGGTAGCAGGACAGCCTGCTTTTTTGCGCGTAATGTTCATTGCCTGATACGCTAGTCTTTTTTGCTCGATATATTCTGTGAACATGAGATCGTGTATAGACTACACAATCAATCTATCAAATACAAACCGTTATATCAAGCAATATCAGGACAACGCTTCACTTTAATTTGACACCCATTTGCAATGCGATCGCCAGCACAAACCGTCTTGCTTCAATAGGGAGTCCTTGCTCCTCATAATGTGTGAAGGTTTCCTCACAAAGAGTCCTTGTGGCGATCCTATACATCGAATCATCAGCGTACTTATTGATCAGTGCTACCTGTTGCTTGCAATATTTCAGCGTTGCATAATCCATTTTTCTTATTTCTCGATCAGCGCACTGTCTTTCGTTTTTTGTAAGTTTAAGCATTTCATGCTTAGACAACAGCGCCAGTAGGCTGGGATTTTCGTCGATCAATACCCATTTAGAGTCGATCTTTTGCGTGTAATCACTCTTGCGGGCGATCGGGAACTCTTCTCGTTGATGTCCAAGAAGTCTAAATGTCCGATCGCCATTATTACTGTATGGTACAAATTTCATAAAATAGCCTGGTAGTTAGAGTCGATAGGGGCATTGCTACCCCTACCTCTCCTTCAGAACCGTGCATGAAACTTTCGTCTCACACGGCTCCTTGATAAAACCACCCTTGTTATGGGTACGATTCAAAACGGATTGTCGTCATAGCTCTTGTGGAGGGAGCCATCTGATGCCGTTTTTGTGTCATGACAATGTTTATGCAGAAGCTGAAGGTTTGTATACTCATCCTTCCCACCTAATGATTTAGGCGTTATGTGGTCAACTTCTACAATGTCTGTACTCGTAAAATACAAACCACAGTGAGAACAAATACCTTTTTGTTCCTTCAAGAGTTTTGACACTCTTGTCGGTGTTTCGGGATATTCTCCTCGTCTTTTGCTCCAGTAAATCCAGTCACCGTTATACGGACTAACATTACCCTTTACTTTGACGTGCCTTTTTATTGGTGTCGCTGCATGGTTACTTAGTTCTAGTCCATTTTCAGTGCTGAAACACCAATTTCGGTCTTTTACTGTTCTCCAGTATTTGTCCTTATTGATGCTACCTTTTCCCCTCGTTCTTGCCCATGCTCTTAATTTGTCGTAAGTTAAATGGTCACATTTTGAGAATGTTTCCTTACTTACAACTGTTGAGTAATAGTTTGACCATCCCCTAATGATTGGATTCAGCTTGCTAATTAAAGCAGCTTGTGGGGTGGTTTTATGGGTGTCTATTACCTCAGCTATCTTAGCTAGATGAGCTTTTAATTTTGGCTTAGAAGGGGTGATTATTGTATTGAAACCTAATGGGATTCCGTGGGTATTCTTGGCACTTCTGTAGTTACCTACTTTGTACTGTTGCACATGGAATCCTAAAAATTCAAACCCAACATTTCCGTTGTATTCGTTGAGGGTGTGGGTTAATTTTGTTTTACTTGGTTTCAATTCCAGTCCTATGTCACCTAACCACTCTGTGATTATCTCTTGGCTTTTGAGGATTACATTAATGTCTTCATGAATTATTACGAAGTCATCGGCGTATCGAATCAAGCTTAGGGCTTGGCGGTTATTATACTTGCTTAACCCCCCTTTTAGCGTTACCGCATATTGCTTAATCCTTTCCTCCATACCATGTAAAGCGATATTAGCCAATAGGGGTGATATGACTCCCCCTTGTGGTGTTCCCTCATTAGTCTGAGAGATATTACCTCTTTCCATTACCCCTGATTTTAACCAGCTTTTAATCTGTTTTCTCAGGGATGGGTATGTCTTAATCTTGTCTAGGAGTGTGTTGTGGTTTATGCGGTCAAAGCATTTTGAAATATCAGCATCTAGCACATATTTTGCTTTATATCTGATACTTAGAAATATTGCTTCAATCGCATCGTGACACGAACGTCCGGGTCTAAAACCGTAACTGTTAGGCTCGAATTTTGCCTCCCATTCCGGTTCTAACGCTATTTTTACAAGCGCTTGCAGTGCGCGGTCGTTTATTGTGGGGATTCCTAATGGTCTAGTTTCGGTTGTTCCTGGTTTTGGGATGTTAACCCTACGAGTGGGTTTTGCCTTGCCAGTAATCCTTAATGCTCCTACAAGGTTGGTACGCTGCTTTGGGGTCAACGATTTAACGCCATCCACTCCAGCAGTGTTTTTACCTTGATTATCTTGTGTTACCCGACGTACCGCGATACACTTTGCAGACCAAGACCTAATCAAGGTCTTTTGAAGTTTACGAACTGCTTTAACATCGCCACGCTCACTCGCTTGAAATATCCGCTTTTGCAACTTGAAAGTTATCCGTTCTAACTTACGCCAGTTAAGGTCTTTCCATTCCACCGTCAGATTGTTCTGCGTTTTAGACATTTTCATTGCTACTTGTTTGTATTTCTTTGGAATTACCGTGTATCTGTCAGCATATCCTCATCATTAAAGTGAGGCATTCGCTTCTGATACAATCCTTCCCTCTTAAATCATTCGTTAGCTACTTACTGGATTTCGACCTCTCCAGAGATTTAAAGGGGTTACTTCGTTCCGATTACACACGTTTGAATCCTTAGCGCGATGCTTTCCACCGGGTTTCTAGGTAATGCTTATAGGTCAATACCAAAATTGCCTATACCCTATCCTTGCCTTTTGGCTTGGTGTTAACCAGTCTTTACCGTGTTTCTCAACGGGTTTATTCATGATTCAGCCTTTACACCATTTAAAATCACGATGGTTCAAACACATCTTTGCTTGCGCTGCACATAGACTCCTGCTCGACAGTTACCGGGTTAGGCTCCTAGTAGTCTGCCTTTTAACCCCGCTTTAATCTGATGGGTGCTATCCATCGAACTAGGGGTTATGCTTTCACCGCTGCATCTGCGGGGTAGGTTTTGCACCTACTTGTATAATCAGTTGTCTGGCTAATGATGCCAGCCAGCCATCCCTGAGTATTTCTACTCATTTCGGCTAAACGAATCGCACTTGGTTTGTTTTAGCATAGCGCAAATGATATCATTAATACATCCTCTCAAGGTAAATAATATGACTTCGCAAATAGCGCGTTATACAGATCGAACTAAAATCGACCCGTTAACGCAGTCCAGAACCTCAATCCGGTTCAAAAAGAAAGTCGTTAAATATGTTAACGGTTTCTCTGACGGTGGAATTGTTAGGTACGGGCGACTCGACGAATATGGAACTGTGAAAATCGGGTCAACTAAGGTAACTGTCACTTGGGATGATGGCAATCGTCGAATCTATTCGGCTTTCTACGACGAAGAAACGCAAACTCACTATTCTGCGCTAGAAATAGCCCAAGAATGCGGTTGTATAAAACCAGTTCCTTGGTTCATAGTGGGACAGACGATCGTGGTCATTCCGAAACCTGATGGCTCGATCGCTCTTCCCGAATGTGAGTATCAAGTTGTCTCTGTAGACGATAAATGGATAGAAATTCGACAAATATCGGGCGATCGCGTTGACAGATACCCGATCGGCGAGATACCTGGTTTTCCGTTCCGAACCGATGTCGTTATCAAAGAACGACCTCTACTACCAGTCCCTCCTCGCTACGAACTGAAACACACTGCTGGTAAGCATTACTTGTGGTACAAAGAGAACCTTGTCGATCTCATTAGTCAAAAAAGCAAGCTATATGCGGTCTTTAGAACGGAGCAAAGTAGCTTGAGTGATTCTGAAGAAGATTTCGTTTGGGCTTGGCGGGAAGAATGGAATCGGTACGCGCGAAGGCTAGCGCGAGATCGTGGTCACGGAGGGAAAACGATTGGGACACAGCTTTTTATTGAAGGGGCGATCGAGACGCTAGCTGACTTCGATACGGAGAGCTTTGAATTCATAACCGATAAACATAGGCGGATTCCTTTGTTGCAGCTATATTTACATCCAGAACTGGCGATCGAAAAACTAGCTAACAACATTTTCATATTGACCGCTGGTGAATACATGGAAGCTCGTGTCGGATTCAACAACAAAGATAAAGCCCAAAAACGAGGGACACTAATTAAGCGACTGTCTGGCTGTAAGAATCCGACTTTGATCACTGGCGAATTTACTGGATGTACTCACGAATGGCTGTTGTCTAACCCTTTTAAGCGGCTCGATACGTTCATGAGTCGCTTGATCGATCTGGCTTCGCGACTACCTGGATAAATAAACCCGTAATACAGTTATGTATTGCGGGTTTTATTTTGATCTCTGTCCCATTGTGTGTTAACTTTTGAGTTGTAGTGTATAAATGTAATCATGCAATTCAGAACCAATCAATCCACGTTCGATGAGATTTTGTCTTTAACAAATAGAGCGATACCCAGCAAAGCTACACATCCTGTGTTAAGTTGCTTTCTGATCGAAGCGGACGCGACGCAAGATGCCGTGAGCGTGACTGGGTTTGACTTAGGCATGGGGATCAATGCCACGTTCTCGGCGATCGTCGAGAAAGGTGGAACGTGTGCCGTCCCGGCTAAGTTGCTGCTCGATATAGTTTCCCGACTACCAGAAGGCGAAATCGTTTTCAAGGTGAGCGACTTGTTGCTGACCTTGACAAACTCGTCGGGGAATTATGCGGTTCGGACGATGGAACCCGATGAATACCCCGAACTTCCCGATATTTCGGAAAATCCACTCTGGCAAATAGAGTTCAACCCGGAAGGGCTTGCTGCCGGAATTAGAAATACTGCTTTTGCCGCTTCGACAGACGAAGCCAAGCAAGTTTTGAGCGGAATACATTTGAAGGTATCCGGTGGATACCTAGAGCTTGCCGCTACCGACGGACATCGATTATCTTTAACTTCTGTTATGTCGGGAGACGCAAGTGATGGAGAAGGTACGGAGTTCAAAGCGACAATTCCACTACGAGCCATGCGTGAAGTTGAGCGCCTGCTCCAGAGGTGTTCAGACCCGATCGTTTTGAATTTTTCAGAAGATCAAGTGTTGCTGCGGACGAAAGGTGATGGAAAAACCGCCACAATAGTGGCCCGCACTTTACAGGGAGCCTACCCGAATTACCCGGATTTGATACCTCCAGTTTTCACGCAAAAAATCCTCGTCGATCGAAAAAGACTGCTTGCCAGCGTAGAACGTATTAACGTGTTCGCCCTGGGAAAATCCCCCGCTTGCCTATTTGCGATTTCCGAAGAAGATCAGTGTATCTCCCTTTCTAGCCAAACTCAAGATATCGGCAATGGTCGGGAGTCGATCGCGGCGCAAGTCACTGGAACTGACATAACTTTTGGATTCAATATCAAATATCTCCTTGATATATTGAAGGCGGGTAACTCGCCAGAGATTGAACTTCACGCGAATTCCGCGTTCGCCCCAGTGGTTTTCAAACCACTGGGAGGTGCGAATGTTACTTTTTTGATGATGCCTGTTCAACTGCGGGGTGGTAATAACGAGTCTACTAGAGTAAATTAGCCCGATCGCCCGACAAACAAAACCGCCAGGAAATCCACCTGGCGGTTTTTTCTTGTTGAGTTCTAAAGTTGTGTTATTTACACGCCTAAAACACTGGTCTATTATAAGGTTATGCATTATTTTTTTTATGAGCTTAGAAGCACTGTCAAGTCGAGCATCACTTTTCCCGATCGCCCAATGGGGGTCGTCTCTGTCCAGGGAAACTGTGCGACGAGTTATTTACAAGCCACCGCTGACAAAATTTCTAGAGGATAACGGGGCTTCTTTAGATATTCAGGCATTTCTGTGGTTAAATAAAACTACAGCGTTTAATCTGGAAGCAGGAACTTTAGTTAGTCTAGCTACAGATCAATAGAAATTTAAAGATACGAACCAAGACCAACCCTAACCAAGAGGTCGAGCCAAAAAAGCTCGACCTCTTTTTTTGTGAATTTTTATGAACACTTCAATTGAAGCTGTAGGTGCAGTGCTGTCTCAAAAAAATAGCTCCGCCGTCAAAAATGCGTGGCAAGCGCTTACGGATCTCTTACTAGCGTCTGGGAATTTGTCGTTCTCCGACATTCCCAAAGAATTGGTCAGCGCTCAAAGTGTTTACGAGGCTCACAAGAAAGAAATCAATGCTTCGGAAAGACTGACAGACTGCGTAAACAGAGCAACCTGGGAGATGCGCTTGCGGACGGTGATGGATCATTTTAGCTCCATGTTTTATCAGGCTGCTTTCTACAGCGAAAAGTCCAAAAAAGACCTAATAATCTCCGAACTGACTTCGGATTTTTTAGAGATCGTCAAAGACTTAGCTGTAAATACACCCAGCTTCGAGAAACCGTCAAACATGGTTTACGCAAGCAGTTCTCAAGAAAAGGTCGGATTTTCTGAAGAAGTTGCACCGCCGGTGCCGGAAATCTCACCTGAAGAAAAACATCTTGAAATAGCCCCCGAACCTGTAAGTGATTTAGAAAAACTGTTCCAGCAATCTGTTGCGCTAGAGCAAAATTCCGAATCGTCTGCGGAACCAACGCTCGTACAAGCGGGGAGTCAACAAGTGTCGTTCTCAGTGCTCGAAGAAGACAATCCGCTAGCTATTCAAATCGAAGCAAAAGCGCACCTTGGGCGTTCAGCAACAAATGAGCGCGTAGTCGAAGGTATTTTGTTTAAAATCGATCGCCCAAGCGAAGCAATTCCGAGCGTCGGGCCAGGGCTACCTCTGTATATTCCTCGCAATGTCGCCTTAGAAGCTTTAGCTTGCTTAGATTTTACAAGACCGAAACCGATCGACGCGCACGACTCGCTCTCAAAACACGCTTCGACAGAAATTGTTGGCGCGATGACAAGCGCCCGAATCAATGGCGATGATTTCTGGGTGACGGGTGTTTTGTGGGATTACAACCAGCCTCACAAGGTTGAAGCAATTGCGGCGTCCCAAGATCACTTGGGAATGTCGGTTAATGCGACGGCCGAGGGTCATCCCGCAGAAGTAGACGGGCGATCGGTGTGGCAGATCGATCGCCTACGAATTCTGGGCGCTAACATCCTTTTCTCCGAAAAGGCAACTTTTAAAAAAACCAGAACCAACGTTTTAGCCAGCTCCGAATCTGGAGACTTAATTCCGATACTGGCATCTGCCGATGATTTTGAATTAGAAAACCTCACCTCCGATACTTCCGAAACTATGGACACCTCTGCTATTGCCTCTCAAATCCGCGAACTCAGCGAAAGCGTCGCATCAATGCACTCTGAAGTGAGAAACCGACTAAACACACTGGAGCCGACAGTAAAAGAATTAGCCTCGCAGATGAGCGATATCCAAGCTGCTGCCAGGGAAACTAAAAACCAAGAACTGCAAGCGGCTGCTATGCAAATCGAACAGCAAAAACAGGCCCAATTGTTGCAATCAATGACGCAAGTATTTGAAGAAAAGCTAGCGACGCTAGCCCCCAGAACAGGGCCAAGATATCCAAGCCGCCCATTACCTTTAGCCGCTTCTGGGGTCGCCCCGATGTCGGGTGCAACTACCGTTCAATTAGAACTGGCGTCGCTCAACGGTCAAATTCTGGAAATGGAGAAAAACCCGTATGCCGAATCCGCCAAGCTGTTTGAGTTGATAGATCGCCGCAAGACGCTAGAAAGTCAAATCGGTCAAGTCCGCGAATAATCGATCTCCGTACCATCAGTAAATACAGAAAAAGTCAATGTCAACAGCCCCTACAAACACTTCGGTGTTCGGCTTTCAGTCCGAACAAATTCAAGCAGAAGCGACCGCTTACGACGGCTTCTATATTCGGAACGACTTCGATCCTATTATTGGCAGATATCTTCGGAACGCAGACGACATCCTGTTATGGCCTTTGCTCCGCAAACTGCCAGCAGAGTCTGACGTGATCCGAGAATTGGTTGAAAACGACGATCCTGCGGTTGGCTTCATGCAGAAAAACACGTTGGTTGCGGTCGAAAACCCAACAACCTACAACGTGCTCCGACCACTTGACGAAGGTCAGCAAATTAAGAGCTTGGGCGGCGTGATCAATATCGGTTACTACATTCAATCTTTATGGGAACAACTTGATCGCCCTTACGGCCCACAGTTGGCAATGAAAACCGAAAAAGGCATGAGCGCTACATTGAAAGCGCTAGAAAGGTGCTTGTTTCGTGGCAACGCCACATTAAACCCTTTAGAATTCAACGGGTTAGAGTCGTTGATCGCCCCGGATCACTCGTTTGAAATCGATATCGCAGACGGCAAAAAAATTGCGTCCTTGTTGCGGGCGGTTGTTCGGATAGCGATCACCGACGAGCAAATTTTGCGTGGAGTAACCCACATTTTTACTTCTGCGCTTGGCATAGAACTGATCGAAGATCAGACTGACTCCCAGATGCAATACATGAATCTGGAACGAGTTACGCCTGGATTGAAAGTGCCATCTGTTATTACCCAGCGCGGGCAAACGCCTTTAATGAGTTCCCCGTTCATTCGTGACACTCCGGCGGATGCAGCATTAGGTCGCGACTACGATCTTGTTCACTACTGGCTACTGGACTTGAATCAGTTGTCGTGGAGAGGCGTGATCCCGAAAGGCGGGATGCCTGACAATTTCAATCCTCAAATTTTTGACGTTGCCAAGTACGCATACCACGCTGGGCTAGAACATTACATGGTTGACAAGCGGTTTATTTTACAGTTTGGTACTTTGTTCGCAGGTAACGGCGGCGAATCGATTTGGAAGCTTTCGATCAAGGTTCCTGCCGGTACGATCGGCTCTATCGGGACTTTGTAAAATGCGCGTTCAACCTACAGATAAATGGATCAATTCGATCGCCGTCCCAAACTGTGGAATTATCCGCAAGCCATTCAACTCCGAAGTCGCCGACGTTCCAGATGATGTTGGCGAATGGTTGATTGAAGCAGGTTTTGCAGTACCGATTGAGGCACCTTCGGCGCAAGCTGAAGTAATTCTGGAACTGCCACTGCCAGAAACGCCCGCAGAGCCAGTCAAGCCCAAAAAGTCTTCTAAGTCAATTGTAAATCCCGAAGAAAGCTGATCGAGCGGGGCTTTAAAACCCCAATCGCATTTATGTCTAAACACACCTTCGCAGTAGAATTTTCAAAATGGTTAATCCTTTGCCAGTAGGTCTTGCTCTGAGCAAGATGGCCGACGAGATGAAGAACCACGCACCGAAATCGGTAGTGTGTTCGTTCATTCGACCTGCAAACGCGACAGCTTATACTGTTGGCGACATCATTTATCCTGCTGTTCCAGCGGGTCCGCTCGTTCAAGTGAAAGCGCTGCATTTTAAAGACGCACTTCCTTTCGGTAGTTCCGGCTTTATCGTAGAAGCACAGCTCAAACTGTTTTCGGATCAAGGTACGAATCTCGGTGCTGATCTACATTTATTTTCCGTCCCACTGATAGCCACGTCCGTCGATAACGAGCCGTTCGTAATTAGTGCGAACGATATGGTAAACCATGTCAATACAATTTCATTCCCAGATACCGCAGCGGAATCTATGGGTGGCTTTACGCGATACGCGATCGCGCCAAGCAAGGTAGTGAGTACATCCAGCGGTTCTACAAGTTTGTACGGTATTTTAGTTGCTAAAAACGCTTATGTACCGATCGCCAGCGAAAGAATAGTCATCCAGTTAGGCATTGTTCCGCGAGTTGTAATTCCCTAAACTTATGTATCTGACGCCCTTAGAAGTACGGCAACGATTAATCTCGATCGGAACTTATACGGTCGAGACGGCTCCCTCTTTGGAGCAGTTGACTTATGTACTCGAAGGAATTGAGGAACGCCTCGATATTTGGCTCGGCTATCATCCAGGTAGAAAGACTTACATAGAGGATTACCGTAGTTCATGCTCCGGGACAGTAACCCTCGCAAAGTACCCAGTAATCCTGGTAAGGCGGGTCGAAATTTACAACAATATCGACCCCTCTTACCCTCCCGTGTACGCAACCGAAAATATTATGTCAAATTGGTTGCAAGGCACAATCTTGAAAGTTGGTTATCCGGGGTGGATGGTAAAAGTCAGTTATGACGCTGGCTATGATCCGTTACCTAAGCGGTTCCAACGAGCCGCTTTTTCTTTACTGAGGAAAAGCCTAGAAACGAGTGGTCTGACTGGAGATTTGAGCTTTCTCGAAGAGCCAATCCGCGACGTAAGCTCAATCTCAGTGCCGGGAATTTCCAAGTCATTTCGACTGGGTGACAGTAAAAGTGGAAAAAGTGGTGGCGGAGGTGGCTCCACTCTTGATCGTGAACTCGCATCATTACAGGAAGCTGGCGATCGTCGGAGCTTTATTTTCCCAAGAACATAAATATATGTCGTTAGAAGATAGCTATATTCAGACTCAAATTAATCTTTTAGAGCTGCACCTCGCCTTAGCTGGTGAGATTCCTAAGCGGTCTGGCGACTTTGAAAGCATCTACACAACCGAAAGCGGAAAAGAAGTAACTGTCAAACGATCGCCCGACGGAAAGTTCGCGTCGAAAAGCAGCACTCCAGGTACGGCTACTTCCGAAATAAAAGCGCCTCCAGCATTAGACCCGAAGGTTGCTCGTGAAAACGGTCAGGTAGTTAGAGAGGTTTTGACAGGTAAAGTCGGGGACGATCTGAAGAAAGATTTGGCGACTGATTTTAAACATAGACCCGATATTCAGCAGGCGATCGAGAAAGTTGATTTTGCACAAATTCTCAAGGGCGATAAAGATGCCCTGAGCAATCTCAGTGATTTCACTAAGATTGCTTTTGAGCAAGCTGTGAACGCCACATCACAAGGCGCACAAGAAGTTTTGCGCGTTGCGATAAGTGTTGCTCAATTTACAGCAAGTGTTATTTTGCGGCAAATAGCTTTTGGGGGGACTTTGATCTTAGGATCTGCTGGAATTGTTGTTTTCAAAAAGGGAATGCGACCAGACAAGGCGATCACGCAGCAAGCCGCAGGTATCGCCCCAGGAACGATTAAGAAGATATTTTCATCACCAAATATAACTCGAATTGCAAGCATCAGTCTTATCTTTAATGTCGTAGGTAAAGCTATCGAACTCGCAGCAAATGCTGTCCGCAAAGAAAAGCCACCACTTGTCGAACCTTCTGCGGATGAGCAAATTAGAGAGACGCTTCGCTCTATCGGTGGCGATCGAATTAAATCAGGATTGATTGCTGGTGCGGCTAATTCTCCGAGTATCGTAGAAGGTATTGAAAATACAAAGATCGAAGATGTAGTTAAGGGTGATAAGGACACTATTGGTAACGCAATTGACTTCATGCAAGACCGTATGGATGATGCGATAAAAGCGGTATCTGAACACAAAAAAGAACTGGCGATCGGTGCGGTCGCAGTCGCCTGTATAACTGTAGGGACTGCGTTTGGCTTTGCGGCGGGTGTTGCTGGTCAGATGCTAATTGTCGATCTTATTGGAGAACTTATTGCAGGCAAAGGTATTCAAGAGGCTGCGAAAGTCGCGATAAAACAAGCTTCACTCACAAGGGTCAAAGTTGTGGTAACTAATCCTATACTTGGATCTGTAATCGCACTTAATTTTTTGTTAAATATAAAAAACGTAATCAGCAAGCAAGTAAATATCGCAAATGGTTCTTTAGGTGAGGGTAGCTTTGGCGAAAACGAAGAAATGGTGAAAAAAATAGTTGCGGACGAGGGTTTGGATTATACAGAGGTATTGGAGACGATCGCCCGCCGTAATGAGCAACAACCCAATCCCAAAAAAGCAGAGCAAGTTCAAAAACAAACATTAGAACTCCAAGGAAGAATCCAGGAAGGCGTCGCCAAAGTCCAGAAAATTGCTGCCGGGAAGTTGTCGTTAACTGCTTCTGATATTAGTCAAATCAGCAATATCGCCAAAAAAGAGGTTGAGATAAGAAATATACTTATAGAGAAAAAGGGCGCGCTAGAGCAAGCTGAGGGTCGAGGGTTTTCGCTCACCAAAAGGTTGAATGAGTTAGCGGAGATAGCTCAGAAAAAAGGAAAGGAGTCGCCTAGTTACAAGTGGCGAGTTAATGTTGTTAAAGCAGAGTTAAAATATGGAGAAAAGCTAGATAATCTCGGAGGGTTTGGTGGATATGGCAAACTACTAAATTCGATGAAACAAACAAACCCCGCACCTGGTAAATACGAATTACCCGATAGTGAAGACGACCGCAAAATAACAAACTTATTCAACCAGGGAGGTGCGGGGTCACGAACATCGACAAATGATAGATCCAAGGTAGTGGCTGGAGCTCAAAAGGCGGGGCAAGACCTTCAACAGTATTTAGCGACACCAATCAATGCAAAAGTTGGTTTAGCGGGCGGTATTACTTGTGCTTTCCCAGGCGGAAACAACAAGTATTCACAAATGACTAAAGACGCCGCCGAGATAGACCCAGGGATGAAATCATTTACAGAAACGGAATTGTTTAACGACAAGAGTGTAGATGGCTACATCAATATTGGAGATGTCTTATTGGCAAATGCGGGGCTTAAATTACAGGGCTATAACTCACTTGCCTCAACAAAGGAGCATACTAGAGAAATGATGTGGCACGAAAGCGGACACCTTCTTGAGGTTAAACTAGGGAAAGTAGAAGAATCTGTCGCGTTTCGAGAAGAGCGGGCTTCGGAAGTCCCTAATGATAGGAAGGAAATTCCCCCAACGGGATTAAGCCTTGGCTCCCAAGACTATGCGCTAGGCGAGTTTTACTCACCCTATATCGGACTTAGGATGAGAGGTCTAGGGAAACACGCCCGCACCGAAAGGGCTACCGAAGTTTTATCGTCTGGCATGGAACTACTCTCTAGTCCAACTATGGCAGAACGTGGTGCAAAAGCAGATAGAGAAACCATGCTCTACGCACTTTCCGCGATGAATGAAAAAGTATCAGATTGAATACTATGGCAAACCCAGCATTTGGAATCGTGATTGGTGAAGAGATGACGCTATGGCTTTTAGAGATAGACTTAGGTAAGCAAAAGCCCACACAATTAGCGCGAGGTGAAATCAAAGTTAAATTTCTTGTGGCAAATACAGAGGCATTGTATGAGGAGTTCTCAAGTCAATTCTTGAGTGTGCCGGGCGTACATTTTTCCACCTTAAAAGGTGGTTTTGGTTCCTACGCTGAAGTTAGGCATATTCTGGAAAGTATGTCTGGTGGAATGTGGGCGTTCAGCGAACGAAATGTCCCCAAAGAAAGAGGCGAATTGGGCGTCCCAGATAATCTTGCGCTTCTCTAATTGTTAACCGCTAATTAAAGTGATTCACAGAAAAAAACCATGAACAATACAGCTTTCGACGCCAGTGAACTTCGTATTCAAAAGCTACTCTCAGACCTTCGATTCGACCTATTCGCGATCGAGCATTTGCAACTTGCCGAAGACGAAGCCAAGCCTAAACAATCGGGCAACTTCGAGACAACTACCAAAACAGAAGGCGGAAAAGAAATTAAAGTCACCCGATCGCCCGATGGAAAGTTCGCATCTAAAAGCGGTGGCGGTTCCGCGTCATCGGAATCAAAGTCTTCCACCAAGGGAGGTGCTGAACCGCCTGTATCTGCTGCGGACAGTTCAAAAGCTATTAGAGAAGGTCTTACTAAGGTTGCTGACGATCTTAAGGCTGGCTTGGCAAAGCTGGTTGACGATGATCCTGATGTCAGAGCTGGTGTTCAAAAAGCCATTATGGCCGACATAGTTGGAAAGACTGGAGACGCGCTTACAAACGCTCGGCAATACATAGAGAACAAATTAAACGAAGCGGTTGCGGCGACAACTAAACAAAGTCGCGGAATAGCGATCGGCGAGACGCTATTTGCTGGTTTGGCTGTCGCGGCGGTGGCTGGGGCTGCGACGATGGCTTTGGGTGCGAGTGTACCAATCACTGCCGGGGTAGCGGTTGGGTTCGGTGTGGCGACATTACAAATGGGTTCCCAAATATTGGGTGATGCAGCGAAAAAACGTACTAAAGAAGAATTAAAGAAATTCCAAGAAAGTACGCCGTGGGTAAAAGGCACTAATCCGAAATTACAGCAGATGGTTAAACGGCTAACAGAAGAAAATACCAAGGAGTCTAAACAGTTACTCGCAGACATCAAGACTTCAGTTGATGCGGAAAGAGCGTCAATGGAAGAATTAGCCCCAAAGCTCGTACCACCAAAGTCTAACGAAGCGGCAAAAAAAGAGATAACAGGTGAAACTGGATCGGCTATCAAAAATGGTCTGATCGCCGGTGCAGCCGAAAATACAAACGTCGCCGCTGGAATCAAAACTACAGACATGGCGGATGTAGCAAAAGGAGAAGGTGACGCTTTTAGTAATGCTATGGACTTTATGAAAAATGCGATCTTTGATGCTGCCAAAGCTACTTCGACAGCAATTAAGGATTCTGCAATTGGTAAGGCGATCATTGGGGTTCTGACAGCAGCTTACACAATGGGCGAAACATCCGGCGAAGCTGTGGGTAAATTTGCGCGGGAAAAAATAAGCGAGGCTTTGGATTCAACGCTGGTTGACGAAGAGATAGCAGAGACTTTGGCAGGCCTGACCCCAGAGAAGGTATCTGAAAACTTTGAGAAAGCTAAAGCATTTATGGCGGTAAAAGAAAATCAAGAGCAAGTAATAGCGACGATCAAGGAAAATATCGATGCTGCTGTTGCGGATATAAAATCAGGCAAGACGGCGGGCGATCTTAAGGCTAGAGTGAAAGATTTGGGCGATCGGATGAATAAAGCCGTCGAGACCTTGCAAGGTGAAATGAAAGCACAACGCGACAAGAAAGAATCCTTGAAACAAGAAAACAAGATAAGAGAAGAATTGAATTTCCAGAAAAGAGAGTTCTAGTGACTCGGATGGGAAGACAAAAAAATTGAAGCGGGCGATCACCACAAAGAGATCGCCCGCTTCGATTTTCGCCCGCAAGAAATTCTACTTGCGATCGCCGTACATATCGGAAATATCGTCGCGGTTGAATTGTAATCCGCGTTGATATTCGTCTTGAGTCCAGCGCAAAACGTGCGGGTTAACTGTGCCTAGCGTCATCATTTCATAAATCCAAACATTGATATCCGCTTGAAATTCTGGATTAGACATAGCATAGGACATAGCCAACGCGGGATGCACCCAGATTTTTTGCCCGCGCCCTGGAACGTAGTCTATCAGGGGGATTACGTTAGATACGATTTTATGCGTACCTAAATTTTGTCGGTCAATAGGAAGGTTTAGTCGTTCAGAAAGTCGAGAGAGTAACCTTGTCGCAAACTGAGTCCTTTTCCAGTCCGAGAAAGTCTTCTCAAGAACTTCGCTCATGTCTGAAGCGCAAAAATATCCGTCTTTGCCGCGAATCTCAATTTTGCGTCCGTTGTATTCAGGGAATTGATCGAAAAAGGATAGCATTAGCTTAGCCATGATTTGTACCTTTAATACAGAACTGGTCAGTGTCGATCGCCCTTTCGTAAGAAGGTTGATCGCCACGCTCAAAAATTGAGATGCCAACATTCTACCAAAATCTACCCTGTGATCGTAGGTTGCGGTTAATTCAAAAATTGAAGCGGGCGATCGAGATTAATAATCGATCGCCCGCTTCAACTTTTAAATGCAATATTCACCTATCGGACTTCCTATCTGTACTTACCCTCAATCAAAACTTTAGCTACAGCAGAGTTGATCACTAAAACTCCTGACAGCGGTTGAAAACTAAGCACGAAATTCTCCCATGCCTTCTGCGTAATCGGGCCCCAGATACCGTCCGGCGTCCCTGGCTGGAAGTGTGGAAACCGCGTCAAGCAAATTTGAATCTGCTTAACCAAGCCACGGTCTTTCTTAACCTCATCGACAGAGACTGTCAGGTTCTTTTCAAAAATATCTTGCAAGCGTAACCCGCCAAATTCCCCGGGCTTCCAAACTCGTTTGTCGTTTGATGGGCCGTCAAAAAAGTGTATCCAAAGCTCTTGATTTGAGTCTGGGCCACACAGTCTTTCCATCATCCCGTAACTGTATGTCAATCCTTCCCCGCTGGCACTGGTATCGTATCCGCTTGCATACCATTCGCCGTAAGGGTCATGGACTATCCAGCCTTTCTCGTTGTAGCCGATGATTACAAGGATATGACCAAACGCAGTGAACCAGCCGTGAACTATGCAGGGCTTCCCACCATCAAGCCACGCTTTCACTTGATCCCATTTAGCGCGACTGTCAAATCGAGGGCGGTAGCCATGCTTTTGAGCAAGAATTACCAAGTCGCCGGGAGAATGGCGAGACAAGCCATTGGCGAGACAATACTTGGTAAGATAGTCTTCTAACTGTTGCCCATTAGGTCTGAGAAGTGGCTCTCCAAAGAAGCCAAAACACATAGCAACAGACGTTGTGTTGCAGGTTCCTGTCGGACGAACTAAGTTATTAAGCTGAGATAAATATGGAACTTTTAGAATTTTCATCGGAAATCTGGGTTAAAAACCCAGCCCTTCTAGGACGGCTTTAATTGGTTCTGAACAAGGTGGGTGATCTCGTTGTGGCGATCGCCCTCTTTTTCCTTTTTATTGTAAAATTAGCGTTAAGCGCGATCGATCCAAACGATTCACACTTAACTAAACAGTTAACTCTACATCCGAGGGTCAAACGCCTAAAGTCATTATATCGTGGTTCGATCAATTGCCTAAGTACAACGACCAGAAAATTGGGATTCGTGGCAAAGATGTTCTGGACGAACTTTCGATACAGACGAGGTTGCCGATTACCCACGAAGACAGCGAAAAAGCGACTCCTCATTTGCGAGGAGTCGCTCTCAAACCCTTTGATAGACTACGTTAGGCGTGTTAAATCCCATATCCGAAATTGGACGGAAGAAAAGTTTCAGCGGGGGTTGCAATTTAATCGCGACGACATCGACGAACTATATAGTTGATCGATCGCCCGTCCCGATCGCCAGCAATTCAATTTCACCGAGCAACGCACAAAAAAACGGGTGATCTAAATTAGATCACCCGTTTTTTACGACTTTTTACTCCAGTATGTAGAGCGCTCCTGTGGAGTCCTCTTTTATTTCAGACTTCCAGATTATTCTTGTTCTTTTTTCATTGAGGTAGAATTCCCCTGGCGTGGGTTGTTCTTTCTCTCGAAGGCACCCGTTGTACCATTTACCGATAAAAGGCCTGGCCTTTTCTTCTGAGACTTCTTCGCAGAAAAAATGACCTCTACTGTTTGTGTAAGCCCAGTAGTAGAGTCCTTCGTTGGACACTAGCCTGTCTGTGTAGAAGACTTGAGGATGCCAGCGATCTTGCCCGCCGGCATCGTTGTCACGAAAACATTCGGCACCATCGCGAGTGCCGAGCACTTTATAGACAGTTTCTGAGACTTCTACAATCCCAAAAATAGTGTTAAAAAACGAAGCGGATCTGCGAACTACTTGCATTTGTTTTATCTTTGAATTACTTATTTGTCTGTAGTTACATTGTATCATTTTAATAATTAAAACACAAGCGCGTTGTATCTAGTCAGATTACAATTACATAGTTGATAACATTTGTGTTAAAACTATTCATGTGGTTCCTGGAATTTAACACCAATGAGATACAGTCCAGTTTGCAAGCCAAATCAATTGATCTGCGGCGAGGGGCAAATAGTAGTAGTCAGCGGTTGGACGCAATCTAAATTTATAGCGCAACACATAGACGCTAGGGATTATGCTGCTATCGGGCAACTATATTCACCTACTCGCGGTATTAGTTTTTTGCTCCGAAATTTGCTAGCTAACCCGCACGTACACGCTTTGATCACCATTAATGCTACGAGCGCAGACACTAACGCTGGTTCTGTTAAAGCACTTGTGGATTTTTTCAACAACGGATTTGAGCTTGGTAAGAGTGACACAGGACGCGAGTGCTGGGTCATAAAATCCGAGAAAGTTGGATACATAGACATAGAGATTAAAGAATCCGCTTTGGAATTGCTAAGAAAATCGATCGCCTACTGGGAGGTATCTTCAGTTGCCGACGCGATCGAAAAGGTGAATTTACTGGCAAGCTCGATCGCCAGCGCTGAAAGTTTTTCTGAAGGTACGGCGATAAAGTCGTGGGCTGAACCGATGACTTTCCCCGTATCGGAAATTGAATCAATTGTGTTTCCGGGACAGAGATATGGACACAGAATTGAAGGTGTCACCATTGCTGAAACCTGGGTAAAACTGCTGCACCGTATCAGGACAACAGGAACCATGCGCCCTACGAGATATGACGGGCAGTGGCAAGAACTGATCGACTTAATGGCGATCGTCACCGACGAACCACCTGACTTTTACTTTCCCGATCCCAACTTTCTTCCGCTCGATCGCCAGTTCCTCGACAGTTACATTCCTCAAATTCTTGATGACGCAACTTACACGGAGGGTGTGAAGTACACCTACGGGCAGCGGATGAGATCGTGGTTTAGTAACGACCAGATCGAAGAAGTCATATCTAAGCTTGTCAATGAAATTGATACTGCCAGTGCGGTAATCAGCCTGTGGGATGCCGGAGGCAACTGGAAACGAAATCCTGACGGGTATTCAGATCATAAACACGGTGCCAGTCCTTGTTTGAACCACATCTGGTTCCGCGTTGTAGACAGTGTGTTTTCGATGACGGCAACTTTCCGCAGCAACGATATGTTTTCGGCGTGGCCTTCTAATGCAATGGGTCTACGGGCATTGCAACAGTACGTCCGAAACGAGATTTACAGGCGATCGGATTGCAATCTCGTAATGGGGCCATTAATCACAATTAGTCAGAGCGCGCACATCTACGATGATACTTTTGAGAACGTGGATATGTTAATCCAGCAGCAATACGCAAAAATCGCCAAAGTCCAAAACTTCAGTGATCCTGTTGGTAACTTTTTGATCGAAATTGAGGGCGATCGAATTCAAATTTCCCGTACAACTCCGGGCAGCGGTGAAGTGATCGGCTGCTATTCAGATAAACACGCACTCGGTTTAATTCGACAGATTTGTGCAGATGTTCCGGCGATCGATCCAGAACATATTGGCTACCTTGGGATTGAGTTGGAAAAAGCGAGACGGGCGATCGAAAGTAATTCAATCTACATTCAGGATAGATAAAAAGCGGGCGATCGGTTAATTTAAATCGCCCGTTTTTTATTGCTTATGATGTTTTTCCAACCCAGATCCGACAGAAATCACAACAATGCCTAAAAGAAAAAGCCTGCTCAGAGACGAACCTAAGCCAGTTGACAAAACTTCGATTCATAAAAACATTCGTCTTCCAGTCGAATTGTTTAAACAACTAGAAGCATTTGCTGAACAAAACAGGCTTCACATATCAGACGTGGTTGTGACCGCATTGCAAGAATACTTCGGCAGGTTTTGAAGATAATTGTCTTTTCTCTCGGAAAATTTGGGGATGTTTTATTATCACCTGAGCCAAATAAATAAAAAAGGGGGCGATCGGAATAATATCCGATCGCCCCCTTTTTTTGTTTAAATTTCGTTAAACAAACAGTTCATCCATAAACCGTGCTAATTCTTTTTTGGCTTCAGATTGTGCTTGCTTTACGGATTCACCCCAAAAGTTACGTCCCGGAACGATGATATGCGAAGTCTCCGCTCTTAAGTAAATACCAAAATTTGCAGCCATGAAACCGCGCATCTTTTGAGTAACTGGTATTACCGCACCCTCGTCTTGTACTTTGGCGATCATGGTTTGCTTACCTTCAGGGATGCCGACACCCGCGATAAAAACATTTCCTTCTTGTCTGAAATATTGTTCTAGCGTGTTATGAATCCCGCTGCCGTCCGGTTCTCCAGCGACTTGATAGATATGCTTAGTCATATCGGAAAGCGGTGGCGGATAACCGCTGCGCCCCTGCCCGGCTAAATGCTGGCGGATAATTTCATCGAGACGCTTTGCTGACAATATAGTCCACTGCGCGCCCTTGGCATTGACGCGCGCCTTTGCATTCTTCAGCTTCGCTAAAAGCTGACCGTAGGTGCTGCTATTCTTGAGATTTGATTCCATTTTTTGGTATAGTTTTCATCAAAGTCTAACGAAAAAAATGAAAGTTCCTCAGAATTTAACAATTGAATGTGGCGAACGACAAACTCCAGAACGGTCTACAAGTCTCGATCATCTGGAAGCGCGATCGCCCGAACGAATAGCCTTGATTCGAGATATAGCCCAAAAGCTGGATAGAAACGCAGAAGATATAGAACGGAAAGCTTACAGTTCCTGGGTAAAGCATCACAAACCATTCGACCGACAAACGTTAGAAATTCTGGCAGAAGTAGAGAAGATTGGAAGTTACTCGATCGCCCAAATGGAATTAATTGGTGATTGTATCAGAGGAAGCTCCGAAGATTTTAAGCATTTATCGGTGTGTGCGTTAAAAGTGAAAGGTATGATCACTGCGGGTGATGAATTTCACAATATTATAAGGAAACTAGCGGAATGCGGAAAGCTCAGCGACTTTAGTCCTGAGATGTAAGCGAGCGAGGACTTCAGTTCCCTTCAATCTTTTTTTTCATGCGCCATCAGCAACGCCTCACAGCTACCAACCACAAAAGTATTGCCAAAGGTCGAGATCCAGCGGGCTTGGTCGGCCGACAATTATTTTCAGAACAGACGCAGGCTCAAAAACAAAAGGCGATCGCCCGCTTCTGGTACGGCGACGGACACCTTTACTGTCAGGAATGGATCGCAGAGAACTACAGGACTCATGCAGGTCTGCCATTGCGCTGGGACGAACCATTCTTTTTCGGTTTTTTGTCTGTGATGGCTAACCCGTGGTTGGTTCGGGTGACAGTGATCAAAGGCGCTCAGATGGGTTTTTCCGAAACTTTGATCGCCCTTGTCGCGTTCTCTTTGGTCGAGTTGCGAAGCTCTACTATTTATTGTGTAGATGAAAAATTAAAATTGATGGACATCGTGGCTCCACGAGTTCAGCCGGCATTCGACAGTATTAAGTCTATCCAGTTGCTTCGACAATTATCTATTAAGTTGCGTGGGCGTAAAGATACCGACACAAAACAACGAAACGTAGACGTGGGGGGTGTTCCAGTGTACTTTGCATTCGCCAGTCGTGCCGGTGCAAGTAGTCAAGGACGACAGGTTTCAAGCTCTCTCAGTTCTGTGCCTGTTGAGTTTTGGGTAATAGCCGATGAAGTTGAAGCATTCCCGCCAGGAGCCGTGAATATTTTATTAGAACGGACTTCGGCTTCGACACTACCAACTTGTCCGTTGCGGTGTGGATCTACCCCCGGCGCTGAAGGGGGTGTCGTCGATGTCCAGGTCAAAACATCGAAGTATTTTTTTGACTGGTATGTAACGTGCCCGCATTGTCAGATCGGGCAGTTCCTATCGCCTAAAGGCAATTTATTTCGACCGTTGCACATTGAAGGGCGATCGGATCTGCAATATTTTGATACCGTCGGCAACCCTCTGGACTGGTTCTGCACTGATTCCAGCAATTTAGAGAAAAGGATTACCACAGCGTATCTCGGCTGCCGACACTGTTCTGGTGAACTTACACGGGAGACAATTACTAAAGGTCAATATCGCTGTCATCACACTGGCGAAATTCTGAACGAATTTACCGAGAAAACACAAAAAGCCAAAAAACCAGTCCGTGACGGCGTGGCGCTGAGGCTACCAAGACTCGCTTCTAAACTGTTCAACTTGCAGGAGCGATTATCGAGATTGACGCAAGCCCGAAACATTAGCGATCGCGCTGACTCACTCCAGCAAGGTTTCGGAGAAGTCAGTTCTTTCGGTGCTGGCCGAATTGACAAATCGTTGTTACTCGAATGTATTGGCAAACCTTTACCGGCAACTTGCACTGTTCCGGATCTAATCGTTGTGGGTGCTGACCAGGGGCTCGGACATCAGATATCGGTAATAACTTACTGGTATTGGGGGGAAGGAGTGAACGAGCGTGAAAAATGGGAGACAGCGCACGTCGAAGTGAAATGGTTTGGGGCGGCGTATCGGATGGAAGGAATAGAAGAACTCGCCTCTACCTGGAAAGCCGACTTTGTGGGGATTGACATGAATCCAGAGGCTTACTCTGCTGGGCAATTCGCAAGTAAATTCCGACCAGAACGAGAAACGAAAGGAACACGGGCGATCGAGTTAGGTCGCGGTCGGAATGTCGATCGCCCGCAGAATTATTTTGAACAAACAGGAATCGTGTTCCTTTTCTATCAAACAGCGCTCAAAGGCGAGGAATTCCGAAGTTCGACACGCACAGTGCAGGGTGAAGATTATCCAGCGTTCGCGCTCGATCGCACATTCGGATTGGATTCAGTGCTAGAAATGGTACATTCTGGGCGACTTCATTTACCCGCAGACTGGGTGTACGATCCTCGCGATAAAGATGCGTTTCTTTACCAAATGCTGACCTCGGAGCGTACCTCAAAGGCACAGTGGATTGAAGGAAATGAGCCCGACCACGCATTTCATGCGCTTAATTTTGCGACGGTGACGGCGATGTGTTGGTCTTACTTACCGAAACCAACACCATTTGTATTTGGTGGTGTTGGTAAACCAAAACCGACACCGTATTACTAAGCAAGAAGCACCGGTTATAAAAAAGGGGGCGATCGGATTAATTTAATCCGATCGCCCCCCTTTTTTTTATTAACCTCAGTAAATACTTAAAGAGCAACCCATTCTTACAAACCGTGCATTTTGCCGATACACCTTTGCTTGTTTCGTATAATCAGCAATTGTCTCAGCAATGGTTGTTGCGTCCACATCATCAGGTGGAGTTGTAGACAAAACCTCCGCTCTCTCTATATACCGTTCAGCATCAAACAACCAAGAATCTGCTAGCATATCGTCTGTTTGGTTGTACCAAATGTTAGGTACAGACACAGTTTCCCCTGTGTCTGTATATTCATACTCTAATCGGAATGTTCTTAGTGGGTTAGTCGTCAACAGGCGTCTAGGACGACGACGATCAACTACTTCTTGAAAATTATTTTTCTTCATCAGTTACTTGCCTTTTACTAGCGTTTTGGTTTGTAAGCCGTCTTACATTGAATATTCTTATTATAAACGGTTAACTGCTCAAAAGTCAACTCAACTATCGAACATGAGCGACAGTGTTATCGAGTCTTTTCGTGTCGTTCGTGATAGTCTTACAGTCTTGAATTCCTGAATTAATTATTATCTTTCATTAATGTCTAACAGGATGACGGAAAACGAGACACGAAGGCTACACTATACCGTAAGATTAGTGTTAGGTATTTCACATAGGAGTTAATCATGCCTTTAACCAGTTCTGATGTTCGCTGGATCGAAACATACGATCGACGTGGTGAAAGAATACAATGCCCGGACACAACAACCCCTCCATCGTCTAATACCCCACAACAACCGCAAACAACCAAACCCAAACCCAAGCAAGTGAATTAACACAAATCAAAAGCCCTGCACTCCTTAATCAAGTGCGGGGGCTTTTTGCGATCAAGTTGTCTTTGGGTTGAAATACTCACCGTCCTAAAGGAGCGGTGATTCTTGATACTTCACTGACTGATGCTACCGAAGTGTCTTACTCTATCTCTTGTTTGTTTAGAGTCTCCCAATTCCCTATCGTGTTTATCAGCCACTTGCGAAAAACTTCAATACCAGGTTCGCGACTTGCCAGTGCAAGGATAAACATCCCAGATTTTGAAATTATTGACGTTACCTCTTCTCGCCCGACCGTATCGGTTAAACTTATAAGTTTTACTCTGCCTTCATCAAGATGACGCCCTTCATCAAGATGACGCAACGCTTGCATAAAGTTCGCAATATCCAAAATGGCACAAACATCCTTGGCTGCAAACCAAGGCTCCCCATCAACAGTAATTACGCGGACTTGTTGATCATTGAAGTCGTATCGTGTTAGATTGGTCATGTTCGCCTGTTGTATAGGTGGACTGCCGATGATAAAGGGTGTTTCTGCACCCTGTCGGCTCAATATTAAATTATATCACACAGCCCCGCACTCTCGCACCAGAAAATCGCTACATATTCAGCCATCCATACTCAGAAGTAGCCCGATCGCCCGCAACTATCACCTAATCTGTACCCAGGCTTGCATTTAATCAAGCCACTCAATCGAATAACTGTCAGTTCGGAATACGGCAGGAAAGACTACAGATGCCACCCACTTGCGGAACTCTTTAGCCTCTGGTTTTTCGTTTGAGGAAACTAGAACAAGCATTCCAGACTCTGAAATTACCGACATATCTTGATTACCGCCATTGGTGTACATAGAAGCAATACTTTTCTTGTCTTCATCTAAGAGGCGCAACGCTTCACTGACGTTCGCAATGCCAAGAATGACACAAACATCCTTAGCCACAAACCAAGGCAGTCCTTCAATAGTAATTACTCGAACTTGTTGAGTATTGAAGTCAAACTCTGTTAGATCAGTCATATAAACAATCTCAATTACAAAATTTTACTTTTAATTAATCAATAGCCACTAAGATAGTTGATAGATAGAACTTGCTATCAGGGGAAAGTATCATAAGATGTTGTACTTCTTTTACTAAGTATAATTCTACTCCAGTAGGTATAGCATCTTTTAGACATTTGATATAAGCAGATACAATTTTAGCAAACAATTTCTCGTCTGTTTCTGTTTCCTTCTTTTTTTTACAAGCTATCGAGTGAAAATGGATATTATCAGAATAAAGTCGTTCATTTGTCCCCCCTCTCATAACATTTTCGTAGTACGTTGTTATGTAATTGTTGAGGAGTAACTATCTTCACAGGGTTATGGACAATATTAGCCGCATCAATACCTTCTACTAGATATTTAAATAAAACTTCACTTCGCTCATTTGTAAAAGTCATAATTTTTCCTATTTTTGTTTTAAAGTTGTTGGTAGCTTAATTAACCATTGAATAGCTTTCGCTTTATAGAGTCTGTGATAATGTCTTCTGAAATCAGTGCAACACGTTGTAACCCGCCAGGTGTAATGAGTTCAGTCTCTTTTATCCGAATCAATTCAACACCTTTTAATCGACAAGAAATCGTAGAAACGTCCCGACTGCTCAACAGTTTTGTTTAGTCTTTTAATAGCTTTCGGAGGCGAAAGCTATTAAAAGTAAAAATAGAGTTCTACGATTTACTCTAAATTTAACTCCCTTTTTAACATCTTTAAGCTACCATCAACCAATGCTTCTTGGTTGTCGATCCATTCACGCGCCTGAGTCTTAGACTGTCCCATAGTAAAGCAGGAATCACCACCCTCGCACAACAATATATCACCAAAATATATTGAGTGTATGCACGTGTAACTTTCGTTTCGGATCGCTTCAACCTTAATTGTACACAATTTGTATTGCGACATAGACACTTCGTTCTCCGTGTCACAAAGAGACAAACAACCTCTTCTCTTGAGGTTTTCAATTGCAGCGTTATACACTTGGACAAGTATAACTGTTGGTAATAACCGAAACATTTCAGATAGCATAGATTTAAGTTGACCCTCACTAAAGGTTAATGTCTTTGGATCTGCGGTGCTGAAGTAGCCTGCTCCGACCATACCATCGCCCAACTCGGTACGCCAACCCCGTCGTCACTAAATCTTTAGGTATTCCTCAAAAGTCTTTCTTTTTTGTCAAAATTTTCTAAAAATTAGAAATTTGGAGTTACTAACTCTAAAGGTTTAGTGACGACGGTATGTTTTTGCGAGGTTTGAGGCGGGCTGGAATATTCGTTTGATACTCCCCATGCCTAAAGGCGAGGGGATTCTTGAAGAGTCCAGAGTCGGATTTTCAAAGGCGCTATCAAGTCGCCACTACTGATTCCACTAAGATTCAATCCCAGTTTTACCGCTACTTTTTTGATAATATTGGCTGCGCCGTTGCAATCGGCATTGATTTTTGTACCATCTGCTGAACGATACAGTCCGCGAGTTACTCTTTTCCCTGATTCTTTCCACCCTTCAGGTTTTTCACCGAACTTAGGTAGTGAATCATTATCGAGAAAACTGGCTTTTGAAGTATATGCTTCTTCGGTTTCTACAAACTTAATTCCATACTGTTGGCATAACTGAGATATCCTGTCTTTCAGTCTACCCGTGGGAATTTGTACGAATTTTTGATTAGTCTTTTTACCCATATTTGCACGTTGTTTCTGATCTTTATTCCACCCGAAAACTACTGTCTCTATTTGATTTTTAAGGCAGTGGTTAATTACAATTCTCGCTGCTTTGTTTACTGCATCTCTAATTTGTCTATTCCTTTTCTCGGTAATCCTGGCTAATTGATTTGACCAGAAACCTTGGGGTTGATTCTTTTTCAAGACAGAGATTCGCTTGTTGTACCATTGATTCAAGGACTTTAGGTGTAGCCCATCAATAATGAAAGAAGTTCCCACATTGGATACTCCTGTCAACCAGTTATTAATTCCGTGGTCTAATCCCAGTACACGACCTGGACTAACATCTACAGCCGATTCCTCTGTTCGATACACAAATTCGGCATAAAAACAGCGATTCCTGGGGAGAATCCGAATTTCAATCAATTTCTTGTAATCCAAATTTGATGGCATCGGCAAAAAGAATTCCCCAACTCCAAACCAAAGCTTGACCTTGCTACCCAACGGAAAGCGTAGTAGTCCGTTTTTGAATTTGACATCAGCTTTGGGGAATGTTACTAATTTCAGAGAATCTTTTCTGTATCCCGGCAATCTTGGATGCTGTGTGACAGTCCCAGATTTAATTCCTTTTAGTAGCCCAATGTACGAACTAAAAGATTCGGCGACGCTGGTTAAAGTTTGCTGCGCGACATGAGAATACAGAGCTTTAAAATGCAAATTTGATTTGAACATTTTATGGAAATCATATTTTCCAGGAATCTTACCAGTCTTGAAATACAACTGACGACCATAGTACAGCGCACAATTCGCCAACTTATTTGATTCACCACATACAAACTCTAAAATCGCCTTCAGACTAGAATCGGGACTAATTAAGTTTTGCTGGCATCCGTAATTAGACATTTTTTTGATTCTCGATATACTGCTTAACGACGGATAACGGTGCACCACCAACCGTTGCAACGAAATAACTATTTGTCCAAAGAGTTGGTAGTCGGCTTTTTAACCAAGGAAATTCTTGTCTCAACAGTCGAGATGAACGCCCTTTCAGGTATCTGATTAATTTTGCGATTCCGAATTGTGGGTCTACTCCTACCAAAATGTGGACGTGATCTGACATGACTTCCATTTCTAGTAACTCGGCATTGAATTCAGCACAGACTTCTTGTAGAATCGATTTCAGGCGAATATCTACACCGTTAATCAACACAGACCTACGATACTTAGGACACCAAACAATATGGTAGTTACAAGAGTATATTACATTGGCATTGGATCTGAGTTTTACTTTCATACCCACAGTATACACGAACGAATCTGTATATTGCGTATTGAAATGTAAAGAAATATTCAAGGCGGTTGAAACCGCTGCCGACTTTTCCCCGTATCTAAAGCCAGGGGCTTGCGTCTCGCTCTTCGGTCAATGGTAATTACTCGGACTTGCCGAGTATTAAACTGAAATTCTGTTAAATTAGTCATTGTGATCTGTTCGTAAAGGTCACTATCCCTGGGGCTTCGATGTTTACAGCATCAACCCACGAGGGATTTTTTTATTATACCCGATCGCGCAAGCTCCCGACGTACTTGCACAAATAACTTACTCGCACAAAAAGGGGCGGACTAAAAACAAACAATCCGCCCCATTCCTAGCATTAGTCTTTTTATCCTGGCCTTGCTATTTTGACCGGGTATCCCAATCCACTATCTCCCGCCTTGTGCTTAACAAACGCATCGAAGCACTGTCAACCAGTTGTTGTCCAGAATTCTTAAACTCGTTACAGTGTGTGGATTTGGGACTGTCAACCAGTTTTAAACAATTTCACAATGTAACATCAGTGTCCACGAGTAAGTGTCCAGAATTCTTAAAACAGTTACAGGGTAAGGAGTTGGTACTGTCCACGAGTTTTAAACAATGTTGTTCATTGCGTATTTTTTTCACCATGCTGTAGGCGATCGGTTGTTGATTCAGGTACAAACTAGAGCGTTGGGCGGGCGATCGGAGTAGAATTTAGTCAGCGGGCCGATCGCCCGCAACCTCAAGTTTCTTTAGATGCACCCTCAACAGGCGTCCACATTAATCAGTGGGCGTCTTTTTTATTCGTATGGCAGACCCTACAGTAAAGCCCCCTATTCCAATTGTTACCGCTAAAACCGAGCCTATCAAGCCAGGTGAGGAACCAGCAAAGAAGCCAAATCCCGGAGTTGAGTTGGCAAATCCCAAAGTAGGGAAAGCGGATCGCTTCGCGTCGATGACACCGGAACAACTCAAGGCTGTACAGAGCGACAACGCGATCTATCTCGGCAAGCTGGAGATGTCAGAATCTACAGGCACGGCTGTAGGCGCTAGTAACGATCCGCCTCCAGGGCCTCGATATAAAACTTACATCGAAGTAAAAATCGCCAACAAAACCTACACAAACTTAGACGGCGATTTTCTTGGAAGCCCCAAGGTAGTTTCGGCAACGCGACAGTATTCTCATGCTCGCATTTTACTTAACGACCTCGACGAAGAAATCTTGAAAAATACGAGCGATCAGTCAGATTGTGAAGTGATTATCGGATTCGCTGACGGTGAAAAACGCACAAAATTAAAAGGAAAGATTTGGTCGATCGGGCGCATTCCGCCGGACACCACAGTAATAATGATTGTCGATCCTTCTGCCAGTCTTAAAGGGAGTACGAATGCTACAAATTCAGCAGCAGAAAAACCTTCGGAATTAGAGCGTCCAGAATCAGAAAAGATAGACCCACACAAACTGGCGCTTGCGCTTAAGAAAGGGAAGACAGACCCAAAGAAAGTAGCGGAAGCACTGGCAGATCCGAAAAAAGCCGCAGGCGAGAAGAAAACATTAAAATTTGGAAGCGGTTCGTCAACGAAACCTGAAGAAGAGAAGCCGGATCTTTCTCCAGTTAAGCCACAAGAAAAGACAACTGCGGAACCAAAAGAAGAAGGAAAATTTCAGGCAACCTTCAAAGGTCAGTCTCCTAGTTTTGACAAGTTGATGGACAAAGTGAAGGAGACGAGCGCACTTGCTGCGGGCGATAAATTAAACTATTCCACAGCAGAACGGTTGTCATTTACCGGAGGCGCTGGTGATTCTCGACTAAAATTCCAAAACATTACGGATTTTAACGGATCTAAGGGTGGTGAAGTGCTTCTTGGCGCTGGAAAGGGTCACGCAGCAGCGCTCGAAGCGATCCTCCAAGGAGATGTGATTGTCGTTCCAAATGGGGACACGATGAAACAAGTTGGGCCTGGTCAAGGAGAACCTTCGGGAGTGATCCTAGATTACGCCAACAACCGCGCAGTGTTTATCGGGCGACCGGAAATTACCAAGAGATCGCCGTTGCAACTTTCTTCTGGGCAGGGTGCAATAACAGTCGTGTCACCTAACATCGAGCAAAAAACGGTAAATGGTGCGACGGTCGCCACCACAGGAAAGCCGGCACAGCATCCTACTGGCATCGTAAAAATCCCCAGTAAAGGAGATATCAAATTAGCAGATCCACTCTCTCCAGGCTGTCCTTATACTTGGGGCGATATGACTAGGCAAGGTAAGTTTGTGCCTGAGTTGAAGCCAGAACACATAGAAGGCGCGGTCAAGATGTCGCAGTACCTCACTCAATGGACAGCGGAAACCGGAGGGACAAGGTGGGAAATAACTTCTTGGTTTAGACCGAGCTGGTATAACATACAAGTCGCCAGCAGTGGGGCGGACGGCCCGCACACACATGGCTCTGCCGTTGACTGCTGGTTTGAAGGATATATGAAATTCTATGACAAGTTAGACGCTTCTTGGGATCACGGCGTTGCTATTAGTCCGGCAGGTAGCCCTACAGGTGAATTTATGCACGTCGATTTGATACCTCCACCAAAACGACGTTGGCCGTACAGTCACCTCAGCTACACTTCTACGGGGTTGTTCTGATGGCTGAAACAAAACCGACAACTAGCAACCCGATCGCCCCTCAAACAACGATCGCAGATCCAACAAAGCCGACGACAACGCCTGCTGCGGGAACTACTGCCACACCAGGTGCGCCCACTACTGGAAGCACAGCAACCGCACCCGCGAAACCAGAGGAAAAACAGTATCCATCGGTTGAGGACTGCCTTTTTGTCTGTCCTACCGCAAAAAGGGATATGGTTGCGAAGAACTTGCCAAATATTATTGAGGAGCTGGCAAAAGCTGGATTAACTTCAAAAAATGTTTTAATCAGCATACTTGCAACGATTCACGTCGAGACAGAAATAGATCCGTTCAATCCAATTGAAGAAATAGACGGGAGAAACAACGCAAGCGGAGCTAACGGTGGCCGACCGTATGGTGGCGGCGCAAATTATTTTGGCAGAGGTTATATCCAGTTAACGCACGACTACAATTATCGGGATGCGGGAAAAGGTATAGGGATGGGTGATCAGTTGGTTAATAAACCAGAGCTGGTTTTGCAACCGGAGATTGCTTCAAAAACGATGACATGGTTCTGGAAGCACAACGCAGTCGATAAGGCAGCCGATGCTGGAGACTGGGACAAGGTTCGCCGAATAGTCAACGGAGGCACTCACGGTTACGCGGTTTATATGGCCGCCGTACAAAGAGGCTTGCAACGAATCACGCAAGGTGTTAAAAGCACTGGGGCGATCAACATGGGCGTGTCCTACGGTGCGAGCGACGCTGACACTGGTGGTGGGCAGTCAAGAACTGTAGTTGCAACAGGCGTTCAAGGTCAGGCCGACATTCTTGCCTACGCATTAAACCTTCATGCGCGCGATCGCATGAATTCACATGAGTTTTATGCTGTACTCGACTGCGCGGCAGATCCGAAAATATTAGACTTAGAAGCACAAAAAACCTTTGAATTGAAAGGTGTGTCTAAGGAACTCGACGGTGTTTATACAGTCGATGAAGTGACGTTTTTACCGTTAACTGAGACTGTGCAGGCGATCGTGAAAGCCAAGCGTCCAGATCCGAAAGCCGCCGAAGCAAGAGCATTTTTATTTGACGCGCAGGGTTTATCCCCTAAAGCGGGTGATAGCAACGCAACAGTAGGTCAACCCGGACAAGTCACGAAAATTGCCGGCGAAGTTAGATTAGGGGTTCCTTATAAATCTCAACTAGACAACGCTTTTAATCCTACTGGCGCTTGCAACGCGACAAGTTTGGCGATGGCATTAGAATTTTTAGGTGTCAAACACACGGGTTCTGGTCAGTTTGAAGATGCGATTTATGAACAATTACTAGCGTCCGGGCAGCATCCGGGAACAATGTCGGTAATGGTGACGATCGTAGAGAAGTACGGAAAAAAAGATAACCACAACGGAGTGGCGACCGACGATGAAATAAGGAAGCATCTTGACAAAGGTAAACCCGTTGTAATTCACGGTGATTTCACGGGAAGTGGGCATATTCTTTGCGTAATTGGATATAACGCTCAAGGATTTATCGTCAACGATCCTTACGGTAAGTTTTTGGGTGTGTTTGGTAGTTATGATAACAATGCTTCTGGCGCAGGGAATCTTCACGAATATGCGACAGTCGTTAATACGTTCTGGCATCAAAACGGCACTAACTCAGCTCACTTTATAGAATAGCTATGCTGCATCCAACTTTTTTTCAGATGCCTTTGTTTGACGATTCACGTCGCAAAAAAAGACCCGATCCAGCAGAGGTCGGGTGGCGAATTATTGGATACTCAGTTTACAGTAATTATACTTTAGTTCGCTGGCGAGTTAAAACATTGAAACCTATTAGACCACCCAACCCTAATGCTAAATTTTCCCGTCGTGACATAGAGGGCGATATGAACGACGGAGAAACGCTGTACCGAGGACAACCACCAAACCACGAGATTGTCGGCTCGGCTTGGTGGCGAATTTCGTTTTACGACGAAAACCTCAAGCTCGAAGCTGTCCCTCGTGGTGGTATGGAAAACCCTTCTGTATGGAACCGTGCCGCCTGGAAAGCTGGCAGTTTTGGTCTGTCTTCTGCGACAGCCAAGGCACTGCGAGATCCACTTAACTACGTTACTTTTGAATACTAAATACCATGTCTGAAAACACGATTCGTGCGCTTACTCCTCTTTGGCTGTCTACGATCGGACTGTTGATTTTTGCGATCGCCGCTTTCGCCAAACTAGATTCGACTTCTTTCTCGATCGCCGCAACTCTAGCATCAACGGCGATCGGTGCTGCTGGAGGGGCTGCTGTACAACCAGACCACGAGAAAGTTGGAGCCCGCAACATAGAAAATATCGAGATAAATCCCCCTAATTAAAAAACAAAAGCCCCAGCCAAAATTAATCGGTTGTGGCTTTTGTTTTAAAATTTACCGTCCTCTGCCGTCCCCTCTGTTTATGGGGCCTTCACCTGTCGTATCGGGAATCGTTTGAAATTTCATTTTACTAATTGATTAACGAGATGTATCGCTTTATTGTAATAGGCGTTGCGCTTGCAATGTCAATATTTCTGATACTTTTTAGGTTATAATAAAAAGGCGATCGGGTTCACTCGACATGAACCCATCTGCGATCGCAGTCAACCTAATTCACAGGCCGACATAATGAATAATCTAACACGATACGACTTCAACGATCAACAGGTTCGAGTAATTACTGAAGATGGGAAGCCTTGGTTTGTAGCTAAAGACGTTTGTGCCATTCTGAATCTTACTGATGTTACCCAATCGGTGCGTCGTCTTGACGAAGACGAAAAAAATACTGTTATCCTACATGATGGAAACCGGGGAAACCCAACTACAGTAATAATCTCAGAGTCTGGAATGCTTACTCTCGTGCTGTCAAGTCGCAAACCGGAAACTAAAGTTTTTCGCAAGTGGCTGATAAGTACGTTGAAAACTTTTAAATCATCGTCTGCTTTTTTCGATTACACCGCCAGCAATCCAGCAGTAACTGATAATACTGGCTTTGTCTATTTAGCTATGTCCGTTAAGGGCTGGTATAAAATCGGGATGTCAAAAGAGCCATACAAGCGGATGTCTAGCCTTCAAGTTGGATCTCCCATAGAGATCAAGCTAGTGCATCGCATCTTTACTTTTGACTGTATCGCCCTAGAAAAGGCTTTGCACGACTACTACCAAGCTTATTGGTTGCGAGGTGAGTGGTTTGAGTTATCAGATGTGATGATTGCCGAATTTCCGACTGTAGCCAACAAACTAGACATGACGCTAGAGCAAGCTCACTTAAACGCATCCCCTGACGAATAGAAAGACTAATGCTAGGAATGGGTGGACTGTTTGTTTTCAGTCCGCCCAATTAATTTGTACAGGGTAAGTCAACATCTTGACAAGGTGATCAATGACTACTTTTGTAATAACTGAACTTCCTAATTGACATTAAAAACCCGCAGTGACAGCGGGTTTGGTTTTGACCAGATGCGACGAGATTTAATCAATCCGCATAGCAACGCGCAAGAATTGGTTATTACTCAAAACTGCATTTAGGACAGCGATGGTTAAACTCAAATTCGTCTGGATCTATCTACTTGTTAGGTGATTCTCGCTTGTTATTGTCGTTCTCCGATTCTTCTAACTCGTGCAATCGCGGACTAACCATCAACATTTCAAGAGCATTTTTATCACTTAAACTAACAGGGTGATTCCCCGTTACTTACAAACTCGTCCAACTCAGATTTAAGTATTTTATTGTCAAAGCGACTGGTATCGTAACGTCGCGCTCAAGTACAAAAGCGAGACAGAGCAAGCGTTTGGAATACTTCGTTTTGAAAGCGAAGAAATAAAAGGGCGTGGGCAACCGGAAAAGTATTGCCTTTGACCAGATGCGGCGACATTTCTTGATAAATGGAAAAGCTAAAAGCACTATTTCGGAAAGGATGCAAGGTGTTCGGCGTGACGAATATCTAGACGCTGAAATCCTTACGCAGGGTGGAATGTAACGTGTTCGGTTGGTTAATAAAAGTTGAAATACTTCCCAGACTTAAGGTCGGGGAGTATTTCAAGAGGCCTTCACTTTAGGGAATGCCGGGAATTGCCGGGTCAAATGTATCTGTTGGAATTAAATGGGCATAGTCCTCAGAAGTGAGGCATAAAATAGCGGGGGGACACTGTACCCGAATCCAGCACCCACTATCGGTGTATTGAGATATCTAAAAGTGTCTGGAAAACCTGATAACCGTGCGTAAGCCTCTAAGTTAAGGTTTAACCAATCTCCGGTAGAGGGGAGGTACAGGCATGATACTTTCGATCGCCCGTTATTAGAACCGTCTCTAAATTTTGACTTCATTAAAGTCGGGATCAATTCCATCTGTCCCCGTGCTCTAGGTTTTTTGTCACAAGTCACCCGCTCGACATAGAGGGGCATTTCAAGTTTATCGGGATTTCTCGCTTGCCAATCGATCACCGCTTGTTGCTGTCTTGGGGTAGGCGCGATCGGGTCAAGCGCGGGTATAAACTCCTTAATCGCATCGTACCAACTATGGATCTCAGGCTGTATGGGTGACTCCCAGTTAGCATTTAGCGCGGCAGTAACAATTAAGCGCTGTCTAAATTGCCCAAAAGCCGCGCCTATATTTAAGACGGTGCTATTGACAGTGTACCCGATCGCCACCGCCCGATCTCTCATGTACGCAAACTCTGGAGACTTTCGGTACATAGGTACTTGTTCTAGTGTGAAGCAACGCGGCATCCCTATCTCGATCGCATCCATAGACGCACGGATCATTGCCTGATTCTCGTTTCTTCTGTGCGTTCCGTTTGTCGCCACTGAGTAGTCAGCGCACACTGGGGATATGTGTGCTATATCGGCATTTCGAGGTAAAACAGGGCATCCACAGTCCGCGAATTCTTGTACAGTCTCTAACCTTGTGCCTTTCCAGCCGTTCATCAGATGAATCTCAATAAAGGCTTCTGAGAGTTTACGATCACGGGGATCTAGCTCGACACCTAACACTGGCTTAATACCAGCTAACGCCATCCCACATTTGATCCCACCAATTCCCGAAAACAAATCCCAGCCTATCATCTGTTTTGCTTTTTTTTGAGTGTGTTGTGATGTTAAAAACAAAAGCCCCAACCAAAATTAATCGGTTAGGGCTTTTGTTTTAAAATTTACCGTCCTCTACCGTCCCCTCTATTTATGGGGCCTTCACCTGTCGTATCGGGAATCGTTTGAAATTTCATCTGTTTTTTTTGAGTGGGAAAGGTGTGAGGTTCTGTTCGGACATACCGCAGGTTGGCGGCGACATCAGCTATTGCCTTTTCGATTGCGTTAGACCGATTTTTTGCTGATGTGTGAAATAGCTTGATGCGCTGCGCCTTCGCCATTGTCCCGATCGTACCCCCATGTGTCAAGGGTGTCGGAACTTAGATCGATTTTCATCACGCGACCCATTAAATAATCAAAGGAGGTATCTTCCTGTAGTATTACAGATGCCTCCTGAACGGTCATCAACCTAGATTGATAATGAAAGACGCCCTTACCCAGCGGCTTTGAATTGTTGTAGAGAGCTGCCAAGATTTCAGCTTTATCCAGTCCAGTAATATCGATGGTTCTCATATTTTTGCTTCGCTTTTGCACGTTATCTCTTATAATGCACCCTGTGGGTGCAGGTGTCAAGGTCTTTCTGAAAAATCTTTTGGGTTTCGTATTGTCTGGACTTGCAGAAAGTCTTCTATCGAGATAGAAAGCGCCCCACACAAGGATTGTAGGGCTTTCCATCCAACGACGGGAGACTTCCTTGACTTGGTAGTGGAACTAGCCTGGTTTCTCTCTAATCTTTCGATAAACTGCCTAGACAGTCCGGCGCGAGAGCTTAATGACTGGGGAGATTCCTCTCCCCGTAGCGCTTTCAGCCGCAATCCCTTCGATGAACTCCAGTAAATGCTGGCAATATGATCAGTGAGCATAGGAAAAATTTATAGTGTCAATCAAGATCAATTTTATATTACGCTACCGCAGGGTCTCAAGAAGAGCGATCCCGATCGGGCGATCGCCCATAAACAAAAAAAACCAGTTACCTTGTTGGTAGCTGGTTTTTTGTTTTACGAGATGCGGTCTAATGCGACTCGCGCTCGTGATTTGTTAGTTTGACGAGGACATCGTATGCCTCACCATAAGGACTCTCAAAGTTCCCTACGTCTGGGCGACTGGACTGTCCAAAATCTTCGGGGTCGTAATCGTCCCAAAACGAAACTCCATGCCCTACGCAGCGCAGGACTTCTCTATGAGCAGCCGACTTATCAGTCTCCCACATTTCTTCAAATGTGAAATCTTTTAAGCCAGTATCGATCACCAGTATCATTTTTTTGATACTTTCTTCGACAGATTTTACCTCAACATCTATGTCGATTCCCGACTCAGATATCTCATATGCGAATAGATCACAAATGTCTTGTTGCGGTTGGCAGAACCTTTCGCGCAGTGAACGAAACTCAGAGTCTTCCGAGTTTTCGGTTTCAGACACCACTGCGTCGGCTAGAAGCATCGTTGCTATCGACCGAAAGTCGATTGCAGTTTCTTCGTATTGTTCGATTGATAGCATATGAGTTGTTATTTCTTTAGTACAAATCTATTATATCAAACAATACTTTAAATTGAAACAAAAATAGCGGTGTTCTAACACTATTATTACGACTACTTATTCGCCTAACGAATGAGATGACTTGTACGTTCAATTCGAGCAGTTCTTGTACCTAGAAGAAAGGAAAGATTACATCTGCTTGCGAACGGAAGTGTATCAAAAAAGAATTCTAGATAAATATTTATCTAGAATTCTTTTTTACGATCGCCCGCAACTGTCCAAACCTCGACTACAATAATAAAAACAACAGATATCTTCGCTTAACCATCCTCGGCAGCCCACAAAGCTGTCGGGGATTTTTTATTGCAAAAAATATGGATCTCAACCAATTTATAAATCCCGAACTCCCCGAAGCGCACTTTCCCAATTTGCAGTCAGGGCAAGTTATCGGGTGGGTGCCAGCAACCGTAACCGACTTAGACGACCCAAAAGGGCTGGGTCGAATTCGAGTCAAAATCGACTTAATTGATCCAAATACTTCAATCAGTAATGTTGAAGACGGCTGGTGCTGGGTGGGCGAAAGATACACCGTCAATGAAAAAGCTGGAGGCAGTCATCGGCTACTGCAAACCGGAACTCAGATCGCGGCGATTCCGATGCTGGGCGATATGCGCCAATTGCTGCTGCTAGACTGCTTGCCTAATGTATACGATCGCCCAAATCCCGATTTCAATCGAGCTCAGGGTCGGCACGGCGAAACGACTCCGGGCGGGGTAACGATCGCCAATGACGACACGAATCAAAGCAAGATTGAAGCATATCCGCACGGTGTGGTTAAATCGATTTCGGGTGAGGGAGACGTACAAACAGCTACCGCTGGCGGCGCGCGATCACAGCTCACGAGAAATGGTGACGCGCGAATCGAATCACCGAAAGCGTTTTTACACGCCCTAGAAAATGGAGATTTGTCGGTAGCTAACGGTAGCGGGGCTGGACTCGACTTACAGGCAAGTGGAAAAGTCGGAATAAAATCGGCGTTTGGCTCCGGTGTCACTCTCGGTGAAAAAGGCGCTGTTTATGCAGGGCCTTTGAGCGAAGCTTCTGAAGCGGTAAAGAAGGCTCGTAACCTATTACTGGGGAATATTGGGCGCGGACTAAAGATAATGGATCTGCTTGAAGAGATTATCGGGGCGCTCAAAGGTGAAGAAGCCGACCCACAGCTAGCTAGTTCGGCAATTAACAATTTGCTTGATCGCCTCGAAAAATACTTCTCGAAAGATTTTGAACACGGGATCGAAACGATGATCGAGCTATCAAAACTTTCAGAGAAAGAACTCGGTCGCACAATTGGCGATCAGATCGGTCAGGCTTATGATATCGATCTTGCTTCGATCTTGGGTGAGGTAGAAAAGATTGTTGGTGGTGGTTTTGACGAAAGTTCCCTAGTAGCTATCCGTGAAAATGCAGCGAAGGAAATCGCAAAAAGTCTGGAGAAAATGTTTAAATTTTTCCCCTCTCGCCTCACTCGCGTAAGCGCAGAAATGTACCTTGGTGCGATAACCCGCGAAGAAGCCGATAAGTGGGCTGACGAAGTTCTTAGTGGCAATCCTGGTCAAAACGCTATGGACTTTATTACTCGACTGATGGAAGGAGAACCTGGTTATGGAACGGTTATGTCGGCGATCGAGCAAATCAAGGAAGGAGATCCTGGTTATGACGATCGCCTCAAGAAATTAGGCAAAGCAATTAAACCAGCAATAAGTGCGGCGTTCGGAGTTGACGTGGATGTTGACGAAGAGATTAAACTATCCGACGTACTGTCAAAATTGGCTGAAGACGAAGAGGTTGTCAAAGAATTAGCCGCTTCTCTTAATATTGAGAAGAAAGATTTAGAAAGTCAATTAAGTCGCGGTGTTGCACTGTCTAACTTAAGAGCGAGGCTCAAAGAAGTCGTACCTGCTCAACTCGTAGAAACAGGTATTTTCCCGTCAAAAGAACTGCGAGACAAGTTAAAACCAACACTCGAAGGATTGAAACATGACCCGGAAAAACAAGTCGAGCTACTTTTGTCTGAGTGCGTTCCCAAAGGTTTCGAGTCGGTTAAAAATTTGTTGGGATTGCGAGTTGCAAGTTCCATCAAGGTGACTAAAAAACCGTGGGCGATCAACCGTCCTGGTGAAATCGAATCGACCAAAGATAAGGAAGAAATTATCGAAGAAATCGGAGAGCAGCAGAAAAAACTCTGCGAAAAAGCTGTCGGACCTTTGGAGGCTTGCAAGGTGTTTGTGCAACTCATTCCAACGGCTAGGCAAGCGATACAGTCAGTAATTAGATCCGACGTAGAACAACTCGACTGGTCGATGGAGCAAATTAAAAAACTGCTTCCAGACAACGAAATTAAAATTGATTCAGTTTTAGCGATCGCCGAGAGTGCTTGCCGACCCTTGATTTCTCAAATGCGTCCGAAGCTGAAAGAAGCGCTCGAAGTTTTACAACCACTGATCAACGCAATTCCCGATAACTTCCATGCCACCTCGTTTGAGATATCGGAAGCCTCCGGCGAGATCGTAGCTGCCGGAAAAAACGTGGGGGGTCGCTTGGTTCTCAATGCAACGCAAGGAGCGATGTTTTCTCCCAATGGTAAAAGCTCAGTGTTTACGTCGCCCAAAGATATGGGCATGAAGTTGGGCAAAGAAAACGCATTTAATGTGCACCACGACGCCGATAAGAAAGACGATGACGGACTGGAAGAGGCTTGGCAGACAAACTTTAACAAAGGATCGATCGCCACACGAAATTCCGAAACCAGTGTTAAATCCGCCGGCTGGGTGATGGATCGCAAAGGTGAGTACAAAGTTGCGTCTTATCCGGCGATCGACAAGGAAGAAAAACACAAGTTCGACTTGCATGAACCAGGTCTCGGTTGGACTGGTCAAACATCTGAGATGGGTGTTTCTGAAAAGAAAATGGGAGCCAAAACCTTTATTGATGAAGTTGCTCAATCTGCGTTTGGCATGGAATCAAGCGACGCTCTCAAAGGTGGAATTACATCGCTGGAAACATTTAAAGAAGGTCTACCGCAGACAATGATGCGGTTCGCGGCTAACGAAGCGCTTGGCGCTGGTGGTCTAGCTACATTCCAGTCGATCCGCGATGGTAAACCGGAAGCGGTACTGGATCTGATTGGTGGTAAAGCCGGTGAAGCAGCCAAAGCCGCATTTCAGACGCTTAAAGATGGGAATCTTGAAGCCGGTCTGGAATTCGTGTCTGGGCTATTAGGTGATGGCGGCGCGTCTCAAGGCGCAAAAGCCTTAATGCAAACACTTAAAGACGGTAAACCAGAAACATTAATGCAGTTTGCCGCAAGTCAATTAGGTGTCGGTGATGCGGCGTCTCAAGGCGCAAAAGCCTTAATGCAAACCCTCAAAGATGGCAAACCAGAAGCTCTTTTAGAATTCTTGGCGGGTGACAATAAAGAAGATGGCAAATCAGCTTCTACATCCATGCAAACGCTTAAAGATGGTAAACCGGAAACTAAGCTGGATTTTGGAGCCAGTAAACCGGGTGAACCATCTACAGCAGCAATGCAAACGCTTAAAGATGGTGTGCCTGAAACCAATCTTGCCTTCAAATCTGGCAAGACGGGTGAACCTGCTGGTGCCACAATGCAAACATTGAAAGACGGGGAACTCGAAACCAACTTAGAATTTAGCGCCAGCAAAACGGGACAAGCTTCAAAGGCGTCCATGCAAACTCTTAAAGATGGTGTACCTGAGACGCAGCTTGATCTCGCGAGTGGTGAAGGTGCAAACAAAGCGATAGCTGGTTTGCAGACTTTCAAGGCTGGTTTACCAGAGACTTTCTCTGGTATTAAAGGTGGTGTGGCAATGTTCCAATCATTCATTGAAGATCCGCTTGCAAAACTCAGTTTTTCAGGCATTGCTGGGATGGCGATGGATGCTTATCTCGGTGCTAATCCACAGGCGGCTTTGGCGATCCAGGGAGGTCGGATGTTGATGAAATCTCTTGATGGAGGTTCATTTGAACTCGGAGATAAACTAAAATTTGGGGGTTTTGGCGGTGGTGTAATTGAAGTCGGGAACGAAATCAAACTCCAGAATACACTAGGCGCGCTAGTAAAGGTCGGAGCGACCTTGCAAATGATCAGTGCTGATGGCGGTAACTTAGAGGTGAGTAATATTGTGAGAATTGGTGGTCGTGATATAGTTAGCGATATTTTGGCTATACTAGATAGATTGAGCAACGCAGGCCTGTAATTAAAGAGGTGTAAATGGATTCACAAGAAGATAGATGTGCTGATGATCATGCGTGGGACTTTATAGTAACGCAGCTCACGAAAAACGTTGACGACTTTGGTATTATCAAGACACAAGACAAATTTGAATGCGATCGATACTACTGGAAATGCAGAGACGATAGTGGTCGGCGCAAAACATCCAGCAATCTATACGAAACTCCGAAAGACTGCTTGATAGATTTTTTCCGTAGAATAGAAGGTTTCTGGTTTGGGTGAATAAACAGAAAAGCGGGCGATCTCATAATTCCGATCGCCCGCTTTTCTGTTTACTAATAAATACAATGGTGGTAAACTTAATATACAAACATACGGAGAGTCCTTATGCCATCTTACACAAAGTCACAATTCGTTTCCGCATACGATCGGGAATATCCAGACGACTTTTCTCGGGAGGCTTTAGAGCTTCTCTACGACTATCTTAATACTTCAAGCGTTGAATACTTCAACACTGTTGAATTTGGGACAATCAACGATAGTTACTGTGAGCAAAGTTTAGAGGAATGCCTGAAGGACTATGACTTAGAGAACGATGTTGACTTCGAGGAGGATTCCGACGACGAATCGGAAAAAGAAGAAAAAATCCAAGAGGCTATTAAAGCCTACTTGGAGAATAGAACGGACTTGATTGGGTTTACATCACAAGGTGTGGTGTACGCTTTCAATTTTGAATAAATAACTAAAAACCCGCAAAATATAATCTATATTTTGCGGGTTTTTAGTTATTTGGTAGACAGTGTTTCGATCGCTCCGATCAGGCAGTCACTAGGTACGGCGTTCGTAAGTAGGATTTGCTTAATACACTCAATGTAGGCGAGTTTACTGCAATCGCTTTGCCGTATTAGTTCGATCGCTATCTTTTTAAGGGCTTCGACTGAGATGTCATCAACCTTTTTTAGAGATTGTAAGATAGCTGACGCACCTTCGTCCCTGTTCCAGCACTCTTGCATCTCCGACGTAATAATAGATATTTCGCTGTCATAATCCTCTTTATTGGTTGTCAAGCCAGATGCTTTCCAGAATTTTGTACCTGGGTCGCAATCTATGACGATGCAGCGGGATGTCACTGATGCAACTTTTACCTTGTGCCACTTTTTAGAGTGAAACTGCCGATACGCTACAGTATCACCAGGAATTAAGTCAGTTAATTTTTGATCGTTCATTAGGCAGAGATCGTAAACGTACATATATATTGTACACGTTGCTAGCACTGAACGCAATCAGTTACAATACTTGAGTACATATCAAAAACAGCATGATGCAATATCAAGAGTACAAAATGCTACCAATAAAAGGAGCGCATTCTCCTTCGACTGGGGATAATCACCAAAATTGTCAAAGTTCGCTAAAAGACTACGCTTCGCAGTTAAAGGCTTCAGCCTTGCTATTAAACTGTATAGCAAGATTAATCGCACTATACGAAATACCAGGAGGAATGGAAGAAGCGGTTAAGTCCCTGGAATCGATCGCCACCTTCTACAGCGAAAACACCGATCAAAAATAAGCGCTTTACAGGGCGATCGCAACAGAAGCTTACTTCTACAAGCAGAGAAAAGCTGGCGCAAAAATACTACTTCACACTGACCAAAGTGGAGTAAAAGAAGCGTTCTGGCGGTAATATTTGTAATTACAGTTAAAACAATGGCGATCGCGTTATATTGCGATCTCCATTGTTTTAGCTTGAATTACAAATAAACATATTGTATACTTGAGAAGTATTTTAACAGGAAGCAATCATGTCAAGATTAACAGAGCTAATGCTCGCGCGAATAATATTCGCGCGAACAATGTCCAATTATTCGCCGCTTTTATTTTCAAGTGAAGCCTTGAAACTCATATACAAGCATTACAGCGAACGTGGAATAGATATAGATTTCCGCGAAATGGACATTGAGTTAGGTTTTTGTGAACAGTCGTATTTCGACTGTGTGAAAGACAACGATATCCCGGTAGAAGGGTTGGTCGAATCAGATAGCGAATACGAAAAGATGGAGATCGCAAAGTCCGCAATATCGGATTTCCTGGGTGCTAAGACTGACGTGATGGGATTCACATCGCATCACACGGTAGTCTACGCGAAGAACTATTAGTTTCAAAAAGCCCGCAACAATTAATATTAATTGTTGCGGGCTTTTACTTGTTTTAGCTTGAATTACAAATAAATATATTGTATAATCAAGAAGTAGTTCAACAGTAAGCAATCATGTTAATCTTAACCGAAGCAATGTTCGCGCAAATAATGTTCAATTATTCGCCTCTTTTGTTTTCAAGGGAAGCGTTGAAACTCATATATGAGTATTGCCGCCAACAAGATACCGAACCCACTGAATTCTATGAAATGGACGTCGAAATATCGTTTACAGAAGAATCGTTCTTCGATTGTGTGGAAGACAACAATATCGCTGTCGCCGACTTGACGAAAGCTGATAGTGAAAAGCAAAAAATTGAAATCACAAAGTCCGCAATATCGGATTTCCTGGGTGGTAAGACTAACGTGCTGGGATTCACATCCCATCACACGGTAGTGTACGCGAAGAACTATTAGTTTCAAAAAGCCCGCAACAATTAATATTAATTGTTGCGGGCTTTTACTTGTGTGTCTACTTTGCCAATGATAAAATAGTTACACAAACATTAAAACACAAAGTAATGATTTTAGATTATATTCGAGTGATCCCTAGAAACTTATTTAATGAAGGAAAGCTTCTAACGGAACTTGGGTTTCTTTCATTGGCGATCCATGACAATAAAGACAATATTGCTACCGTCTTGGAAATGGTAGTGACATACTCCCACATCAAACCGAGTACGGTTATAATGTGCGCTTCTTTGCAGCCCGATGAAGGGTGTGCAAAATTTCCTTCGTGGTACTTTCATCCATAGTTCCTACTACAGAAATCTTTCCACTACGGCGTTTTATACTGGGGAAGATGCCCACCCCCAGTCTCTTTAAGTTAATCGCAGCATTAATGTCGCGGTCAACTATCAAAGATTCCGACTCATCCCAATAGTCTCTGATACTGCAATCGGTGAAAATTATTTCATCTCGATAGCTGAGAACCATTGATGTGTAAGCAGGATTTTTAGAAACAACAACTGCTCCAGCTTTTGAGGCTATGTAGTCCAGCGTTTTGAAAAAGTTACCAAATGCAGCATCAGACCAAGACTTATTTAGCCCTGACTTTGCCGATTGACCATTTGGCAAAAATGTTCCATCTTCAGCCTGTTTAGATTTGTTCCGCTTGGTTAAACCTTTTAGGTTCAAATCCTCGTGGATGAAGACTTTCTTTCCAGTTTTTACCAGCTTGTGTGCTGTCTTGTAGTGGAAGTCTTTTCTTGATCTGGCAATACGTTGATGCTGTCTAGCTTCACGTTTTGCTAGTTTGCGACGAGATTTGCTACCTCGTTTCCGCTTATTTCGCTTGGTTGAAATCCGGTTTAATTTAGTTTGGTTTTTGCGAAGAGGCTTAAGAGACGGTAGTTTTCCACCTTCAGAGGTTGCCAAGTACACGTCTTCATGCAGCACAGCATCCATACCTAACGAATTGTCCCAGGTCGGTACAATTGCGTCCTGACTTTGGGTTGGTACACGCACGTCTTCCAAGACGAATTGAACAAACCAACCATCAGCTTTTTTGGTGACACTGACTTGCTTGATCATGAATCCGTCTGGGATGCGACGGTGCATTCTGACTTTGACGATTCCCAGTTTTGGGAGTCGTAAGTACAGCCAGTTCTTGCGAATCAGCTTGATCCAGTTATTACTCGCCGTCGCGAAAGTCATAGTTCTGAAGCTAGCTTCAGATTTAAACCGTGGTTTGCCCGACTTACCACCGTTGCTGTCGCCAACGATAAATCGCTCAAACGCTTTATCAACACGCTTTGATACGTCTTGTAAAACGGTTGCGTCCACTCTTGAAAAGTTCAGCAATTCACCGCTATGAAAAACTTTTACCAAATCTTTCTTGATAATTGGTAACTGTTTTTTCTGGCTATAATAGTTGGGCTTTTCTCGAACAGGGGCGATACTACTAATTAACGGACAAGCATTTATGCTTGAACGATTCATCGACCACCAATCAAACCTGTCTCCCAGTTGCCGATTGTACCAATAACGACAAATTCTCAGCCACTCGTTTAATATGAGTTTCTGATTAGTGTCGGGATCTAGTTTGTATTGGTACGTTGTTTGCACGATTGTTTTGGGATTTTAGCTTCACTTGGTGTTATGATAGCACATCGTTTGGCTTTGATACGGCAATCATTATTAATATATATATCAAGAATTAAGAATTTGTTCACCTCGTCATCCACCCGTTCACTGCTCAATGCTTTAAGCATATAAGGTTGCTCTTCGGGTGGAATCCTCGTCTTACCGCGTCTTTCATCCCACACTAAATCGAAGCGATTATAGTGTGGGGATTCCCGTCTGCTTAGCTAAGCAACAAAAAGCCCCGCAGATTAATTAATCTGCGGGGCTTTTTGTTGCCCGATCGCCCGCCAGTTAACAATCAATCTCAGATTTCCGATTGGTAAGCTCACTGATTGTGGGTTTGACTTTACGACTGAGGGGTAAAATCCTTGGAAGACCTTTGACAAGCTGCGTTTCGTCTGGTTTAGGCTTTCGGGATAGACGTGTGGTTGTTACTACAGGTTTTTGCTTTCTAGATCGCGACATCAGTACCTCTTTTTCGGATGAGTTCTCCCCAATCTAGTATAGATCGAGAGTAATTGTGCGATCGCCCGCAGATAGAAATTAAGCAACTTTCGCAACCAGAGAATCTTGCGATCGTAAATCCAATGGACGAAGTTGTGGCATTTTGAATTAAGTGGTACGCAGTCGCGGACGAACTCTTCGGATTGTAGATTCTGATAATGTAAATGGTGAGTGTGGTTCGCTTTTAACCACGGTAAGAGCGCACACCTGTTTCCGGTTATCGCTTTGAATGAATTAGACTTGGATCTCCATTCGGGCGATCGGATGTATTGCGTATATTGTGGTGAAAATGTTTTGCTCATGATACCAGGCGTTGTAAAAATTCAATATTGTTATCATAGTAGCAGATACCAATTGATGTGGGAGTATGTCACTGTTCCTTCTCTCCCAAATGAATATAAAAATTCTCTTTGCTGTTGAAGACCGACATTAATCGCCTACGATCGTACTTGTCGTCCCATACGATTGTAGCTGTACCCATTACGCGATCGACTACTACAGATTCGATCGTCGCGCCGCCTTGAGAAATCCCAACAAATACTCGATCGCCCGGCTTTAATTCCCACGATTTGCGCTCTTGAAGGTATTCAGTGGGATTACTAGGGGCGATCGGCTGAAACCAATTAAACCAATTTACTGATAACATGAGTTATGTCCTGCAATTGAATTGAATTTTGTGTCGGAGATATTACGCACCGTGATATTAACTATACCAGAAAACAAAGAAGAGGGGCGATCGTGTATTCCGATCGCCCCTCTTTCTATCTATTCTTCCTTACTTTCGATCGCCCGCTGTTGCAATTGCTCTCGGAAGCGGATCACCGCATCAGCAGCTCGTCCATAACCTGTTTTACGCTTAATCGCTTCTTGCGAAACCGGGCGTCCCATCATTTCCGCTCTTTCCCAAGCTCGCGACCGCATATAGTCGAGTTCTATTTGCGTGGGCATAACGATCGGAAGCTCTGGCACCGCAGTTTGAGTTTGCAGGGCGATCGCCTGCTTTGCAATCTTCTCGCATTTCAAAAAATATTTGCGAACTTCCTTCCCTTTTGAGGTTCCCGCCATCATCCCGAAAGCTTTAAAAGTATCAATCGTCAAAAATATTTGTTCTGTTCGAGAAGCGGTAGAACCATTGCTGTGAGCGACACTCCGCCATATGGCGGAATAGTCCAAGTCTTTCTCGAAGTTCCGAATCAGCTTTTCTTTTGCTGAATCTTTGCGCGTATATCCGATCCATTGCCATGCGAGATCGAAATCGATCGGGAACTCTTCACCGCAATCGATCAGACTTTTTGCCAGTTCAATGCTAAAATCCATAATGTTGACCTTCCTAAGAGGTTAATTTTGTCCCTGGAGCCCCGGTGTTAATAGCACCAACTCGCGAGGGACTTTTTTAATTATACCGTTTTAGGTTCCCACCATCAGTCCTAACGACTTAAATCCTCAATCTTGACATCCACCCCACTGATAGATCAGGGGATCGTGTATCGCTTTTCGGTCAGCCTAATCTGCTCAGACGGACGACCACCCTGAAACCCTTGCAAGTCGGAGTTTGCACGCGTCTGCGTGATAACGTAATTGTACTACATCACAAGCAAAGAGCGGGCGATCACCGATGTGCCGATCGCCCACTCTTAAATAAACAAAAAAAAGATGGTGATCGGAGATTCGAGAAAAACTTACGACACTTCGCTATATGGCGGAGCGTCTTTTGCAACAAGACTTGCAGGCTTTTTGATCAACTCTTTCCCTTTTAAAAGAGGGAGGGGTGATCCGATCGCCCACTCCCGCAATTTCCGCAAGTCCAACTTTCTCGCCGCTTCGTTTCTATAAAAAAGCGGGCGATCAAATTAATTCGATCGCCCCTTTTTTATCTGTACTTTTGATCACCCTTGTCAGTATCCTAATTCTTCTAGCCAGCGGTACAAGCTGTCCAAATCTTCGTCATTTGGCGCTACGCCTTGAGCGATTCGGATTGTTACGCTTCGAGGCACTCCTGATAGCAGTTGTACTTGTCGCCAAGATAGTCGGTATTCTTTTCGCGCCATTTCTAGTTTACAGTGAAGGAACTGTGACATACTCCCACATCAAACCGAGTACGGTTATAATGTGCGCTTCTTTGCAGCCCGATGAAGGGTGTGCAAAATTTCCTTCGTGGTACTTTCATCCATAGTTCCTACTACAGAAATCTTTCCACTACGGCGTTTTATACTGGGGAAGATGCCCACCCCCAGTCTCTTTAAGTTAATCGCAGCATTAATGTCGCGGTCAACTATCAAAGATTCCGACTCATCCCAATAGTCTCTGATACTGCAATCGGTGAAAATTATTTCATCTCGATAGCTGAGAACCATTGATGTGTAAGCAGGATTTTTAGAAACAACAACTGCTCCAGCTTTTGAGGCTATGTAGTCCAGCGTTTTGAAAAAGTTACCAAATGCAGCATCAGACCAAGACTTATTTAGCCCTGACTTTGCCGATTGACCATTTGGCAAAAATGTTCCATCTTCAGCCTGTTTAGATTTGTTCCGCTTGGTTAAACCTTTTAGGTTCAAATCCTCGTGGATGAAGACTTTCTTTCCAGTTTTTACCAGCTTGTGTGCTGTCTTGTAGTGGAAGTCTTTTCTTGATCTGGCAATACGTTGATGCTGTCTAGCTTCACGTTTTGCTAGTTTGCGACGAGATTTGCTACCTCGTTTCCGCTTATTTCGCTTGGTTGAAATCCGGTTTAATTTAGTTTGGTTTTTGCGAAGAGGCTTAAGAGACGGTAGTTTTCCACCTTCAGAGGTTGCCAAGTACACGTCTTCATGCAGCACAGCATCCATACCTAACGAATTGTCCCAGGTCGGTACAATTGCGTCCTGACTTTGGGTTGGTACACGCACGTCTTCCAAGACGAATTGAACAAACCAACCATCAGCTTTTTTGGTGACACTGACTTGCTTGATCATGAATCCGTCTGGGATGCGACGGTGCATTCTGACTTTGACGATTCCCAGTTTTGGGAGTCGTAAGTACAGCCAGTTCTTGCGAATCAGCTTGATCCAGTTATTACTCGCCGTCGCGAAAGTCATAGTTCTGAAGCTAGCTTCAGATTTAAACCGTGGTTTGCCCGACTTACCACCGTTGCTGTCGCCAACGATAAATCGCTCAAACGCTTTATCAACACGCTTTGATACGTCTTGTAAAACGGTTGCGTCCACTCTTGAAAAGTTCAGCAATTCACCGCTATGAAAAACTTTTACCAAATCTTTCTTGATAATTGGTAACTGTTTTTTCTGGCTATAATAGTTGGGCTTTTCTCGAACAGGGGCGATACTACTAATTAACGGACAAGCATTTATGCTTGAACGATTCATCGACCACCAATCAAACCTGTCTCCCAGTTGCCGATTGTACCAATAACGACAAATTCTCAGCCACTCGTTTAATATGAGTTTCTGATTAGTGTCGGGATCTAGTTTGTATTGGTACGTTGTTTGCACGATTGTTTTGGGATTTTAGCTTCACTTGGTGTTATGATAGCACATCGTTTGGCTTTGATACGGCAATCATTATTAATATATATATCAAGAATTAAGAATTTGTTCACCTCGTCATCCACCCGTTCACTGCTCAATGCTTTAAATGCATGAGGTTGCTCTTCGGGTGGAATCCTCGTCTTACCGCGTCTTTCATCCCACACTAAGTCGAAGCGATTATAATGTGGGGATTCCCGTCTGCTTAGCTAAACTTAATTTATCCATATGATACCCACAAAAGTTGAATATTCTTTGGAATACAAACGGGCGATCGCCACTTTAGCGGAACACTTGAAAGACTCTGATTTTATTAGTATTGTCGATTTGCCACAACTTCTGGAGAGCAATGTATTTCCTTGGGATACTTTGGTTGAAAGGTTTCCGCAAGCTCAAGAAATTGTCCGCGCGGTTCAATCGGAACTTAATTACGAACTCAGTATTAATCAATGCTGCAACGCCCTCAATTGGTTAGACAAATGCGATCCAAGCGAATGGCAATATCTACTGACCGAAAAGTCAAAAAGCCCGATAAATTTTAACTATCGGGCTTTTTGACTTTTTCATTATTTTTTTTAGCGGATGAAGTTTTGCGTTGCACAACCTGTATGTCACTTAAATATACTAAAATGACAGAGGTAGGTGCAGAAATGCCCCTATCGACTCTAACAAATTAGCAGCAAAAAAATGGATAATCTCGAAAGCCAATTAACAGAACATCACAAGGACAACGAGTTCACAGTGAAACCCGTTGATCTCGAAGAGATGATAGACAGTGCAGAAAGAGAAGAGCAGGTCTTTTTCGGCAAGGCAATGATTGTCTGCTATCAATTACGATCCGGTTTTACTGTAATGGGCATAAGTTCAGTAGTCAATCCTAAAAAATTCGACATCGAACTTGGACGACAGGTTTGCAGAAAACACGCATTACAGCAGCTCTGGCCGTTAGAAGGTTATGTAGTCCAACAGAAATTATTTAATCATCTACGCGCAGAGGAATCAGCTTAATTTAAAGCGATTTGATTCTTCAACTAGGACTCCTACACCAACTGAGTACAGTATGGTGTAGGAGTATATCACCGGATAAAGTTTTGAAGTTCTGCACTACACAACCGGCGAGTTAACCTATGTGCGCGGATCGGAGTAATCTAATGGCTCGTCAGATTCTGCTCCAGGCTGAAGCGCGCTCTACCAATCCGATCGTTCCAGGCTGTAGATCGCTCTACAAGAATTCGACCTTCCAGTATCGCGACTTGACGCTCACTCAATCCATATTCTTTTGCCGTACCTGGTGGTAAAGTGTTATAGCAACCCGACAATCCTTTTGGAACCCAATAAGTCTTACCTAAAGCGACGGCGATGTACCGCCAGTCTTGTGGCTTTGGGCACTCTCTAAATTCGTACAACGTGCAAGTGAATCTTTGGTATTTATTCATGCTTTTTGAGCGATTGTGAGTTGGATTGATATTAAGATTCTTCGTTGTCGTCCCAGAAGTCTGGGTGCATTGTTTCATCGGCTTGAGCGAACGATACTATTTGGCGAATTAACGCTAATTCACCTTTGCCTATTACAAGCATTTTTCCAGAAAAACCAACAATTCTTTCCAATTCTTGAAGGCATTTAATCGCAAATTCGGCGATCGAAAAAGTTGCGACGTGCCGACCACTATCCTTGTGCAGGATCTGATAGGCTTCGCAATCTTCAAAAATTATTCCTTGAGGGCGGATAACGATTGCAAAGTTCTCAAGGGCGATCGCGGGAAGATACAAAACATTAATTTCGACTTTCTGTGCGACAAGTTGTTGCTCTATGTATGCCATATTTTTGCGGTGTTTAGAGTGGGTTAGTATGGCGAGCGATCGGGACAATCGATCGCCCGCTTTTGTCGTTAACTATTAATCGTTCGGAAATTCTTCATCGAAAATGTTAGTGTCTTGTATTGCCGAAATCGACGCTTTTTGAGTATCTGGCTTACCATTCTTTGCCTCTTTTTTTTGTGCTTGCTTCGCCAAGGCAGTGGCGCGTATTTTTTGTTTTCTCTCTATTTCTAGTTGTTGTCGCTCGATCGCTTTCTTTTTTTCACCGCGCGAACACTTGCGGGACTTTTCGATTAGGGGAGCCTTTGTGTAGCACCGATCGCACCAGTGATCAAAAGGTTGTGGTGGGAAACTTGGGAGCGATTTAGACTTCTTGTGGCACTTACTGCACTTACCAATCTTGTTGTACGAGCAAATTAGATCACCATTTTCAATGGTATAGTAGTCCTTGAATATAAAGACTTGCGATCCGTGCGTATACGATCGGGGGATATGGCTAATCTCTGAGGACTCGACTTCATAAACCAAGCGCTTGCGACCATCCGCTTTAGTCGTCCACATTTTTAAAGTAGCAACTATCGGAGTATATGATACTTCCTCTACTTGTGGGCATACTGCATTTACATCGTCCATGATTGTTTCTTTGATTACAACTACTTTTGAAGTATAACACAATATACTTTAAGTGCAATCTTATAATGATATAATAGAAATTAATTTACAAAGGTTAAAATGATGCGACCAACATACAATATTAAGATGACTAATTGGCAGTCCCGATGCGTGGAAACCATCGAAGCTGGGTTACTAGAGTATAAGGCTCAGCAAGCTTCTTTAGATGTAGATGTCGATCACCAGCAATGCAAAAAATGGATTTCTGTAAACAAGTATCCATTTGGGCTTAGACAAAATCATCCTTACGACGTTTGGAGGCAGGAAATAAAAATACTCGACGAGTTCTTTATGCTTAGTATTACATTTGAAAGCTATAAGGCGTGGCGTAATGCTTACAAGAAGCCTCGCAAATCAAAGCAGAAAAACACCTGTGACAAAAATCAGCTAACATTGTTTTAGATGCAAAAAAGGGGCGATCGGAATTAACCGATCGCCCTTTCTTTTTTAATCAACTACAACAGATGTTTCTTTCTCCCGATGTAACCTGATTATCTTTGAAAACAACTTGTCAGCCGTCTCAATTGCTGAAAGCTTTAGCAAATTGCGAGCGATATATCGATCTTGCGGTGATAATCTGTGCTTGCGATCGATCGCCACGAGTTCCGCAACTCTATCTTCATAATTCGTACAAGAGTGCCGCAAATGAGCTTTCATCATTTCTGGTGTCACCTGTTCTACAGAGGTGTCCCAGTAAATCGCGGTAGCTTGCAAAAAATCGACGAGTTGTGGGATGCGCCGGATCGTGGATCGAATCCGCACTTTCTGAGCCCAATCGACAGCAAGTTTAGTTCTTTTCTTCCACGTTTTTCCCATAATGCTACTTTTGCTGTTTCCGTCTTTGCCCCTTACCTTGTCTAGTGTGAGTGCGAGGGACTGTTACCTCAATTTCTTTAACTGAGCCCCCAAGCTTGTCTTTTTTTGCGACGCGATCGAGCAAGCGCAATACGCTGGCGGCTTCTTCGTGGGTCCTGTATCCAAGGATTTTATAATTTGGCATTACTTCTTGACCATTCCCCGTATTTGGTTTTGATTTCTCTAGAATACTTCGCAAACAGTCGCGGATCACGTTGCGTCCATTCAAATTCGCGCCCTGTGGTATACCCTCGGAGTAGATAAGAAGGGTATTTGCCAAGTCCTGGGTCTTTCTCGTCGCTTCTGCCCTGGTATAGGTGCAGATGTACAACACCCTTCTCGTCGATGTAATCGCGATCGATCCGTCGTATTACAATTCCAATTGTTTCACCGGAAGTGTGATGCCGCACAGTATCTCCTTCTTTGTAGAGATATTCTGGATCTGGTTCTGGTGGGACTGTGTTCGCTTGACAGCCCCACATTTGGCATTCTGGTGTGCCACAAGATTGCTTACAGTTCACGATCGTTGGCGACAGGCATCAAGCATTTATCGGAGTCACACGCGGCAGGTCCGTCAGCTTCTTCGGAAGAAGTGTACTTAGATATTGCTTCGTAGAAATCAGTGCAAATGCGACGCGATTCTACTTCTTTGCAAAGTTGGTTGTAGGTTTCGCGGGAGATCGGCTCGAATGGCATTCGCGGGAAAGTTTCGTATTCGTCGAATCGTGCTAAGATTGCCGCCGAGACATAACCTTCATTTTTTTGAATCGCTTCATAAATAAGTACCCCCAAGTCTTCGGTTTCGTGGTCTCGCACTTCGATTGTCGCCGATGTGTTGTGCCTCGTGTAAAACTTCTGCACCTGCATATAGAAGTCAAACTGAGTCGAAGCCGAAAACTTACTGATGTCGATATCTTGAACGCCGGCGCACATGGCCCAAGCAGTCTGGGTTGGGACTTCGATTAACCATTCCGTACAACCCTCGTCAAACGGATCGTTGAGCAGTTGTCCGTTTTTATCTTTGTCTGATTGTGCGGGTACGACAGAATAGCCACAGTCGATCGCCGCAAGCGCGATCGGGTGATTTTTGCCGACGGTAATTCTCCGAATAAACAGTGCACCTTTTGGTGGATGCCAACCAGGGGACGCCCCGGTAAGCAAGCTCTTTGTTCCAGCAGGTTGAACCGTAGTGCAGCGGTTCGGGCATTTTAAGTTGTGTTTTTCACAGTAATCTTGTACCGTTTTTTCGACAATTTCGCGCCAACTTTCCAGAAAAATCCGCTCTAGATCACGGTATAGTGTTCCGAAATTCCACCCGGTTTCTTGTTCGTAATCGTCAATTTCAACATTAAACTGCGCGCAGATTGCTTCGATCACCGAGTCTATGCGTTTGATCTTATAAAAGTTGGGGCGACCTGCTTGCCACCACCGAAGCCAATCTACTCCAAAACCCTGGACAAAAAAGTCGAACAACCCTGTGAAAGATACGCCGATGATCGGATCTAATTCCCGACTTTTTTGCAACCTTGGGTGATCAAATTCGTGCTGTAAAAAAGCTGCGACGATTAATGCCCCAGCTTTGAATGCGTTGATTTGTTCTTCTAGATTTTGTGCGTCTATTCTGTTGAGATGTACTTCAGATAAGTTGCACATAAAGTCAGCACCTATTATTTCTCCGCAGGGGTTTAAACCCATACGATTGAGACGATGGTTCCGCTCTTCTCCACTCATATCTGGCAGATATTCCTTGAACCAAGTTTCTTGTTCTCCTTTTTTACAAGCTTCTAGAAATTCGGTTCTGGAGAGTTGATTCCATAGATCGCTATTCGCACGCGCCAAAGCTTCTCCAGCCCACTGGATCGCCCCTTCTCCCGATTTGTGCTGCTTTTTTACAGCGGTAATGCACTCTTCTAGCGTTGGTGCGCGATCGAAAATTCGGGTGTGGTTTGCCATCCGAAGCGCGTCTCGCTTCTGGTCTATTTTCCAGTTTCCGCTTTCATCTTGATCCCATAGGTTGTCTTTCGCTTCCGAAGCTTTTTGATCGTTACGAGAAAATTGACGAATTCCGGCCGTTCTTCGTATGTTCCCAGCCACGACCACGATCGCCGCTTCATCAATCAGTAGGCAACATTCGATCGAGTCGAGCTGGCGATCGGTCGCGTGGTTGAGAATTTCTGCAATGCGGTAAAACAGATCGGGTAGCTTAACGGGATTTGACACCCCTCCAAAACCTTTGAGTTTTTCACCGGCAGGACGTACTGAACTTAGATCGACGTAAACTTTGACTCGCTTTGTGATGAAACTTGTATCAAACGCTAAGTCGATCAATGCTTGATAAGCTGTCGCCCAACCCTTGCGACTGTCGCCGACCCAGATGATGGTAGAGTAATTATTTTGCGTCGTCTTCGTTTTTTCTTGACGCAAGTGCGACAGCATATCTCCGATTTCAGCGCATATCTCAATGTCTAGCTTATTTCTGACTTTCGGTAGATGTTTGATACACTCTTGCGATAGTACCGCCCCAGTTCCGCAGCCCATCATTGCCAAATCCATCAACAACCCAAAAGTGTCGAGATGGTTTACTTGCAAACTGGTGCAGTTGTAAGCACCGGGAAAATTTACTTGTTCCTCGATCCACGGTCTACCGCTCGTCCACAAGCTGCGACCGGACGCTAGGCACTTAAAGCTGTAGTGCTGCTCGATAATTAATTCTGTCTCTTTATCGGTAAGCTTTCCCAGCTTTTTGATTCCGGACACTGTTCTTTCGGTGACCTGCTCCCAGGTTTCTCGCTGTCCACTCTGATTGTGGCTATACGATCGAAAAAAGACTAATTCGGCATTGGGCGCATTTTCTGGAAACATTGACATATTACTTTTTCCTTTTATCTAAATCCAGTTAAAACGGTAGCTCTAACTGGGTGTAATTGGATTTAAACCGCTTTCTACGCGAAGGATTCTGCTTGATATCTTCCCATCGCTTGTTGCTAAGAATTGCGGAAATATTCGGACGCGAAACTTGAAATTTGTTGGCGATCGCTTGATGCGTATATTCTCCGGTTTGCCCCATTTTTTTGATTTGCAGAATCTGCTTTTTATTCAGCTTTGTGCCTCTAGCTCCTATTTTTTTCTTGTGTGTACCGTGCCTGATTTTGTCTGCTATATTTTCCGCTTTTGTCCCCCATCTGAGATTGGTTAAGCAGTTGTTAAGTCGGTTTCCGTCGCGGTGACACGCTTCGTAGTCGAGACTTGGAGGATCGCCAATAAAAGCTAAAAGTACCAATCGATGTAGCGCTTTCGGCTTTGTTCTTATTTTCGCATAGAAATAACCATCACTTAGAATAGCGCTAGGTTGTGGATTTCCGTGCAAGAAAACATTTCCAAATATATCGATCTCGTATTCGGGAGCGTATGGAATTGGTTTCTGGAATAAAGAGGGCTGTAGCATCTTTTAAATTGAGCGACTACGCGTTAAAAGATTAACGTATTTCGGAATCCGATCGCACCTGATTTTCTTGGCGATCGCCAGCAGCACCTTCGACACAGATCGCCAGATCCATGTCTAGCGGCGGTGGAGCAATTCGCGATCTTACGTTAGCGAAGCCCTCGAAGAGGATCGCCTGTTTTGTAGAGGGCATTATCGTGAACGCCGCAACGAACACTTCTGGCTGGACTTCACTCAAACAGCTAGCCGCGAAAATCTGACCGTCTTTGTAGCTAGTTTCGGCAATAGCTTGCAAGTCGTTAATTCGCTTAAACAACGGGTTTTCTGCGTGTTCGACCGCAAGTTTAATTTTATCGAGATGTCCTTTTTCTGAGACAAGCTGCAACAAGTCTCCGACTACCTTGGAATCTTTAGGCTTAGCGCGTACCAAATCCTTTGCAGGAACCTTCACACTTGTACCGTCAAGGCAAAGCACTTCGACAAGTTCCAAATCCCCTGGTTCGTAGCCCTGCACAACTACCGTATGTCCGTACAGCGCTTGATGATCGCCTCTGACAATTGCAGCTTCGTGGAGACGGGCGATCGGTTCGTCTGTGAATTTTTTCTGCCCTCGGAGTAGCAGTTTTTCTTCCCCAGAACCGTCTATCCGCACAATTACGCCGTCAAGCGCTTCGTCCTCTCCGTCAATGTGTTCGACGACCACGCCTCGCATGGTTTTATCAAATTCTACGCGATCGTCAACCTCTGGCAGTGTAAATCTTTTAACCAAATTCCCAATCCTTGCGGGGACGAGATCGTTCTTGGGATCTGTTTCGTTCGCTACCTGTACGTCAGATACTACTTCCTCCAAGATGGCGATCGCGACCTGTCGGCGACGTTCTACTTCTGTCGCTCGGACGTTCGGCTTGGAGTAGGAATCAGGCAATTTTGTTATCAGTCCAAATCCGACGCCCAAACCAACCTCCGAGAAGATGGTGCGTAGTGCGTTTTCCGTTTCCACTGGGCGATCGAGTTTTCGCTCCCATTCGACCAATCGAATACCAATTTCGATATCGGCTCGAAAACTCTTTTTCAGTTCCCGGCGCATAAATGACTGGAGTTTTTTTTCTTCTCCCGATGCGGCCGCTTGCTCCTTGATTTCGCTGTAGAGATGTCCGATATTTAGGAAATACTGGCGAACCTCGTCTATTATATTTGGAGCCTTCTCCAGCATATGGACATTGAGACTGTCGATCGCCAGCTCCCAATCTTTGCCCATATCGATCTCTTTTGTGCCGTCAACAGAGGGGGGTTCTTGAATATCCAGTCTTTCGTCGCTCATAAAAAAAACTCGGTAAGTGGGAAACTCGGTGGCTTAAACCGAGAGGGAACCATGTGTGCGTTTATTACAGCTTTACAGCAGATGCGCGATCTCTAGGAGGTCTCGCATCTTTTGTCCGCCGCGATTGATTTCGCTTGCGCCCTAAATCTTCATTGAGAATCTGGCTAATCAGCGCAGCAATCGTCAAATCACGTCGCTCAGCTTCTGCCGCTAAAAACGGATACAGCATCTCCATGATCTCGACTGTTACTTTGGTTGCTATGTATTTAATTTCTTGTTGAGGCATCGCGTTACTCCAAACTTTACGACATTTTGATATCTACCAAGATAGCGCTTATTCCGGTTAAGTGCTATTTCGTAACAAAACTTAACAAATTGTCCTGTTTTGTTCGCTTTGCGACGGATTAATGGTCGGGGCACGACTCAAACGTCCTTGCCGACAACAGGATACTTGATTATAATAATGTCAGCGAGGTTAGCTATTTTGTTTTGCAACTTGAGAGACGGCGTGTAAAGGCTTAGAAGGGTTTAGCTTAAAATGTTTGGAAATTATAATGACTTAATCTTGGTTCTGCTTATTCTGGGGCAAGTTGCAACAATTTACTTGATTGTTTTAAGTCGATCGGAATCGGATAGTAAAAAAAATAAAATATTAATAACGAACAATACAAAGCTCAAAAAAGAAAATAATACGCTTCGATTTTCAATTCCTCGACTAATACAACTCGCGGAACAAATTGTTGACAATGATAAAGAGCGAAAAATACAAGTACAACAGATTCAAGGATATTTAGGCGAGGTTCTTGAGATTAGTAATCTAATAGGATTCGACAACAAAGATTTAAGTGCTGCGGACGTTATTGAAGAATTAAAAACGAAAATTAAATGGGCTGAAGAAACAAGAAAATACCAAACGAATCAAAATGAACGCGATTACTATAACCCAGAATAATGAAAGCACATTTTTTAGCGAATTTTGTAATTGTGTGTGTTGCTTTTTCGGCAATACTTTCAATCTTAAGTCACATAGGACTAACTTGGACTGACAAGGTTATCCCGATTGGTATGTACACGTTGTGGAGTTCTCTCGCGGTAGGCACTGTTGCCTCCGGGTTGCTAGCAAGAAATTTAGATCAAAATTTATTAATTCCTAAAACGTATTTAAATTACGTCTTAATGGGACTTGCTACTACTCAAGTCGTTTTTACTGTAAATTACCATCTGCTTATTTGGAGTGACAGATTGTTTCACGAAGGGCTTGTACCGGCTATTGTAGGACTTTCTACGACGGTGCTAACTTTGACGAATTTTGGGAATTCAAGAACTCAAAAATCAGCGAGTTCTTCACAAGTTACCGAAAAAATAGACACGTGAACTACCAGACACTGACCGCTTAGGCGGTACAGTGCTGGCTTCTTGTCTCAACGGGAACAGCGTCTAACAAGACCGAAATCTTACTCTTGGCGACTTACATCCCCTCCACAAGCAGAAGCGCTAGTTCCTAACGTCAGAATCCGCAAGGCTTCATTTCTTATATTGATTGCCGCGTTTATATCACGGTCATGATGCGTACCACAATGCTTACAAGTCCATGCTCTAACATCAAGAGGCAAAGTATCGACTCGATTTAGACAAACATGACAAGTCTTGGATGAAGGAAACCATCGATCGATCTCGATATATATCTTTCCTTCACTCTCAGCCTTGTACTTAAGCATTGTTAGAAACATTCCCCAGCCAACATCACTTATCGCTTTGGCTAGATTGTGATTCCGTACCATACCTTTGATATTTAGATTTTCTACGGCAATAACTTGGTTTTCGTTTACTACCTTGCGGGATAGTTTGTGCAGAAAATCTTCACGGCATCTAGCAATTTTAGAATGGACTTTCGCCACTTTTAATTTTGCTTTAATGCGATTGTTGCTACCTTTCTTTTTCTTTGAGAGCTTTTGCTGTTTCCGTTTTAGGTTTCTTTGATGCTTGATAAAGAATCTGGGATTGTCGAACTTTGAACCGTCACTGGTAATCACAAAGTGAGTTAGCCCAACATCAAGGCCAACTGATTTATCAATTGGCACTGCTTCGGCTTGAGCTTTGCCATCATCAATCAAAACAGAAACAAAGTATTTGCCATCAGGGTTACGAGACACTGTGACAGTTTTAATAGTTCCGTCAAAAGTTCTATGTAGTTTGCAATACACTAAACCAATCTTAGGTAGATTGATATAGTCATCTTCAAACTTAACATTTTGGGGATAACTAATCGACTGTCTACCATGCTTAGATTTGAATTTTGGCGGCATGGCACGTTTATCGAAAAAGTTTTTGTAGGCTGTCGATAGATTCAATGCTACGACTTGCAGGCATTGAGAATAAGGTTCTTTCAGCCATTCAAATTCTTTCTTGAGATTCGGTAATAAGCCTTGTATGTACCCCCTAGTTAGTCCCTTACCAGTATTCTTATATGTCTCTTGGCAAAGATTCAAGGCATAATTCCAGAACCATCTACAACACCCAAAAGACTTCGCAAGCAACGTTTCTTGCCCGCTTGTTGGATATATTCTGTACTTATACGCTTTATACATTTATCGAGAATATCGAATACTGATAAGATTGTAACATATACAGAGAAGTATTGATTCGCTGTCGCTCAATTTTATTTTCTGGCTCGTTTTCATCCTGTCGCTCACCTGAGTACAGGTAGAGCGCGGGACTTCCCACTCACGTTAGGAATGAGAATTAAATAACTTCCACAAGTTTGTGGGATGGGCGTCCCGCCCGTCCTTTTTAGACGGGCGGGACGCCCATCCCACAATAACAATTAAAATTGTAAGTTATTTAATTCGAGATCCTTAGTTAAAATCGTTGAATTTGATTGAGTTTTAAGGGGCTTTTGATTATACTACAACTGTAGTCAATCACAGGTTCAACATGGACTTTAGTGCCGTTCTTTTTCATTATCGGGAATCCCAGGATGCTTTTTGGCAAACGTGGGGGTTTCTGTGTAGAAGCTATTTGCTTTTACGAAAATTCAACCCCTTGCTGGGCGACGGTATCGCCGTCCTGGGAGGGATCGTCGGCTTACTGGCCGCACTCGAACTTTTCAGCTTGATATCAAAGCTATTTAGCGAAAAATATGTCACGGCGGTCTGCAATCTCCAAAAGGGAATATGCAAGATTTTGAAGTGGCTTTTTCGCCAAATCAAGACAATCATGAAGCACCTCGCGACACTGTGGGGCGTTTTGAGAAGATCGATCGCCCCTGATGCTATTACCCAAACGGTTGACCGACAACAGTTGGCGATCGAGTCACGAACACTCTTACTTAAAGTGTTGGACACCGATGCCCGTCACCGCGCAGAGATGCGAAGACTACTCAGAGAAGCAGATATAAAGCTGCAACTTTTAGGTTGTAGCGCACAGGATTGTTTGATCGCGAAAGCGATGACTCAATCGAAAGGTAGGACTATCAAAAAGTACGCTCAATCTATTCTAGAAATGAGTAGTAGTCTGTCGATATCTGGTTGATAGCTAATACAAAGAAACCGCCGGATCTAAATTTAGATCCGGCGGTTTCTTTGTATTCAACTCCCCAAAACTCTTCCAGCCGCTCCTCGAACCAGTCCACCCAATACAATCCGAAAAGACTGTACGTTCAGCCCAGGTAGCACTTTTAACTTAGTCCCAGAATTGATACCTCCTGCGATCGATATCGGGATTTTTTTACCCCAAGGGTGCATTTCTAGGAACGCGGTTTCGGGATTATTGATTATGTTGAGCAGGCTGTCGCAGATCGCCCGTACATCTTTACCCTCTTGGGCGATCACAGTCACCTCAACAACTTGATCAAACGTGTACACCGCGTCCCATTTAAATTCGTGGCGGTTCGCAGCCTTTACCCATTCTGGTGCGACCACGTACTGACGATTCTGTTCTTCGATCGCCATCAACGCAATTGAAGGTATGGAGCTAACTTGAAAAATTTCACCCGCAGATTCCACTTCTGGCGCGAACGAGAAAATCAAAACACCTCTAGTATTTGGAATGTTCGGGGAGTTTAAAAGAATTCTCGATTCTTGTACTGTCGCGGTCACTACGAGCGCATCAGGAGCCAGGAAGAGTGGATTCATGATTTTGTCTTTAGCAATCCCTGGTGGTAAAGCTAAGCTGATACCGTCGTCGGCTACGATTACCGTGCGAGTGAGCTTCACCGGTTCCTTCAGGCGATCGGGGAGTGCGAAGGTTAATGCGTAATCTACAATATCCGAAATTGCAACACTGTAGCCGAGCTTGATTTCGGATACGAATGGACTGCCCAATAAGGCGTCAGGAGTGTCGATCGCCAGCAGTGTTGTTGTAGTTTCCACAGGCGTCGTGACAATTACTGGCAAGCTGTAGTGATCGGGAATCTGTTCAATTTTTAGTCGAAATTTAACAGACCCGCTCCACATCGGCAGCGTTTCTCGAATTTCTTCGCAGCTAACAAACGTAGGTGTCTCTGTTTCAATCCACTCACCTAAGTGGAAAGTCATAAATCGATCTGGCGGTTTGATAACGGCGACACTCACCCAGCCTTCGCTCGGTACAACTTGAAAACCCCGAAAATTGTATCCGAGCCTCGCTTTGAGTTCCGGTGAAGTTAGATAGCCAACTAGAGATTCAGGTGTTAAGCTCCAACAGAAAAACCCGCCGGGTGCCACCCAAGGCTTTAGGTTTGCCGTGGCCGTGGACTTTTCTAAATTTAGGACGTGTACCAGTTCCATCAAAAACACTACCAAATTTCTTCTGCTTCGTCGAATTCGCGCAGATACTCGGGCACGCCGCTACCTACTGGTTCAAGGACTTCGGGTTTGACAACAAGTGAGACTTGCGCTTCAACCTCTTGTTGATTGGCTTCTAGGATGCGTTGCTTGGGGGTTTTTCGTTGAAACTTGTTCAGGATTTCACCGATCTTAGCGCGGGCGATCGCCATTGTGTTCGTCGCGTCTACATTCTCGTCTATGCTATCTGCCTCGACCGCAGACGCAATCAAATTCTGCGACTCTGCCTCAACAAAGGAACCAACAGGCGCAACCGCCGTGGCATAGCTTGGCAAACAGTTGGCGATCGCCTGTTCTCTGGGAATTCCCATCTCCACTTGTTTTTGAGCATCTTCGCTCGATCTTGTTAGCTGCTGCCGTATCGCATCTGCAACAGCTCGAACTATAGGTGCTTTTGCCATGTTCCGAGCAGCACTCGCCGCTGCTTCCGTGCCAGTAGTCCCGACTTTCCCGCGCTGGTCTTGTACCATCGCCTCTTTGATGATTTGCTCCGGCACACCGCGCAGCTTATGCCCGAAAGGAGCGAAACGAGAGCCAAGCTCCTCACCCGATAAATACTCTTCCCACAAGAGCTGGGCGATCGGGTCGGGGTCGCTCGATTTCAATTCGCGGATTGTAGACTTAACATATCCCTCTGGCGAATTAATATTAACGCACTGTTGAGCATACATTATTAGTTTATAAAAGAAATCTCGTTGTTGAGGCTGGTTAACCGAACTGAACTGCACGGAAGGTTGAGCCTGGTTAACCGAACTCAACCGCGCGGAAAATTGATCTAAACCTTCAATCTCTGTAGTTGAACCAACAATCTCTTCTTTGTTTACAGGTGTGAGGAAAATCTCTTCAACAACAACCTCTGTTGCTTCTTGTTCTGAATCATGGGCGATCCGATCTTCTTTCTGATTTTCTAAAGGGGTCACACCCTCTTTTCTTATTGTTGGCTTTGGTTTATGTGCGCGCGCGTCTTGAGGGTGTTGATCTTGAAAAACTTCTTTTGAATATGTATTTTGATATGATTTGTCCGCAGTCAGCAAATCGATTTGTTCACTCTCGACAAATCGATTTGTTGGATATGAACAAATCGGTAGCGGCGGGCGTTCCAGCACCTCAGCCAGCTTTTGGTAATTAATCGCGTAATATTTGCATTGGTCGTGCTTGTTGGCTCGAAGCTTTTTAACAATGATGAGTCCGATCGCCTCAAGTTTGGCGAAAATTCGGCGAAGTACCCCGCGAGTGGCCCAGACGAAGTTCGACAACCAGTCGATATATTTTCCGTGAGTTTCAGCGCTGATAATTTTGTCCGCGTCTGTGCAGGTGATCGGGTTGCGGATATATTTCACACCGTCTATCACCGTACCTTCCATCTTGGTATTCTCGATACACCACTGAAGCTTAGAAAAGACAACCGACATCTCTAGACCGAGAACCGACGAAAGGTCGTCCTGGTAAAAAGAAACTTTTTCGGTTTCGCGCACATTTCCCGCTAACTGTAGTATCATGGGGGTAAGTATTTAAATTGGTTTACATAGGAAGTACGACTTGCGGGTCGGCTTCCTATTTTTTTGAGTATATACGACAATCCAGATTTGTGCTACCGTCCCACACAAATCGCAACAGGGGCGGGCCGAGGCGCAAAACCCAAGAGATATGGCTCGAACGCTTGGTTTTTTTCGATAAAATATTAGTGATCGATCAATGCGTCGCGCGATTAGATATAATGTGCGTATCGTTTTGAGATGCTACCTGCATCGCTTATGTTTTACATCAAAAAAGATAAAGCATTCGCGAAGTCGTGGGCTTTTGATCGCTACCGAGAAGTCAGGAACTCAGGGCTAAAGCCACTGAGCTTGTAAGACGAAAGTTGAAGCAAGCTATTCTGACCAGCCTAAGTCTTAACTGACTACGTTTTTTGAGTCACGACACCCTGGGATCTTGCTAGTCCCCTGCCTTGTCATTTGCAGTTAAACAGTTTTAAAGTCACTGAAACAGTGCTGCAAATCTAAAAAGCTTTTAAAACATTGGCGTTCGCTTCGATTTAAAGCGAACATTACCCCGAAAGGGAGGCTCCAAAAGAGCAAACATTATGCGTACAGGGTTGTGAGATTTGAGGTGGTAACTGTCCTGCCGAAAGTACATTACAAAAGTACACCAAGTCAAGCAACTCCAAGGCGGTAATGGAAAGATTCAAGGCGGGCGGTTGAAACCGCCGAGTTGTTTTCCTCTCAGGGTTCAAGCCACTGAGTTTCCCACTTACCGAGTTTTTTGTGAACACTCAGCTAGTGGCTTCGACTTTACTAAGTCAACCGATATCCGATATCTTTTTGGAAGATTTTGTCGCGCTTGGCACTCTTATCATTTGCTTCGCTTTTAACGGAAAGAACCTAACGTGGGCTGAGTTTGACGTTAAGACTAAAAGTGCGCGCAAACAAATGTCGTCCTGCGTATTCCTAGAACCGTCACGCGTAATTTAAACGCAGTCATTAAAAAGCACCCGCACAATTATATATTGTGCGGGTGCTTTTTATTATACCATTACAAACAATTGACGCAAATTAAAAGCGGGCGGGCGATCGCTTTTTAGATGTTAACCTTTTACTCTACTTCTGGCGATCCGTAACCGTAACACTTGGTGTATTTCCCTTTACTTGCTCGAAGGCGATCGCTTTCAAGCAAAAAGGTTTCAACGTCATACGGCGATTCGAGTGTACCCCTTTTGCGGGCGACTACATAATCTTGACTCGCCCAGTAGTCAGCCATTGCTTCGGCTACGAGGGTTAAGTCGTAGTTTTCGTTAGGGTGAATGTGCAGACAGGTATCAAAATCAGTGGGTTCGAGTCCTATGTACCCGCTTTCAGCAACATCTTGCTTTACTTTCTCCAATAATTTCTTGGTTGTTGCGTTTACTTTTAACAAGTAAGGCGAGCCTTCAACTTTTTCGTACAAACGAAAAGAAATGTCTGACAATCGAACGTGCGCTAATAATAACATATCGGTTCCTAAGAGTAACTACTTCTATAATATACTCTAACTAGGTACAACCGTCAAGCAGTAGTGTAAAGCCAAATATTGTCTGAATCCGATCGCCCGCTCTTAAATAAAAGCTACGCTATCTGTATACCAATTTTAAATAAAAAAGCGGGCGATCTAATTAATTTAATTAGATCGCCCGCTCTCAAATAAACCCCAATCTATATGTCAGTCACCGGACGAAGTTTTTAAGTTCTGCACTACACAATAGGTAAGTTAGGTTATCCGCCTGTTCTTGCAGGTAAGAACTTCTTGAAAGTTTGTAGATGTCTACATCAATTTCAATGAAGTCCGTTGCCTGTTTTACGTGATTCATTCCGCAGACAAGACTACCCTTCTTTATCACATGGTATTCAAATTCTCCCCCAGAAATCTCTTTCACGAGAACTTTCCATGAGATTTTACAGATTTTTTCATCTGTTTCGCAAAAAGGTCGGCTTTGCTCTTCGTAAAGCTGTTTGATCGCTTGACGATAAACCGCGTCGTAGTAATCAGGCATTGTTTTCTCCTTTGTATTTTTGTACTGCAATTATACCACAAGCGTAACACAAAAACAATATGAATTAATTTAATGTGTGCTACATTTTATTTCGTAATAAAAAGCGGGCGATCTAATTAAATTAATTAGATCGCCCGCTTTTTTTGTTTACCATTGATTCTGCATAGTTGCTTCTGCATATTCGCTCTCAGAGAATAGGTCTCCTTTATTTTGGAGGTCGTCTACCCAGATTTGGATGAGCGATGACCCATATTCCTCGGCGTCTTCATCGCTTTCCTCGATTGCATACGACCACTCTGTACCGATAGCGGCACTAGGACCGTGAATCGAGCAGTACCGGGTTTCTGACCCGATGATTCGTTCAAATCCATCCTTGGATTTGAAAGTATACACAGATATCTTGTCTCCATTTTCCGCAGTCACCTGATAGAAGGCAAACTGTTTCGTCATTGCTTGTGAGTTCATGTCGTTACCTTTGGTTTGTTTGTACTACAATTATAACATAAAGTAACACAAGACAACATAAATTAATTTAATTTGCGTTATATTTTACTTCTTAATAATAAAGCGGGCGATCGAATTACTTTAATTCGATCGCCCGCTTTTTACTAACCTTTCGATAGACTTGTAGTTTTTGATTTTAATTAATTGGATTATTCCGATCGCCCTCTAATTCTAAACGACGTTTCTCGACAAGCTGTTTATACTCTTTCGTTAACCTACGTTCTTCGCTGGCAGCAACAAATGCGATACTTCCCGCCGAGGTCAAGGCTATTACTTCCGGTGAAGGCTTACCCCCTGTTATTACTAGCATTGCGCCAATCCCGATCGCCACTTGTGTTGATTGTGTTAACAGAGAGTGCAGTCCAGATTCCGCTACTTTTTCGATATTTTCTCGATCGCGCATAATTTCTCCTATTTTAATATTTGATCGGTTCTGGGTCTTTCATTATTTGTCGATTGCTGACCGTGATAATCAACTTGATATCTTTTCCTTTCAGGGGAGGTCGCCGATCGCACGTCTGTTTTAGCCATTTGGGGCTGTCGTCCACGATCAACTTAGATTCCACCAATCCATCGAGCAACATTTTTCGAGACGCTTCTAAATTGTCGTCGTCCGTGCGATCGTCTACAAAAAATAAGAAATTAATCCAAACGCGCTCACGATACTTGATTAAGTTTTTATTTTCTACGAGACAGATCATTCTGCTAGCCCATACTCGCTGCTGCTTGTCGAATTCACTTGTTCTGTTGGTTCCCTTGAAACCTCCGGGCGATCGGCACTTAAAAAGTGAGCGCATTTTCAGCATTTCGTTCATAGTCGGAGGAATTTCGCTCAGCGTGAAATTCTGGACTAAGTGCGGGATGTTGACGATTTGGAAATCTTTTTTACTTGTTCTTTTTGCCATTTTTTAAAAGGAAGCGCAGGCTTGCCTGTCGGAGAGCAAGACTGCGCTTGTTTGTTTATTGTTGCTGGGCGATCGACCGCCTGTAAGCTTCGTACTCTTTTTCGACTTTGTTGAGCTGGTAGTGGCAGTCTTTTTCGCTAGTAAACGCTTCTTTTAAAAAGCCCTTGTAAGCGTGTTCTTGCTGAGCTTTTTGTGTCGCTTGTTGGATGAACAAAACACGTAAATCTTCAACACCGAGATTTGAGATTTGGTGCTCCAAGACTGTGAGATATAGTTGAGACTCTAGTGAAAGGTGTTGTTCAGTCATTTTTACCTACCGTGATCTTGCGAAAAGTTGGGTCACGTAAATCACGAATCCGCTATCACCATCTTCGTCGCGCGCTGGATGCGACACAACTCCAATTCCGGTATGGGTTGATTCGACCTCTTCTATTGCTTCTCGATGTCCTTGGGTGCTAGCGATCCACTTTGCGAGCATTAACTCTGTTATCGATCGCCTGCTTTGGACTGTTTTGTAGTGATACGCAAGAACCTGAGCTGTTCCTAAGTTTTCCCTTATTTCTTTAAACCCAAGTTCTCGCACTTGTTCCGCTCGTTCGATGAAGCCAGAATGACCTATTGTGCCACCCCAGTAATCGGTGTCGCACAACCACTGACTGTGTTTTCTGGCTATACCACTAATCCCAGACACCAACTTCAATGGGGGTAGTCTTAAGCCGGTTCGGTGTTGGTTTACAACATCGAAGACTTCAGTCTCAAAGCTAATGTCTGGTTCTGGAACTTTGATTTCCAGCGGGCGATCTGTTACAGGCTCAGGAACTGGAACTGGAAACGGATTAAAGAAATTGAGAAGTGTGTTCGTCATGACTTTGATGTTTCTATCAATTGTTGTGGTTTACAAAAAATCCCGTTTGCAGCGACGATCACGATTCGATCGCCTGCTTTGCGTTGAGAGGCTGGGTTCAGAAAAAAAACCCGTTGTTTGTGCTCGCAAAATCAAATTGAACGTTCAACTGTTTTGCGATTCTATTTCCTTGCTGCTCCGCCAGCAAAACCTTTCTCAGAATGTTTGAGTCGTCTATGGTTATTCCGGGTTCGGCTGTAAAAGAAACTGTTTCTTCTGACGTGTTGGTTGTTACGACAAATCCCAGTTTTTCAACTTCGTCTTGGATTTGACGAAGAACTGTCTTGACTAAATTGGGATCTTTTGTCTGAACTGGATATCGTAATCTGCCGAGATATTGCATTGTATTTTTCCTCTTAGTGCTTGTCATTATTTTTTTCCATCTTTTTCCGCTTCCTCTCTAGAACCGCTATCCCATTGAGGAGTGGAATAGCCTGGGAGGGCATGGATGGCTATCAGCAAAATCGTAAAGGTGATTATCAGAAGTCTTGACATCGAAGATATTCCTCTCAAAATTAAAGTCTGGTTCTGGAACTTTGATTTCCAGCGGGCGATCTATTGCAGACTCAGGGGTTGCAAACAGATTATAGAAAGCTATTTGATGACACGATCGCCACGTCCAGCTTCCACTAAAGAAAAAGCCTCTGGTTCTGAAATTCCAACACGGACGGGTTCGCCGTAGAAGTCTTTAACAAGCGTATAGCTTGTCGAGTATCTCAATATCGCCCCATCGTCGGGTCGGATGAGATTGTATTCGTAGTTTGGCGCTTCTTCTTCGTCGTACAACAGGCGGATTAATGCCCCGTATTCGTCGCTAAGGTTAGTCCCATCCAATTTCCAAGACTGGCGGTAGTCGTACCCAGTCCAGTTAGGTGCTTGGCGCAACCCTCTTTTGGGTGGTACGTTACTGTGCTTGCACCGGTCGTTGATCATACTTACTATCGTCACAAGCTTACCTTCGCTCGCTTCGATCGCCATTGGTTCGAGCGATCGCGCCAGCCTCGGATTTGACCTTCCGATCTCGTTCAGTCTGACTTCCGAAAACAGAGAGAAGCTCGGCGGCGTCGCCAATATCTGGTACGGCTTACCTCCGCCACGACGGATTTCTGCTCTTTGTAGTCCACGTCGCAGACATTCTGAAATAATAAAGTTCCGCGCCGATTCAGAGCTGTTGATATGCGACGACACCCACTCTGCATGAGAGCGTGGGTCTATAAACAGCGTTTCGCCGTCGTCATATACCTCGCAGTGTGGGATCAATGTGTCCTTTACATCATCTAAAAACATTCTTTTTCTCCGGTGAATCAAGATCGAATTGCAGATTGCGGCTTTGGTACAACTGTTCCAGGCTGTAATCTACACAGTCAGCCGCGACTAGGAATGATAAGTCAGAGTCTGTTGGGCGATCGCCCGAAACAAGGGCTTCGAGTCGTTCTACAGGGATTTTGATCTCCTGCGCCAGATCGCTTAGTTGGATATTTTTCAATATCTGGGCGATCGGTGGCGCCGGATTCAAAAACGGATCTTCTGTGATGTGTCGCCCGTGATGCTTAAAGTAATTGTTGGCGATGATCACCAACTCCTCTATGTACTTTGGCATCGTCACGCGCGCCATTGTTGCCAGAACTTTAAGAGCCGTTTTAATTCGCTCTGGCATCCGCACTTTAATTTCTGATTGCTTTTCTGTTGGATGTTTCACGAAGTTGTCCTTGTCCTTGTTCTTGTATCTGTAAGGCGGCATCCATTATATAGGCGTACCGACGAGCCATATCAGTCGCCTTTTCCCAGCAAGTACCCCAATTCCGAGCGGAGTCGAAGCTTATGCCCCAATGTTGAATTTCTCGGAGACACGCTTGTCGCCACGTTAGAGCGACGCGATCGCCAGTTCTAAAATCCCGCCCCCACTGGGCTAGTCGATCATACTTATGGATTCCGTAGAGCTTTGGAACCCATCTGTCGAAGAAATCTTGCAGATCCATTCGAGATCCCGGCTCCAATATTAGACTCATCAACGGACTCCGATCTTGCTTTGGTGTGGTTAGCATGGTGTTATCAGCTTTATGTCTTTTTCTCGCCCTTGGTTTAGTTGTGATAAACCAAGGGTGATTTTTTTATGGTAGTTGCTGGGAACAATAGTGTCAAGTGGGGTAGATTAGGGTAAATTTGGGTAGACAGGGTTGACAAGGGTGAAAGTCGCATATACAGTAGTAACTATCGACGTTTTGGTTTTCACATGATCGATAAAATTGTTTCAGGAATGGTTTCCAATTTCCGCGCTCAGATGGGAGCCGTTTTTACCGAAGGCAAGGGTCTTGCGATAAATCGGATTTCGCAAGAAGACGCCGTTCGCTTGCAAGCTCAAGCCCAAGAGGCTAAATCGGCAGTCGATCCTACAGTTGCCGGATTGACTGCTATGGCTGAGCGTATTCAGGCCGAGTCTACAATGACCGTCGCCGGCTTGAAATATATAGGCTCTGGCGCCGAAGCGTTTACTCGGCAGGTTGAGGCGGTAGCCGAACTTTCGGATGTGATGGTGGAAACTTCTCCAAGAGTTCAAGCCGCACTGTCTCGATTGAATGAAAATGTACAGGCTTTGGGGTCAGAGTACGAAGGGATCATGTCCGGTACTACTGACACGCAACAGGCGATCGCCCCCGCGCAGTCACAAAAAATGCTATTTGCCGTCCGCTAGGCTTAGCTTTCCTTTTTTCGGTTCGACCAGTAGTCAATTATCGAGGATTCAATTGCCATGAAAATGAAATATATAGATTTTGCACCAGTCACAGCGTCCGCCGTAGTAATCGGCATTTTAGCTTCACTCGCAAAGTGCGCCGTGAATCCGATCGCCTTGTATGCCGCAAGCGGTATCGCGGTGATAATTATTTCTCAAGCTTTGGGATTGAAATACGTCGGAAGTGTCTCCGAGTTGACTGGGGTGCGTCCTGCTGCGCTCAACTTTCATTTTTGTGCAAATCTATTAGTCGCAGCATTTGTACTAGCCGTCACATATGGAGGCACTGGTAACTAATATGTACGACCAAAAAAAACACGTTCAAAAAGAATGGCAAGTGATCGCCTGTGGCGCTCTCACGATAGCGACGATTGGTGTAAGTCTTTCAATCCCTGTAAAGCCTGGTGAAATTCCGATCGCCCGCTTACTTGCTTTCGCCACTTCAGGTGCATTCTTTGTCGCTGGTGCAGTCATAGAGAAAAGCAAAGAACCACTTGATCGCCAGAAAGCGGTAATCTCCGTAAAACAAAATAAACTATTCGTCAACTCTCAGGCGATCGAGACGGCGATTTTATTGGAAGAGCAGCGATGCGCGGGTGACAAAATTGTTGCAAAAACAGTTGGAGGTTCCTGATGTCTAGGAAGCGAGAGCCAACCGCAGCGGAAGCTAAAAAAATTCTCAAGTTGCTTGAGAAAGAAGATCCGTTCAAAGAAAATGGAGGCGTCGTCTACTTGGACGGAACCGTAACTTCAGAGCATAATCACGCGCTCTGTAGAAGCGCTATTTTGCTAGACCTCCAGTCTTACGATTGGAAAAAGGTTAAATTTTTGTGGATCTGCGCCGAACTTCCTGCGCCACCAGGATATGTTGACGATTGCTGTGGCGGTTGTGAAGACCGCGATACAGAGCGACTTAAACAGACAAAATCGGATTACGCCAAATTTGTTTCGACAGTTCCCCGAAAAGACTATGTTTCGACCGGACAAGCCGCGTGGTCAAAGCAGTTTGGAGTCCCGGTGGTAGTGTACCAGCGCGCTTACCCCAATCCCGCCAAAGGAGAAGAATCTGGGACTTGGGATATTTACGACCCGATCGCTTCCCAAAAAGAAAAGGCGATCGGCATCAATCTCGGTCAATTTTCAAAACTTGCGGGAATTGCCGCGGTTGAAGATTTTCAACACCTTGATACTGTTGCTCGGATCGCCATTGAAGAGCGCGATCGGCATGAATTTCAAATTCACCAAGCGTGGCTCAAATATAAATCAGCTTACGAGGCGGGATTGCATGACTGCGAAACTGCCTATCAACAGTTGGAGCGCGAAAATAAACTTCGAGATCGTCGGCTACAACAGGCGTTTTCTCAAATAAACCGATCGCCAGTCCCGCAGTCAGCCAGTTATCCAGGCGTCATTCCGCAAGTTATCCCAGATCAGCAGTTGATTCGTCAACCTGTGCGATCTGCTCATAACCAGCGACTGTCGCTGCCCCCAGCAAGTGCATCTATTTTAGAAAGTCCCATTTTTACCACGCCTCCCATTGAAGCTTTCAAATACGTGGAAGTTCTAGTGGTTTAGTGGGTTAGTGGTTTACTGGGCGATCGCCCAGAACGATCGCCCAGGTATTTCAACATATTCAGGTATAAAACGATGACTTGGAAAAATGGTATGGGACTGGTGACAGCGAATAGGTTATTTGAGAAATACGGCGTGATAATCACCCAAGATGCAAACACCAAAATATACGAGGCAACTTTGGGGGACAACGTAATTCAGCACACATCGGTTACTGGTATTGCATACACGGTTCTGGAAAAATGGTTTTCGCTGAACGAACTGGCTAAACGATAAAAACACATGAATATCACAACAATCAAAAAAAACTTGATGAAATCCTTTGGTGCTGAAACGGAGGCTCAACTCCATCTCCACCTCAAGAACACAGACTTCAAAAGTGAAGCAGCATTATTGCACGCGGCAGCGGTGGTGTATCTGTACCCTACGCGCTACGAGGTAAAAGATGATGCGTATTTACGTCTCATCGTAGACACGCATCAGGAAAGAACGCAATTGCTAGTGGATGCCCATTTCGGATTTGGGTATTACTTGGGTACAGATCCCAAGTATAGAGATTCGTGGCCGACGATAGAATCGTTGCATCCACTAGCAGTGTAGGGAGCTACAAATGCAGGAGTCAACAAAAGATAGATCGATAAGGATCGCCACCAATCTAGTGAAATCGAACGCTTCGGCGGTTGAATTTGCCGAACGTCTGACGAGGTGCAAGCACAAATCCTATCGAGGGTTGAATATTTTCGTAGAAGATTTAGCTGATTTTTCTACATACTTCGTCATAGATGGCGCGTACAAAGAACTGATAACTAGCGACACAGCAGAGAGTGCCGAGGTTGCTTGGTGTGCAGCAAAAGCCTGGGTACGAAGTTTCCACGCTAGTGAAAGTTGATTTTGTTCCGCATATTTCGTTCGATCGCCCAGGGTTTTCTCAAGTTTCAGGAGTAAAGCTCAAAGACGAAAAAAGGGGAGTCTAGTCCTGTAGGTTGATTTGTTGAACTTTACGTAAAATACCTGAATTATGCGGTAAGATACAAAAGTAGTAAGCATTATTCACCATTGGATACCTACTCAACCCCAAGACAAGCAGCCGAACATTTGGGAGTTTGCCTGCATACGCTCAGGCGATGGGAGAAGGATGGCATGATCAAGGCTATTCGCACACCCGCAGGTCAACGACGATACTTAATCAACTCTTATGCCGGATGCAATACAACCAACCTTAGAACTATCCTGTATGCCAGAGTCTCCAGCCGAGGTCAAAAAGCTGACCTTGACCGACAAATTGCAAAATTATTGGAACTCTATCCATCAGCCGAACTCATTACCGACATTGCCTCCGGGCTCAATTTCAAAAGGAAAGGACTTAGATCCATTCTGGAAACCGTCCGTACAGGCAATGTCGGCTCTGTTGTTGTTGCCCACAAAGACCGACTTGCCAGATTTGGCTTTGAACTCATTGAATGGCTCTGTCAGCTCGATGGAACAAAGCTCGTGGTTCTCAACCAAGACAATCTTTCTCCAGAACGAGAAATGGTCGAAGACATCCTTGCCATTATTCACGTCTTTTCCTGCCGACTCTACGGACTTAGAAAATACAAAACTCAAATCAAGGAAGATCCAGATTTATCCAGAGCCAGCACTGGTAAAGATTTGGAAGACGTGGATGGCAGCGACGCGATACTGCTACAACCAGGCAATATCTCAACAAAAACAAGAACGTCTAAGTAAACTCAAATTGCGTAACAAAATTATGCAATCAGACTTACCGAAGTGGGTAAAAGATACACCATGCCATATCAGGCAAAATGCTATTTTCGATGCTCACCGAGCGTATTCCGCTAGTCGTGATGCCAAGTATCGAAGCATTCGCAATCCTCGCTCTACGGTGAAATTTAATGATGCCAACTTCCGAGATGGGATGTGGTTTAAATCAAAAGTTAAAGGGCTAAAATTCACCGCCTCCGAACCTGTTCCAGTATCTTGTAAATATGGTACTCAGCTAGTTTTGCATCGTGGCAATTGGTTCGCTATTTTTCCTGAAGAATACGACTCAGAACCATCGGGTTCTAACTCGGCAATTGCCTTAGATCCTGGTATTCGGACATTTCTGACGGGTTATGACTCGGAGAAAGTAATTGAGATTGGTAGTGGAGATATTGGAAGAATCACCCGCCTATGTCAATACCTTGACGAGTTAATTGGAAAAATGACTAAAGTGTCTGCCAAGCAAAGAAGAGCGATGAAAAAGGCGGGGTCAAGAATTAGAAGCAAGATTCAAAATCTTGTTGATGAGCTTCACAAAAAAGCTGCACATTTTCTAACCACAAATTATCAAGTTATCTTCCTGCCAACATTTGAAACATCTCAAATGGTCAAGCGCGCCAAGCGGAAGATCAATAAGAAGTCAGTACGTCAGATGTTGACATGGGCGCATTATCGCTTCAAGCAAATCATCAAGCATCAAGCTGATAAGAACGGCTCGCTTGTTGTTAATGTATCCGAAGCCTATACGTCTAAGACTTGTGGAAATTGCGGTCATATTCATCGAAAACTTGGTGGCTCTAAAGTGTTCAAATGTCCTAATTGCCAAACGGTAATTGAGCGAGATTTGAACGGCGCACGTAATATCTTGTTACGTGCTTTGTCGGATTCGACCTGTTCTGTCAGCATTGACGGGATTGCTATCGTTACATCTCCAGCATTGCAGAGCTATGTTGAGAAATGTTCAGCGTAAATGAATCAGTAGAAACTCTGCTAGCTATTCCAGTCGTTGTGATGCGCTTCACTTTGCATCCCAGAGAAATTACGGAGTTAAAGTCAAATATGGAAAAACGATAGGAGAAATATTTAATCCAGTCCACACTGGCGATCGGAGTCGTTGATAAGATTTTCCGGCGATCGCCAGCACTGTACACATTAAAAAACCATCAACTCCAAATTGATGGTTTTTTAATGCTTAACCTCACTCCTTTATTAATAATTTTCGGCGGCGATCGGGCGATCGTCCTCTGTGCTGTTTGCAGTATTGTCCTTTAGCTTGTGTCGCCAGGCGAACGCCACAAGCTAGACAAACTTTTCCGTTTACTGGGACAAATCGTAGTAGAGTACCGTGTCTACGCCGTCTCTAACTGGGCAGTAGTCACGATCTTGCCACTTCAACGAAACCTCGCTAGGGTCAACGAGCCACCAATACCCCTTGAAGAAATTTCCGTAGTCGTCGGCGACACTCGCAACCTTGAATTCTTGCCACCCTTGTTTCCGTAGGATCTTGGCGAATTCTACCTTCTCTAAGGCTTCTTCCGCGGCTAGTAGTCTTAGCGCTTGTTGTGCTAAGACTACTTCTAGTTTTTTTTTAAATACAAACTTCATTTTTTTTCCTGGTGATGGACTGTAATTAACATAACAGCACCTCACCACTTTGCAACCACATCTTAATTTCGTCACACAAAGCGCTATCCCTCGCGACGAATTAATAAGTCTTGCTTTAACCTATGCGAAGCGTCTGATAATAGAAGCGAACAAAAAAATGGTGGCTCGTGGTGATAATAACTGTGCAAGGTACCCCGGAAGAATGCGAAGCGTTATGTGATGTGTTAAAGGATGTACAGCTTTCGTCAGAAGTGCCGATCGCCATAAACGTCATTATACAGTCCGCGATAAAACCTTCGCTAATGCTTATACAAGGTGGTAAGACTGAATCGTCCGCTGGCGATCGCCGGAAAGTAGAATTACCTTTACTACCCCAATAAGATCGCCCTTACTTAAAAAGCTCAGACAACACAATGTCTGAGCTTTTTGCTGTATATACGCATTTGCGTCATCGTAGCATTCATTTTGAAACTCGCAGTCTAAATATTTAGACAAAAACGTACAGCTCTCAAAAGTGCTGTGCAATATTGTTACACATAGGTCGTTACACACGATGTTTGAGTAACGACACCGTGTGTAACACTCTCCCGCAAAACAATGCCAAATCAACGACTTCAGGAGGAATTTGAATGTGTAACGCCTAGCGCAAAACCAGTGCGTGTACAAATACTGAACGATAGAGAGTACGCTGCTTATCTCTATAACAAAGCCCGTCGATCGATATTAGAGAATGCCCGCACTACAAATCGAACAGAGTTACTCATCACAAACAAACGAGGGGGTGTAATATGCCGAAAAACGTTATACAGCTACGACTTGAGACTACAAGGGCATCCCTTGATGGAAGATTATCGTAGGGACCCGCAAACCAAAGAACCTTTGTGGGATCGATCGCAGCCTTGGAACGAGCACCAAGTATACTGCCTGAAAAAAGTGGCTGACTTTATGCGTATTCCTTCTATCTCTCGAAATACTGAAGGCAAAAAACGAAAGTATCGAAAGAAAGAGTTACCAAAGCGCAATCCAGAATACAAGGATCTCGACCGATATCTAGAAGCAAACTTTCACTTGTTCACTCACGAAAACTTTGTCAAGGAGCGTTTCAAATGGCCACATACAGCGAATTAGCGGACTTGCTTGAAACCACTGTTGGAGAATTGTCCAACTTCGCAAGTCAGAACCTCAAAGACGTTAGTGGAAAGCCTTTTCCACCAGGAGTTAAAACCACGTTGACGGACGAGCAAGTCGATTTGTTGATGAGTGAATTTCCAAAATACAAAGATATGTCGCAAACTGAAGCCAAGCAACTGCCCGGCTCTAGTTCAATTCAAGAGGCCAAAACAGAAATCCCGACCACTAATCCCGATTCTCAAGGCAATCCACATTCGTTTCTCGATCAGGCGCGTCTAAACCTCAATCGCGCGATTGAAGCTAAGGATTTGCAAGCGATGGAAATCCTGCAAAACGAAATTAAGGAAATCCAAGAAGGTAGCACTCAAATCGGTTTCTTGAAGGCGGTCTTAGGCGCAGATGCCGAGGTAAAAGGTTTTTTATCCGCTAAGAATGCGATCGCCCAAGCAAATCAATCTAGGTCGGGGGAATCACTCAGAAAGCAAGCCGAAATGCTCGTGGGTGGTACGGATTTTTTGATGCCTTGGGAGAGTCCGGTACCCCTGGACTCGATCGCCCAAGACACATTGGATCAGCTCAAGAAATTATCCGAGAGTTAGAGCAAATTCGCGAAGAGAAGCAGTCAGTGACATTGGTTCTCTTCGTTAGTCAAAATCAAAGCTTATGGAGTAAGGTTCTAATGGCAAAATGGTTGATTGATTGGGGTAAAGGAGTGGCATCGAAACTAAGAGATACACTTGCATCTGCGGGTAATCCGATCGCCAGCGAAGACTATGCTGCTGCTGCTATCCAGATGATGAGCTAGTAAAAAAAGGAGATAAAAATGACACAATCAAACGCAATTCCGAATTCTAAGTTTAACGACGATTCGATCGCCCGACCAATAGTAGATGCTCCCGATATCCGAATCAACTGGGAACCGGAAGGTGACGCTGAATTCTTAAGGTCACACGACTTGTTAAAAAAAGAACCTCAATTCAAGGGATCAGCGACATTTAACCAGAATCCTGACTGTGGTGTGTCTGGTACTTTATTGCGGGCGATCGGTAATCAATTAAAAAAATGGAGGAACTAAACAATGGCACAGCAACAAGGTGGTTTAATTCTTTCGTCATTAGCCGATCGCCAAATCTTTGCTTCTGGCGCCGCACTCCTGGCAAACGATTACAAGATTACGAATCTGGAGACTCCATCAACCTGGACGCTTGACGATTGGATGGAGTTGGGCGAGCGGGCATCCCAAATGGAATGGTTAGCCAGCAACATAGATGCGATTCGCGATCGCCTTATGAAGGTGATCAAAGGTCAAGTGACCTGGGAAAAGCTGAAGATGGAGTTGGTAAAAGAGGGCTTCAAAGGCGCGAGCGATATATCAAAGAGCACCGTAGACGCTTTGATTTCTGAATCTAGCTTTTTGCAAAAAGTTGCTCAAGGCGAAAACAAATTAAATTCCAAGCGGAAGCAGTTTGGCAAAGAAACGGAGGCGATTCAAACGCACGAAGAAGCGCTATGCGGGTTCGCTCTTGCGAGCCTCAAAGCCAAACACGATCAAATAATTGAAGAAAAACAAGCCGAAGATCCTAATTTTGCGGTCGCTCTCGCAGCTTGGCAGCAAGAGCAAAATAGAGATTACGCATTTGCGACACAAGCGCTCAGTAGTGGTTACGGCACGCGGTCTCACCCTAAGTTTCAAGGGATGCAGACTAATCGGGCGATCGGTGGTAGTTCGACAACGCCCTATAACTCGTCGTTTGCGGGTTCAAGGGCTCGCCAGCGCCCTGTAGACGAGCTGAATATCAATCTGAAAGGTAATGTCGCCGGCGCGGTCAACGGTTTTGCGGGACGTGTCGGCGCCGGCGCAAGAAAAGTAGTTAGTTTTTTTAGAGGTTAGTTATGTACTCACAGCAAAATCTGCCAACACAGACTGAGGAAACTCCTTTTTCTGGAAGCTATCTCAGGATTAAAAGCCTTGACGCATGGGCGTTTCGAGGTATCACCTTCTCCATCGGGCTTATCGCAACAAACGTCATCCGACTGTTTCCCGCCTATTACTGGCTCTATGTATTGGTTTCTATTTTGGGTATTTTAGCCCTTTTGTTATTTTCACCTGCTGACATCAAGGCTGTATCGCTTTGGAGATCGGGTGCAATCGCGCTTCTAGGCGGGTTAATCCTGCCTTGGTGGGAAATCCTAAGCACACTCCCAATTTGGGTGTGGATAGCGATTCCTATGGGGTTGGTTGCAATATTAACGGCGATCGGAGGGGCTGTCTGATGAAACCCGCTGCTCAACTACTTCTTGGCGCTGTTTTTAGCTTATTGGCGATCGCGCCGGTACCGTTTCAAAAATGGGCGTTGCCGAGAATTGCCTCTGGTGGATTTGCGCTTGTTTGCTTTAGTCAAGCGAAAAAGAAGCTGGACAATGATCTCTCTTTACAGCGTCAAGTTGATGTTCACGAGTTTGATGAGCTAGCCCAGCAAAAGCAGATTGTACAAAGCTTACAGGCGATCGAGATTCAAGCGACTCAAGAGCGCGAACTCATCCGCACTCAATTCCAGAACGAGCTAGAAAAAGCTCGAATGCAGGAACATTTCGTGGTTGCGATGGAGCATGAGCGTCCAGGCTATTTGGAGTATCAAGAGGCTCAGCGCATTGCTAATTTACAAGCTCAAGGGTACTCTGCTGGTGTTCAAGATGGCGGACGGGCGATCGTATCTGCGGACGGATCTGAAGTAATCACAGGAGCCGTCGAAGCAACAGACAGAGGACAGCGACTTCTTCAAAGACTTCGCAAATCTGATATGTCGATCCTCATTGTTGGCTCAACCGGTGCTGGGAAATCACACACTTTGAGCGCATATCTTGAGTTTCTTTATCAAGATTCTCCTGATGCAGATGTTTGGGTTATTTCTCGAAAAAATGACTCGTTTTGTGGATTGCGTGAAGCAGGTAGAGTTGTTCGATTCAATTCGCTAGATCCGGTTGACGCTTTAGAAAAGCTTCGCGAGTTTCACGCGATTTTCCAAGAAAGAACTGAAGTTTTGGAAGAGGATAGATGCAAGCTTTCGACAGTGCGTTTGATTCTTGAGGATTGGAGTTCGATCTGTCTCATCCTTAAAACCAACAAAACTATCTGGAATGAAGTCAAGATCATTCTTAGCGACATAGTTACAGTTGGTCGTGACCTGAATATCTGTTTAGTAATATTGGCTCAAAGCGCAATTCTCGAATCTTTAGGATTGGTTGGTGATGCCAATTTGAGAACCTGTTTAGCAATCGTTGCTCAGGGATTGGAGTCTATCAATAACAAGGGAGAAGAGCAGGGGGATTACAATTTAATTCAGTTGATCCTTCAAAACTCGTATATTATCCCTTCTAGTGAAGATAGAGAAAGCCTTTCTAGTGAATTAGTGAAATTAATTCCTGAATCTAGGCAGATTAGGCAGCCAGTCTTTTTGTGTACGAGCGGAAAACCTTTTGTAGGATTTTTGCCTAAAATCACAAAAATCACCGTACCTATAGCTCAACCAAAACAAGGAGTCGGAAATAATTCAAACACATCAAGTACGTCTAAAAAGCAGGAGGTAAACTCCGCTCCGATCGCCAGCATTGAAACTCAAAAAGCGCAGCTTGATGCGACATTCAAAAAGGCATACAACCCATTAGATCACCTTTTTCAAGAGGCTAGTCAAGAGGAGTTGGATGAATTGATCAGAGGCTGGCGAGAACTGGCAGATACTTCGGCGTCACGCGTATCTGATACTTTGATACCCAAAGAAGTATCAGATACCGAGAATCAGGGGTATCAAACCCCAAAACCCTTGCTAGGTAAGGAGTCTCAAAGTATCTGGACTGAGGAAGATTTTGCCAAACACCTTCCAAAAAAGGATGAAGGGCTGCTTTTTGAGGAACTTGTTAAGTATCAAGACGAGTCTCAAGATGTATCTAAAATTATTAAAATCGGTTGGGGATTCACCGGTAAATATCAAACGGGACGCGCCTGTTTTGTCTATCTTATTACCAAATATGGAGGTGAGGCACAGAAAAAACTTTACGCAGATTACATTAACCAATACCTTGGGGTTGACTCTCAAGATGGCGGAGTTGAAAGATAAAACAAACGCATCTATCACATCAGGTAAAAAACGTGCAAATTGTTCAGTTCATTCTTTTTGGTATTCTTGGATTGTTCGCAGTATTCCTTCTAACATCAGGGGCGATTACTTATCTCTTTTACTCGCTGAGCAGTCCTACTGAAATCCCGCCTTTGGTAATTCCGAGTTGGCAAGAACTACCCAGTAGTTCTAGGAAAGTATTCGTTGCAGGAGTAGCTATCCTTGCCGCTATCTGGGTGTTAAGAGGTGAGGAGGTAGGTAAAAAAGAAGATACAAATCCCGAAAAAAAGGGGCGTCGGCGCCAGAATCGTAAAGACGATTAAATTCACAAAAATCCACAAAAACAGGAGAATCTCATGTATTTAGAAAAAGCTGAAACCCCCACAGAACACTGCGAAACTTTGAACGAATCGGTACAGGCGATCGGCACACCCGACGCTTTTAAAGTGAACGCAATTGGCACACTAATTCAAAAATTAAGTCCAGAACCTTCAGAGATAATCGCGATTACTCCAAATAATAGTCAAGGTTCTTTTTGGCGTGGGATGGGTATTGCGTGTGTTCAAGATTTAAAGGAAGTCGGTCAAGTTCTCGGTGAATTGGTCGCCGAGCTACACGATCGCCAAAAACTGTCGAACTGTCACGGAACAGTCAAGCATCGGATTATTGTCGTCATTGAAATCGACAGTTTACATTCAGCGTTAGCACAACGGGCGATCGAATTAAATCATCAATATTCGGAAAGAGTGCTTGATGGTGCAGTCTCAATGTTGCGAGAACATGGATCTAAAGTCGGAATGTTCGTCGTCGAGTCCGTAGCGAAGCCGAGAGTCGAAATCGGTTGTCGGATGTACTCTGGAGTCGAGGCGATCAAATATATACTCGACGAGACGACCAATGTGAGTAATGATGTTTACCAACGAGTGACTCAACGGCTCGAAGGGCAGACACATCCATGCTGCTTAGTTGTAGGTGAAGCTGAAATTGTTTACCCGATCGAAGGCGTGACAGATCAGCTTGTACCATTAAAGCTTCAGTTTGTTCCTGAAATTGAGCGGGCGATCGATTTATAATACGTTCGCCAGTAAAAAGCAGTCTCGTCAATCGCGGGGCTGCTTTTTGCTGGCACAATAGCCGCCATTGTGTCTAGTAGTAGATAGTGGTATAATAGGATACAAGAAAGAAAAGTAACGCTACACAGATTCAACAACGCGAATTAATCGAGGATACTCGACGCAGCCATTGAAGTACGCGATCACACTCTTAATTTAACGAAAACGTTTAATTATATTTAATTATCACAAAAAACAAATCACTATTTTGCGGATCAGCGATCCGTAACCAGTCGAGGAAGTTGCCACAATTAATATCGCGCGAGACGCTGTATTGATTCAGACTGACAGATGAGAATTCTTGCAGTCGAAATTTGCTCCCATCAGAGATGGAACTAGAGCGAACAAAAAGCCCGCCAAACCCAAATAGGGTTTGGCGGGCTTTTTGTTGGACTTTTTTTTAATTTATCCGCACAATGTAAAGATTTATCATATTTATACACACAAAACTGTATAAACATGATAAGCTGGTCACATGGTAACACTAGAGTACAAGTTGAAAGGCAAAGCGCAGCAATATCAGATCATCGACGACATGATCCGAACTGCTCAGTTTGTCCGAAACAAAGCTCTTAGATACTGGATCGACAATCAAGGAGTTAAGCTCGTTGACTTATACAAACAATGCGCCATCATGGCAAAAGAGTTTGAATGGGCCGGAAAACTTAACTCAATGGCGCGTCAAGCTTCGGCTGAACGTGCCATTTTTGCTGTTCAACGTTTCTTCGCTAATTGTAAAGCGAAAAAACCTGGAAAGAAAGGATACCCGCAATTCAAAAAGCACACTCGCTCAGTAGAATATAAAACATCAGGATGGAAGCTTTCTGCTGATAAAAGATGTTTGACATTTACGGACGGGTTTGCAGCGGGTACTTTCAAACTGGTCGGCAGTCGGGATTTACACTTCTACGCTCCTAGCGAAATTAAACGAGTTAGGGTTGTGCGTCGGGCTGATGGCTACTATGTTCAGTTTTGCATCAACGTAGAACGAACGGAGGAAGTCAGCCCAACAGGTAAAGCTATTGGAATAGATGTCGGATTAAACCATTTCTATACCGATAGTAACGGTGAAACAATACCTAACCCTCGCTATTTACGAAAAAGCGAAAAAGCCCTAAAGCGAGCGCAGAAACGAGTTTCCCGAAAAAAGAAAGGCTCCAGTAATCGCAAAAAAGCGATTAACAGATTAGGAAGAAAACACCTCAAAGTCAGTAGGCAGCGCAAAGACTTCGCCATAAAGACGGCGTTGTGCGTAGTAAAATCTAACGATTTTGTAGCCTACGAAGATTTGCAGGTGAAGAACATGGTGAAGAATCATAAGCTTGCCAAATCGATTAGCGATGCCGCTTGGCGTCAGTTTGCTCAGTGGTTGCAATATTTTGGCAAAGTGTACGGTAAAACAGTAATTGCTGTTGCTCCTCAGTACACATCTCAAGATTGCTCAGTCTGTGGAAACAGAGTCAAGAAGTCGCTGTCGGTTAGGACACACATTTGTGGATGCGGTGCGGTATTAGACCGCGACCACAATGCTGCGCTGAATATTTTGGCGAAGGGACTGAAACAGGCAGGGGTTATTTTAAATACGGTGGGGCACACCGAAATTAACGCTTGGGGACAGAACGATCTCTACTCATTGGTGGTGACATCAAAGAGCAAATCGACTGATTGATCCAAGAATCCCTACGCTTTTAGGCTGGGGAGTGTCAACGAAAACGTTTAATTATATTTAATTATCACAAAAAAAACAAATCACTATTTTGCGGATCAGCGATCCGTAAGCAGTCGAAGACGTTACCACAATTAATATCGCGCGAGACGCTGTATTGATTCAGTTGAAATTTGCTCCCATCAGAGATGGAACTAGAGCGAACAAAAAGCCCGCCAAACCCAAATAGGGTTTGGCGGGCTTTTTGTTGGACTTGTTTTTAATTTGACTTATTGTTAATGCCACTGTACAATTAATATGTAGTCACAAGTTATTACCATGTCATCAGTCGATAAAGCGTTTTATTCTCGGTTCGCTCCTGTTCTCAATGAGCCTGGATGGTTCGAGACTGGTGCGCTAGGATACGGGAGTGTTTTCTTCAGAAATATAATTCACCAGGAACCCAGTTTTTTGATAACTGTTGGGATAGTCGTATATCCGAGTAGTTGGCGCTACTGTGCTAATTATTCGACCTTAGCTTCGGGGGGTGGTGTTGACGTTAAACCTATACGAGCGGAAGCGCCTTGGATGGAAGTGCGCGATTACTACTTACAGCACGGTCTGTCGGCGTATGCTGCTTACAAAAAAGACTTAGCTGCGAGTATTGAAGCGGATATTGCGAAAAGTAGAAATCAATAATTAAAAAACAAAGCCCCTTAGAATATTAACTCTAAGGGGCTTTGCTTTTATAAGTTTCACCGATCGCCCGTCACAACTTGTAGTAAAATAAAACCGTAGTCTTTCCATTAATTGTATGTCGAAAACAAATCCTATTACGCAAGCAAGAATTCTCAAAGTATTAGATAAATTGGTAGCGCGTTGCGAAGGTAGCCCGATCGCCCACCAGATTCTGTTAGTAGCCAGTGCGAATTGCTTACCGTTGACTCGAAGTGAAGAATTAGAACGCTATGAACGGATGATACACCTGAATTCAAAATACCAAAGATTGTGCGAAGTATTCATAAGTAGAGCGAAAAAGGTGGCTAATATCCAATCGCGACAAAATATCAGCGGAGTAATCTGGGATTATGCAGATCCAAGCGGGCGATCTCAAACGCTGAGCTTTCCTGTTTTCCACCATTTGTTAAACCCAACGGAGGGTGACAAACTTCTGCTCGCTAGCTTTAAACAGATCGTGATTGAGTATGCGATCAAGTGGGCGATCGAAAACGGTTTGACATTTTCACGGACAAATTTGGAAGGTGATACGCTGAGAATAGACGCTTTAGATATATGGGCGATCGCCCCTTTTTACGGCTGGGCGACTATTTGTATTGAGAATATTCCCAGTAATCCAGTTGAGATATTCCTTTGTTTAGGTACGCGAGGGGCGATCGAAGATGTATCAACGATGTGGATTTACGCTAGGCGAGATTTTTGACAAAAAAAAGGGGGGCGATCGGATAATTCCGATCGCCCCCCTTTTTTTTATCAAAAGTCAACGCCAAAGAAAAACCGCCTATTTAATCAGAATAAGCGGCTCCCGTATGAATGTGTCTCGCCGCTAATTTAATAACGACTCAATTATTATACGCTAAGTTTTTGCGTTATCGTTTTTTGCTTTCGCTTTATCTAAAATTGCTTTTACTTTTTTGTATTTTTCCTTTCCGACTTCGCTACGACCTTCGTAATACGCTTCGATATTGTCACGAAAAAACGATGATACTTTGTCCGCCACATCGCGAGCTACAGTTTCCATGTTTTTTTCAGCGTCCCCGATCGCCTTGGTCGCCGCTTCAAATCCGGCAATTGTCGCAGATCCGATGTCGTTCATCATTTCCTGGGTGTTGCGTCCGACTCGCTTGAGTTGTTCGAGGGTTTCGGCTTGAGCCTCTTTACGGTTGATTTCGTTTTGTACTTTTTTGCGAGAGCCTTCGTAGAATTCTTCGTCCGACATATTTTTTTGAGTTACAGCCGCAATAACTCCGTCGGCAGCGTTTTTGAAGGTTTGGATTACAACTTCTTTTAACGTCTGACTTTTGATTGGTGTGCCCAGGTCGCTCAGCGTTTTATCGAGCGATACCGTAGCGCGACTCTTAGCTTCAAATGTCATCTCTTCATGTTCATAATCGTTCACGTCGAGAATTAATTCAGTGATCAGCGTATTCGCTTCACGTTTGGACAAAACTTCTTGTAATGCGTAATCAAGATCCGATATTACTCTTTCCCGTTCGTCAATGTCGATCTCTTTTAGGTCATTCCCCGACAAAGCGACCGCAGGGGCTAATTTTTTCAACAGCTTGTCCCGAAACGCAGCTTCACCGCCAGTTATTTTATTCCAAATCTTCACTACTGCGTTCGTCGATCCTGCGAGTTTTTTGGCAATTGTGGCGATCGCCTCTTTGCGTTCGGGTGTATCGGCTTTCCATACCTTCTGCTCTTTATCGAGATATAAGTTCAGTTTTTCACCATCGGACATAGCTGAAGGTGATGTTGTCCAACGGCCGTCAGGTGAGCGAACTCGGTTTTGCTGGCGATCGAAATCAGACAATTCTGCGTCAGCCAACATTAATTGAATCTCTAAAATATTTAATTGAAATTCAGTATAAGAATCGTACATTTTAATCAACCAAAAAATACCGCAGCTCTTTGTAGCGCTGCGGTGTTAATCCCTAAACAATACCAGCTCTACCAGTCATTCGGTTAAATCTGTTTTGGTTTTGCAGATCGCCCAACGCTATTCCTCTAGCAGCGGCTCTGGTAACAACGCGCGCATCGTCGTAGGAAATAGTGCATTCCAACATAGTCGCACCGTCACCGTCGGTCGAGTCGATGTCGGCATCCGGTATCGTGTACTTCATACACCACACACCTTCCAGGTCTGCGAACGCGGATTTCAAGTCATCTCCAGACTCTGCGAACTGACCGGGCTTACCTGTAAAAGTTCTCAGGAATTCGATTTCTGCGTTGCGTTTGTAGTTTGGGTCCACCCCAGCAAGCCCTTTGTCAACAGCCTGCTCGAACCAATCAAGATACGATTCCCGTGAAGTATCGTCCGAGAAGTGCAACGTGATCGTAAATTCACCGGGTTCCACGCGCCCGCCAGTGACTTTCGTGCCATCGGGCAGTTCGATCGCCCCAACGGCCACATCAATTGTACCTCGCTGAGTAATCACAATTTCTGGCAGTCCAGCAACGCGGAAGCGCTGCTTCGCCTTTTTGAAAATATTTTGCTGTAATGTTTGTTTTTGCATGGAATAACAATTTCCGAACTAAAGGATTGAAAGCCGCCGCAACCTCACTTGCTCCGGCGGAGAAAGAAGATTACATCCGACCTAGAATCGAAGGTCCGGTATTTATTACGAGGCGTTCAACTATCCCAGTAGGCGTCCAGACAAAGTTGGCGGTCAGTACGCCGTTAATGATTTCAATAAGTTGGTCGCCATTTTGTCCTCCGCCCACAGATGAATTTGCGTCAACATCCTGCCCTGTGTTAATCCGAACAGCTTCATCGAACGTAAGATATTGCGAGAAAACGCCTTTTTTGTATTCTCGTCTCGCAAATCCTTTTAGAATCATGCGGAACTGAGCGGCTAGTTCTGGCTGGTTCGGTCGGAACACAAGTTCTTGCAGATTATCTACTTCGATAAAGATCCGGTTGTAGTTAGACTGGCAACGTCGGATGTGCAGAAATACATAGGCAGGGGTAAGGCTGGGAGCACGACCGCCCCAAACGATGATGTTGCCTTCACTGTACTTGAGCATTTGAACGCCCGAAGTATTGGCGATCACTTCATCCGATCGCCCGATCTCGAACGGTAGACCGATCGCCCTGGGCAATCTTGCAGCGCGTCCGGCGAACAAAACGTGATACCCGGAATTGTTGACAGCGAATAGAGACTCGCCACCCATAATATCCCCGACTGCCGACACCATCCTTTTACCGGCCCCGAAAGGTGAAGCGATGTAAATATATGACGGAGCCACTACCGAGGTGAAGTCGTTGCGACCAAGCTCTTGCTTGATATACGATTCGATACTTGCTGCGGTTGTCAAATATACAGGCAGTTCGTATCGAAACTCGTAGGATCTAGCTTCGGCATAAGCAGCCCCTGCTTTATTGACTGTAATTGAACTAATACCCGGAAACGCCAAACGCACTAAGCCGAGGTTTCGCCCATAAGTGGCATTTTCTACGTGATTATCGTCAACGTCTACGTACTTCGTCCAATAGTAAGGAATCGTGTTTGCCGTATTCCCGTCGTAGCCCCCTTTGAGGTTTATCGGGTAGCTAACGAAAAACGAATTTCCAGTTTGGATCGCTACGGTCAAGTTATTTCCGACACCTACATATAGATACCCGGCTTTTCTTGCTTTTGTCTGAGCTGGTACGTTACTGGTAAACGCCATCTCCAAAAGAAGTTCGGTATCGCTGACAATACGAACAATCTTCCGCGCTTCTTCAGAATGGGGGCTGTAGAGGTAATCTCCGATCACCACACTACTCAAGAAAGTCGTACTCACGCCGTTGACAGTGGTTCCGATTGATGCGATCGAGCCTTCGAGATCGACCGGCGCGTAAGCTTCTTTGATTCGGATTGTGTTGCGATACTGATCGTAGGGCGACAGGAAAATCGAGCTACTGATTGTTTTTTCGTAATCGATATCAGCTACCGTATACAGTCGAGTCTGTGTCACAGCTAAGGCTTTACTGCCGACGATCGGGCGAACGTCGGAATCTTCGGCGGTCGTATAAGTGCTCGTCCACAACGATTTGGCGCTAATCCAAGCCAGGATATTTTCGCCGGAACTACGATAACCTACGTTACCCAACGTGTCGGAGACTACGGTATCGACGAATAGTGGATCACTCGGATCGAGGCTGGCGTCAGGAATATACAGGACTTGAGAATTATTGAAGAAAATTCGTAACGAAAAGTGCGTCTCTGGACGACTTTCGCCTAGAGCAATCTCGACGGCTAAACCTTCCCCAGCGGGCTGCAACAGCTTTACACTCGCGCGCTTCGATTGCTTTGCTAAACGTACATTTGTGAAGTCTCCAGAAAACGGCTTCTCTACTGTTAAAGAAGTCGCGCTAGGAATGCTGGTAACTTTGATCGCTTCGCCGGCTCGAAACGGATCTACTACATAATCGCCGATTTGAACTTGCGTAGTGAACGCTGTAGTCGTACCCGTAATTGTCAAGCCTGCTTGCTCGATTTGGGTGCCGGCAGAAAGCGCCGCGGTAAACCCAGAGGTCAATGTCAGCGAAGTTGCACTGGTGATTTCAGCGATTGTACGACCTTGGCGCATTCCTCCGATTGTCGCAAAAATCATGTTTCCGACGCTCAGATCGGTGTTGAACGCCGTACCGAGACCAGTGACTGTTTTGTTGTCACGGAACATTGTTTGCCCTGCAACATTTCCTCCGGTATAGGAATCAGCAACTGTTAACGTCGTGTCTGAAGTGATAGATATCACGACCCGACCTTCGGTATCAAGGTAGATACTATCCCCAACATCGAGTTCCGTGACGAAAGAAGTTCCGGTTCCCGTGAGAACATTATCGGTTACTGTTACTGTCCCTACAATCGGTTGCAACAGCGGAAAAGTGATTGTTCCTGTGATATTTGGGTAGTGATCATATGTTGCTGTCCCAGTTAATACGCTAGGTCCACTCACCCCTTCTTGCAATAAATTCCACTGAGCGCCACAAGTAAATACGGCTTCTCCCGCGAGCCCGATCGCCTGTGTGTTGGCGACAACTACAAACCGCTTGCCCGGAACGGCCTCGAATTCTACTTCCGCCCCAACATATTCGTTGGCTAACGTACCTGGAGCGACAACTGTAAAGCTGCGGGCAGAAGCGACTAATACGGGTGTCGCTGTAATTTCGGATTCTTGCCCACCCCAGCGACCTTCGTTTGCTGCTTCGATTTCGAGAGCGTCAGCCCCCAACGAGTTCTTGAAAACTTTTTTCGCCCGTTTCGCTTTGCCATCAACCTCGATGCGGGTTAACCAAAGCAATCCGGCACCAGATCCGTTTTGCCAGAATCCTTCGACCGCATCGGGAGTTTGTTGGCTCGCGTCCGGGTAGATTCCCCAGTTAGAAGATTTCGGATCACCAAAAATTTCGAGGTACTGCTTGCGCGACGTGACTGGAATTGGGGTTCCCATTGGCCCACGACGCATGATTCCGCCGAACCACACGCTACCGTAGCGCGGGTCTGCCAGGATGTTCGATGCGGGTCTTTCTTCTACTGAAACACCTGGAGCGCCTGGAGGCGCGCCGTAACGTCGAATGACGACCATAGTTTTTCCTTTGAGAAATTGAACAAAAAAAATCGATGCTGTAAAGCACCGATTAAAGTTGGCTGAGAATATTAGCTGTGATTTTTAACTGAGCGAACTGACACGAGTTACGTTTCTCCTGCCGGCAGCGAAAGCATTCCGTTGCCGTCGTAATTTCCGTCTACACGGATTTGGATCACTCTCTCGAAGATGGTACGCTCTCCGCCATTGGGAGACATCCGACTCGGCGCGAAGCCTTCTTGGCGTTCCAATTTGTCGAGCTGAGCTGATGTCATTTTTAACAGCGGATCGTCTTCTTGGATTACACCCAAGTCCGTTCCGAAAATTAAAGATTGTGCGTAAGGTAATTTTTTGAGGAAATCGTCAACAACTTTGATCTCGTCTAGCGTCAGATCAGCCATTTCCGTGGAGATAAATATCTCCTCTGATAACTCTGGATGTCGGCGATCGCCTTTAAATCCTTTCGGATAGGGAATTTGAAGAGGCTCTACCGGACGTGCCAGCGCCGTTTGTCGGATTCGGGGCATAGATTTTTGTAGCGTCAATCTAAGCCGAATACCTACCCAGCTTAAATTGATCGCCGGGTAGGGTTTGATGATTGAAATATTCCTTTCATAGTAGCAAGCCTCGGTTGACACTGCAATAGGCTCGTGCTAGTATTCGGGAAGAAATTAACACAAAAAAGACGAACTTTAAAAAAGCGTCAGCCGATCGGCTGACGCTTTTTGCGTTTTAATAAGTTTTGTTACCAAATTATGACGAACGCTTTCAACAAGACACCAAATGATTGGGCGGTACTTCAGGTAACGCCCGCAAGCGAAACAGATCCGCGAGTGCCTATGGCTGCGGAGTTAGCGCTTAACAGTCGTATTGAATCCTTTACTACCTGGAAATCCCGCCTATACCAGGGTTGGCTCACGACACCTTCGGTATCTGTTACATCTCCGAGAACTTTGGTATTAACGGGAGGGGTCGCGCTTGTACCTTCCTACAGCGAATACAAGCTAGAGGTTGCAGGAACTTTAGCAATTCCCGCGATTCCGAGTCCCGGCTCTGTAGTGAAGCGGGACGATTTTTTGTCGCTCGTCGTAGTCGCAGTCGAGTTTAACAAAGACCACGATCAAACACTTGGGGAAGTAACTTTTTCTTATAGAAAGCCTGTGGCTGGTGGTACTTTCTCCATCGAAAGCACTCAAAAAGAAAATACTCGCCGAATGCGATCGGTGTGGTTTATGGTTTTAAGTCCGCAGCAGATTACGGGCGACGATTTTATCGCCGCTTTACCTCAAAATGCTTCTAGCGACAAAATTCTTAGTGTCGCTAACAAAACCGCTCAGGGCTTCAGTATCGGAGACCACAGAATTTACGCTCTCGATCCTGCTTTGACTTCTGGACAAACCTACAAAGTTTTTTCGGAATCTGGGTACGCTTTACCACTGCTGCAAGTACGCAGACTGCAAAACTTCCTTGAAAGAGGTTACGTCTGGGGAAATGGCGGTGAAGGTAATTTGGCGAAGGACGTACATCTGAGTGATATCTCGGAATTAGCGTTACCCGCGCAAAATGACGATCTAGTTCGTCAAAGGGTTTTGCAAGTATTTTCGGGAATTCCTGCGAAGGGCTTTACTTATTCTCGAACAGTTCAGAATTTGCTCGCCGGTAACGTATCTGGCAATCCAGGTAGACCCGGAGAGTCAGCGTCTTCTCCAAATGGTTCTGTTTGTTTGGCTAACGATCAGCGGGTTAGTTTTACTAATCAGCAAATTACCCAAAAGCTTGCCTGTCTACCAACAACTGCCGGTAGCGACGGGACTGGGAATGCGATCGTAACTTATCCGCTAAATTCAAACGCTCCACTGGGTACGCGCTTTTCCGAAAAACGCGAAGATCATAAAATCTACGCGACGGACGGGAGTGATCAAACTCCTTTTGGGGTGTTTCAGAATTTGGGGGCGACCGGCGCACTGACTTGGATCGCCGACTCAAACTCGACAATCAACCCGGGAAACACTTGCTACTTTGTTCCTGGGGTAAATTTTCCCGCAGGCTCTGGATTCTCCGTTCCGTTTGATAAATGCGAAGCGGGTTGGGCGAACGGAGTGGTGATGGATGCGGGCAACGTCTTGGACGCCATGAACGATCTTTCTAGCTACCAAGCACCAACCGCAAGTCAGGATTTTATTGCGGTCTTCGGCAAAGAACGCGCAGCCCTTCACTATATATATAAGAAGATTTCTGTTGTTTCCGATGGATTAGGGGTGATCGTCATTCCTTTGTCAGAGCGCGGAGTTTTTGCTTTTATTCAAGGCGTGGCTGGGCGGATAGACAGACCAGTTGTTACCGGATTAAATGCGAATACAACTTACGCGGCGTTGGTTTACTATCCTCCGCGATCGACAGAGCAATGGCAGTGGCAGTTTCGATACTGCTCTTACCAGGGATTGAATGATGCGACGCTCCTGAATAATGCCGAAATAATTTCAGCACCTATTTTATTTGCACATACCCAGGGTGCTGGCACAAGTGCTTTCTTTGGAGATTCGGAATTAAAATATTCTGCAATTTCCATGCAGCTACCTGTGGGGAATTCGAGTAGCAAGCATTACGAGCTTAATACGCCGATCAACTTGCCTGGAGAAAACTACGCTGATCCGATTTCGTTCCGAGAGTTGCAGGCAGTTCCCGGTACCGGGTGTTCACTACCTCGTCTAGGGCGCAAGACTGTTTTTGTCGGTAGCAACGCAAATGCTTTGCGAACTTTAGCTGGAGCGCTGCACCTTGGCGACGGCTCTACACCATCAACGGAAAGTCGTCTTGGCTGCCAAGTCCCAACGTTGTCTACAAATCGCGTCTTTCAAGGCGTACTGTGTATTGGACTTTTGGCGGGCGATCGTAAATACTTGGCGGTAGCGACTGTTAACACCAAGGGTAGTGAATCTTTGATCTTCGATAGCGCAAACGGCATCGGGTTCGATGTCTTCAAGATGTAAACACCATGCCAAAAAACCCGCTTATATTCCCTGATGAATTCATACTTGATGGCACTGTCTCCGACTCTGGTATTGGCGCATTGGAGGTAGCTGTAAATAGTTTAAGCATTGCATCTAAATCTGGAGCGATGCGCCAGGCTAATGCGATCCGAGTTGGTGGGTTAGGTTCGATTAGAAACCAGAATAGCGGAATGCCGACATTACATAGCTTGTTACCAACGCGATCGATCGGCAAGTTCACAATCGTGGCGGCTGAGCCAACTGGGACACTCGGTTATTTTTTAGGAGGGGTTAGGGATAATGGTGTTCCCACTTTAAGAGTAGATCGCTTTACGTTTGCGACCAACACTACCGTCAATATAGGCAGCGTTTGGCTTAACTGGTACGCTTTCTGTACTGGGAATTCCACCCAAGGCTACACAGTCCTTAATGCTACATTTTGGAGACTGGTTTTTGCGTCAGAGTTGATAGGGCAAATTGGTTCAACTACTTTCCCCGAAAGGGGGCTTGGGGCGAGCCTGAAAAGTCAAACAAAAGGGTATATGTGTGCTGGTGCGAGCGGGGGGACAGTATACCAGAATATTGATAGATTTACTTTTGTGGGGGAAGTTTGTGTCTCAATCGCATCCTTAGTGCAGGCTAGAGTTTGGGGCGCTGGATTTGGCAATAGGTTTAACGGATACCTCGCTGGAGGCGATGCCAATTCTAATGGTACTGCGAACATAGAAAGATTTTCTTACGCCTCGGAGACAAAGACCAATATTACGGCATTGTTGTCTCGACAAAAATATCAGAGCAGTACGTGGGTACCTGGAACCAGAACTACCGCTTATTTGGCGGGAGGTTTAGCTTTTGGGAGATTCCCTGATCCCGTAAACAGCAATTTTGTAGTACACCCTACTAATTCTATTGACAGATTCTTGTTTGTTGGTGAAACCTGTGCTCCAATCGGGAATACAATACAATTTGGCACTTATACTTTTGCTGCGACCGGAAATCCAGTTCGCACCGTTATGGCCGGGGGTATTACCCATTCAGACACTTACCCTAGTCAGAGTGCTACAATAATAAACTCTACTCGGGTTTGGGGTTTCACATTCACCACAGAAACCAACGAAATACTTGGTGCCGTATTGTCGCAAGGTCGGTATGCCTTAAACGGATTAGATAATTCCAACTTATAGCTTGGTAGTAAAAACATGGAAAAAGTAAACCTATCTTTAAACGGAATTCCGGGTACATTATGGGAAATTAGGCGACAAGAAAGTATTCATCCGTATCTAGGCTTGAGGCAGGCAATCTTAATAATCGACACGCAAGAGAAGGCACTAAGACAAGGTGCGCTAACTCAAAAAAAAATGCGCTTAACCCTAAAAACGCAACAGCAAGATTTGCCAAATAGTTTAGGTGATCTGCGAGAGATTCTGTTAGATGAAATTGAGATAACACAATACCAATTAGACTCTTTTTATCAACTTCTTGTTGACGCAAAAGCAGAGTTAGATACAGCGATCAAGGAAAAGCTTCGCATTGAGAAATTAAACCCTGCCATGATTGCCGGAACTTACGAAACTATCCAGATGTCTTATGCTAACGAGTCTTTTCAATGCAAGCTAGCAAGATCGGTGGTTGTTTCTGTATTAAGTGCTGCTAGGGGGATTTCGGAAGGAGCCGCCGAAGTTCTGTATGATTCAAACTGTTTGTCCGCAGAAGACCAACAAAAATTCAAGGCAAATATCGAGATGCAGTTGCAACAGCTTTTGTTGGGACCCGTGAATCCATCTTTAGTAAGCACTAACGGAGGTTTAAATGGTTCTGTCATTAACTGAGATTAGAAAGAGTGTTGTTTTCGCCGTTGAGGGAAGGCTCTCTACACTTCAAAATCAAATCCCTAACTTTTCTCGATCGTCACCAATGACGCTAGAAGCTGCGGTCAATCTATCCGTCAACCTGCTTCCCGTTCAGAGCAATGTTCCGGCGATCGACCCGCAAGACGGTTCTATTCTCGTAGAACCTAGTCAAACGAATTTATTAAATTACAACCTAGACCTGAAGCAGACCGTTTGGCAGAAAGGGAGTAACGTTACGGTTCGCGGAGACGTTGTACAGGCACCGGACGGATCTCAACGAGGCGATCGCCTTTCGTGGGGCGTTGGGACAGGAAACACGCAATTAATCCAGAGACCTGTCACACTAAAAGCTGGGACACAATACTACTTATCAGGACTAATGAAGCTGGTAGGTGGAAGATTCGCTGCCAGCGATACTATTAAGATGATAGGAGGAGTCGTTGGCACGGCAACAATGAGCTTTACCAATTTAAATACTTATCTTGGTAACTACCGCTGGATGGAGTTAGCTTTCACCACGCTGGGAACGCAGCCCGCCAAATTGCCCGATACAACTACAGGTCAAGGTTATACAGTCAGTTCCGTGTCGGGAAATAGTGTGACGTTGATCGGCGTTACCGGAGTTGTCGGTAACGATCTAACTGGAGGTCAAATTAGTTTCTCCAATAATTTAGCTAAAAAATACACTATTGTCGGGAATGTAGTATCAAATTCTAACCTCACTATCACTACAGATCCAGCCTCTGGCAGTATTACTACTGACGGCGTAACGACCGCGCATACAGCACAAATTGATGGCGCTCCCGATGTTGTTTCCATGTTGCAGGTTTATGTCGAGTCTGCGGTCTCCCTGGATTGGGGTGGGCTTCAACTAGAGCAAGGTCTATTCCGAACCTCGATGATCTATCAAGATGCGAACATAACCCCCCGATCGCCAACAAGATTGCTGTATCGCAAGCAAAGCAATCCGCTGACTGGGTTGAAAACTTTTGGTCTACTGATCACTTTAAAATTTTGGCGAGGCGATGGGAACGTACTGCTTGCCGGCAATTTCAATGTTGCAATTGTCAACAGCAGATTAAGGTTAACCGTCGGCAATACCGTTGTAAACGATCCGTTGGTGTTACCGCCCGCTCCACAGATATACATTCAGGTAAATGGGGAGAGTTTTACTCTAAGCCTGTTTATCAATAAAAAGCTGGTAGCGCGCTCAAATCTTTCAGGGTTTCAACCGAGCGTTTCTCAAGTCGTACTAACGTCTCTAGGTGTCCGTTGCTTTAATCGGATAGTCGCGCTTAATCGGGCATTCGCAGATGGATCTGTAGCGATCGGGGAATTCGCGCAGTCCGAAATGGCTGATGTTTTGTTTTCCGAAATAACAGACGTGGGCGCGATCGCCGTTGCAGTTCCTGAACTTGTCTTACCGTTTGTGACAATTCCATCACCAGAAGCACCTGCCGCCACCAGTGAAATTCAAGCGATTAACTCTGCTGGACGAACGGTCACAGTTTTGGACGGCAACGGATTTTCGACATCAGGCTCCGTAATTATTTATAGACCTGCTAGTGATGGTGATCGGGCGATCGGTTACTTAGTGATTACAGGTAAGACTGGTAATACAATCTCTCTTGACAGTGTTTCTGGAATAGCCTTGGGAGATAGACTCGTACTAGATTTTGTTGCTAGACCTGGGAAAGCCTCTGTTCGACTGCCATTTTCGCCGATCGACCCCCAAGCTATTACCAGTATTGACGTAGGAAACAAGCGAGTCACGGTGGGTTCGTCTTTGGCTTTTGTCGAAAAATCTCGTGCCATCATTCAATCACCGCTTTATCAAGACGTGTCGGAAGTAATTGTCGAAACCGTAGACAATACTAATAATCGACTAACCTTGAATTCGATCTTAGGGATTGTCATTGGCGACATTATCGCGCAGCCAGACGAAGAAGTTGAAATACCCACGGAATGCTACTTCGTGGATTTGTTGTCACCGAATCCGGCGATCGGAATAGATCAGAAAGCTACTAACGGATTCGTTCTGAGTAATAAAGGCGTTGGTGATGTAACCGTACAAACGACAATTAAGGTTTATTTGTAATGGCCGATCGCATCAATACTGACGGGCTACTTGAGATACTGCATTCAGAAACGGGGGCTTACATCCCGGCGATAGCTCTTTTACAAACCGAAGGTGGGTTGTTGACATCGCTCGTGCCTGCACAAACAGCACTGATTTCTGATATCCGCAATGCTAGTGCTTATCTGGAATACATTAACAGCGAGCTAACGTCTATTAGGACTGAGTTAATTTCTTCAGGAAATAAAACAACCCAGTCTAATGTCTTTCTAAGTCAGGTTAATGAAGCACTCACGAATGTCAATGGGGCGATCGACTCACTGGAATCGTGGAGTGCGGCGACAAATACTTTGCTGGAAGTTTTGCAATCGAGTCTTGTTCAAGTTTCCGGGAAGCTCCCGGCAAGTCTAGGCGTGAAAATTAGGGATGCCAGTTTATCGGTTGCGCTGGCCTCCGATAGTACGGTTTTCACATCCCTCAGTGCTATCCTTGCCACATTGTCTACAAGTGGAAGTTCGGTCTCCACATTAACTGCTGCATTGTCAGCAAAAATCCCGACAAGTCTAGGCGTGAAGCTTAGGGATGCTAGTTTATCGGTGGCTCTCGCGTCAGATAGTACGGTTTTTGCTTCGCTTACCAGTATATTGTCCGCACTATCAGACGGCGGATCAAACTCAGCACTATCTTATCTAGCCACCGTTGCTAGCGCTCAGTTTTGGCGAACCCCAACTAAAATCAATACTGCGTCACCGATTATCAACGCCGCGACAACAGCAACAAGTTCAGCAGCTTACACCGTAAATTCGCAAACAACCGGTATTTCTTTGCAGAATTTCTTTTCCTCCGCTGCATTAAGTGCTCAGTTTGCGATCGAAATGCGCGTGACCGTTGGCGCATCCTCGCTTTCAGACAGGCATTATTACTATCGTGGAGATGTAGCGAGCCCTTTTCTGGCGAGTGCGGGGGCGTTCTCAGGGGAATCTCCAATTATTGTGCCAACACACGGATTCGCACAGGTCGTGGTGCATCTTGCTGCGATCGCCGGTGGTGGAAACGTCACAACTTTCGCCAAGGAGATTAGGTGACAATATTATCCGATAAAATCGCAACCCTAATTTTAGAACCTGAAGATATAGAGTCTCAAGTTTTAGAAGTTTGCGCGATACTAAACAAACCAGAACCGATCGCCCCTGTGAGCGAAACAAAATATAATCTCAAGTCTGTACTTATTCCGCACCTGATCGAAGAAGGGATTTTAGATCCAGCGAAGTTGGAGGCGATCGCCACGCACCCAGTCTGCGCGGATTTCCTTAAAGCCCTTATCCGCGATCACTATAATGGAGCAACAGCGCTATCATCGACTATTCAACAATTGCTGGCTGCGGGGCAAACATTTTTAATACTAACCGAGGCCGAAGTTGTCGCGGTGCAAGATCGATTCGATGTTGAAAAGATTGTCGAAATAGATGAAGCTAAACCAATAGAACAGCGGAGGTATGACGAATGGACTGAAGAAGTCCCGCAAGACCCCATAAGTTGGGCGATGACAAATCTGGAGCGGGCGATCGACGGATCTGAGGTTTTGCAAATACTAGGAGAGCTTTATGGCGACTAAAAAGACAAGTGAATCATTCGCGACAAAGACCGCAGGCGAATTAATGGTGGGCGATCGGTTTAGACCTATAGGATCTCCGCCGTGGCAAGAGGCTGTTTCCGTGGAAAAGGTTGAAAGTGATCTATTAGATCCTGAACTAAATACAAAAAAAGAAATCGTTACCTGTACGACGAAAGTTGACGGAAATATAGAAGAGTTTCGTTTTACCGCCTTTAGTAATATTGAGGTCGAAGTATTAGATGCCTGATTATGGGCTTACACACGACAACGTAGCGTGTACTTTAAAAAAGAAGGGGCGATCGAATTAATCGATCGCCCCTTCTTTTTTATCAACTTACGATCACATCTTTTGGGTTTCTGTCGATCGTCGAGACTGCACCTCGATAGCGCATTCTCGCACCATAGTAGCGATAATCATCATCACATGGTCTGGGATTCCGTCGTCTGCTGCTTTTACAATAGCGAGTAGTCCGCTTGCTAAACCGATTAAAAAAGAGGTATCCTCTTCTTGAGGGGCTAGTATCGAGGATGCGATCACAACGATGGTTGGTTCCATCTTCGACTCGGCAGCACAAATCCGATCTATTTCTTCAGACGTTAATTTAGTTCTCATTTGAACCTAATACGATACGATAAATTCACTATAACATACATCTGACATTTAGCAATCGATAATTAAAATATGTTTAACGTCTTATAAGTTGTGCAACAGCAAGGATTGTCTTAAAATAAATATATAACTTAGCTTGTGTGTAGTATGATTTACTTTGCGGGATTCCGTAATTGGGAGCAGCAATTTGGCGCGCTGTTTAGTATTGCCAATACAGAACCAGATATATTCAAAGGTCGCATCGATCGCCTGTCTTTCTTTGTACCAACATGGAAGGACGTGAATTTGTGGAAAACAAGTTTCAAGACAGATGCAGACTGGAATCAGTTTGTTTCTATGTACAGAATTGTCTGTCGGACGCGGTGGGACGAAATACATCGCTGGCTCAATGAGCTAACACCAGACAAAGATATGACGCTACTGTGCTGGGAACCTACCTCTAAAAGGTGTCACCGATCGCTAGCTGCAAAATTTGTTGAGGTGTATCGCCCCGATTGTTATGGCGGCTTAGATGTCCAAAACCCGTATCGCAAACGCTGTCGGCACAAGAATGTCACCTATGATATTCTTGTGATGGAGTCTCCTTGGTGTGAGGGTTTTTGCTTCTCGCTATCAGTCGGATCTGGCGTCGGCAAGATTGGTAACCATCCAGATTATCCGTATCTAAGGGGCGTTTGGGCTTTGCCAGAATACGCAATAGCCGCTGCGGTTGAATTTATTAAAAACGACCAGCAAGAATAAAAAAAGGGGGCGATCGAAAATACTATCGATCGCCTTCCATTGCATACAAATAATAAAGTATTTGCACTTGTCTGTTAAACTGTTTGATAGTAATTAGGCTGTGAAAGTAATGAGTAAAGTGATCGATAAGTCCGAATTGATTTATCAAATCCAGGTTGCGTGTGTAGAATTGGATGCGATCGAACTCGCGAAATGTTCGGCATTAGCTGAGTGCAAGCTAATCGGGCGGTACGCGACGACCGCGAGATTAATGGATTTTTCGACAAAAAGATTAACCGCGATCGCGCAAAAGTTGCTCAATCACAAAGCTGCTAGTGAGGACTCTTTACTGGAACACGAATAATTTTAAACAACAAAAAGCCCTCAGTAATTATTAAAAACAATTACTGAGGGCTTTTTAGCTCTACTAGCAAGTCTCGCGACTGCGATTTTCGTAATATGTTTCGATCGCCCACAACAAAAAAGCGCTACGAACCGAGCACTGATTCACGAGATTTTCTTGGGAAACTAGCAACAAAATTACCACAATTGTAGGCGAAAATCCCTAATTTCAACCCAGAAACTGTCAACATTTTGTTAGCTGATTTGGCATTTAAGAACTTCTAGTGTAGAATTGGAACAATAATTCACTTCAAAGATATCCCTAAAAGGAGTCTCCGCACTTAACTTGCGCCGAGGCTCCTTTTTTGATTTATATGCCAAAAAACGAGACTCCGCGTTTAACTTGCGTCGAGGCTCCTTTTTTTGACTTATATGCCAAAAAACGATTCAGAATCTACGGGTTTCGCTCCCGAAGCCCCGACATCTCCGCAAGTTACCGGAATTGCGATCGAAGACGTCAAACTGACCACAGTACCGTTCGCGGAACTTGGGGAAAATCTACCGACCGGATTATTCCACGAAGGAGAGCGACTGCATTCTTACACACTCGCTCCCTTTACCGGTGAACTAGAAGTGATGCTAGAAGAGCTCTTTAACTCGAAAAAACAGGGTGTCGAGAAAGTGTATTCGACCTTGCGCCAATTCCTGCCGAACGCTATCCACGATATCGGCGGTATCCCCCTAAACAAGCTCGAATCAGATCCGAGGCGACTGATCGATCGCATGGATTTGGGCGACGTATTTTCTGTGGTGCTCAGCCTTCGATGCAACTACCACGGCAAAAGCGATATCGCAATTTCCGGGCAGTGTCCAAACTGCAATACTAAAAATGCGGATCAGGGGGACTACGCCCAACCCTACCACGACCTTGGCACTGTCGAAGTCAAATACTATCAGCATTTACCACAGGAACCGCTGTTCGATATTGCGCTAGAAGATGGATTTACAGTAACTGGTGAACATATCAATAAACTAAGGATGCGCCCACTGCGGTTTCACCAATTAAAAGCGATGGGCGATCCCAACAGTGGTAAGTTTCCCAACCTGAATATGATTTCGTCTTTGATGCACTCGTTCCCCGAATCGACTTCATATCGGGAACCCAAGGGTGACTTTTTTGACAAAAATTTGTACGCTCGACTGATCGGATCGCCCCGCGACAAAAAAATAGTGTTTGACGCTCTCGAAAAATTGCAGCCAGGCCCCGTGATGTCGATCGACATGGACTGCATCAACTGTTCCTACCAGTGGAAGGAGGGTATACCGTGGGGGCAACTCCCCTCCTTTCTATATGGGACTATTAGTCCCATCAGATCCTGAAAGTATTCAGATGCAGCGTCAGTACCGTGAAGATAGTATCTTTTTTCTATGTACTGGCGAACAGGCTCCGTTTAGTTCTCGCGAGGAAGTGCTGCGGATGGCCGTAGCCACTCGCAATTACTACGTAAAAAAACTGGCAGACACTTACGATCGCCAGCGCCAAGAAATGGAAAAAAGCTCTTCGAGAAAGCGGTAATCATCAGTGGTAACACAAAGTATCGTGGGTATTGTTCAAAAAAATCCCAAAGAGGCGATCGTACACAATATATGGATCGCCATTCTTCCCAAAATCAAAGATTGGCTAGAAACTTCCGGTAAACACAAGCAGAAAGTCAAGATTGAACTCATCTTTAAATCTGAAGATTTGACAAGCTTTTCGCTGGTTTCGGAGGTTTCGCAGCACGACGAATTTAGGATCGGAACGCTTGTCGGGGTCGATATTTCTAAGCGCACAGGCCTCGAACAAATGAGTCTAACTCAGCGACTCGAACACGCAGAAAAATCGATTAAGCCAATAATTTTGGAAACCCTCGCTACTAAGAGGGCTACAAATCGCAGTTTAAAAATCCGGGTATCGATTGGGGCTGGGGTCTGTCGCTGGATCGAAAAAATTTACGGCGTGGAAACTTCGGATTTTGACGACTAAACCGAAGTCTCAAGGTCAGATGGTAATTTTTAGTTTTAGATATTATGGATGATCGGGATGGAAAGCTAAAAAAAAATAACAACAAGTTGATTACAACGCAGCTCAGTTTGCAACAGCAGCGGTTTTGCGAAGAATATATCTTGGATCTCAACGCAGGTGAGGCTTATATCAGATCAGGCTACAAAGTTAAAAGCCAGAAAAGTGCGAATTCTGCGGCGTCTCGGCTTCTAGGAAACGTCAATATCCAAAAAGAAGTCGATCGCCTGCGGAAAGAGCGCGGCCGGGAAACGATGATTGATTCCTCACGAGTGCTGGCAGAACTCGGAATTATCGGGCTTTCTAATATTCTCGATTACATTAAGTACGAAAATGGCGCTTATACAGTGAAGCCGTCGAGCGAGTGGGAACATCCACAAGCGGTTGCTGAATTTAGTACGTCCACCTTCAAAGGTGAAACCAAAGTTTCTTTCAGGCTCCACAACAAGATCGAGGCGATCAAGATGCTGGCGACTCACGCGGGATTGCTTAGTGACCTGAATACTGCACTCAACGTACTGAGGCGCTACGGGTACGAAGTAGAGGAAACCGAAGACGGTTTGTTCTGTCGCGACACATATATTAGCGATCGTATCCAAATCGAACAGACACCATTAGCCGCTATTGCGGACAACAACTAATCTTTTAATCGTTTTAAACCCAATTTTCTGATAAAAAAAGAAGGGGCGATCGGATTAAATTATTGACACTCCCCAGCCTGAAGGCATGAGGATTCTTTGATCTACGAGCCGACTTGCTGAGGCAGGATTTCTCCAACCACAGTAGAGGTCAATTCTCCCAAAGCGTTACTTGCATCTAGTGCAAAGGTTCCGGTATGCCCTACCGTACCCAATCCCCGACTTAGGATATTTATAGCAGCATTGAAATCTCTATCCATTAGACACCCACATTTACAGGCGTGAGTTCTAGTGGATAGCGTTTTTTTGACAATTTCACCGCAGCTAGAGCATTCTTGGCTAGTATATTGCGGATTTACCGCAACCGTTACGCGCTTAAATACTTTTCCAAAATATTCCAGCCATATACGAAACTGATACCAAGATGCGTCGTTAATAGACTTAGCAAGACAATGATTCTGCACCATATTCTTGATTCTCAAATCTTCGTAGGCTATCAAGTCGTTTGACTGAATTACGCACCTTGCCAATTTCACGGCATGGTCTTTACGTTGCCTGCTTATTTTGAGATGGCGCTTGCCTAAAATCTGTCTAGCTTTGCCTCTATTCTTTGAGCTTTTAACTTTTCTCGATACTCGACGCTGACTACGTTTAAGAATACGTTCACCTTTTCTGAGGAATCTAGGGTTTTCAACCGTGACTCCATTTGAATCTGTGTAGTATTCTCTTAATCCGACATCTAATCCGATAGTAGTACCTGTCGGCGCTGTATCTTCTGTCCTATTGACATCTATACAGAATTGAACGTAAATACCGTCAGCGCGTTTTACCAATCGAACCCGTTTAATTTGGCTGATTTGGTAAAAATGTAAGTCGCGAGTGCCCTTTATTTTCAACTTGCCGATCCCTTTTTTATCGGTAAAAGTTATCGACTTTCTATCAGGAGAAAGTTTCCACCCAGTCGATTTGTACTCAACAGAGCGGCAGTCTTTCTGAAACTGAGGATATCCTTTTTTACCGGGAATCTTTTTCTTGCAGTTTTCGTAGAACCGAGAGATAGCAGACCAAGCGCGTTCGGCACTTGCCTGTCTTGCCTGAGAATTGAGTTCATCAGCGAACGGAAAAGTTGCTGCTAGTACAGCACAGTATTTGTTCAGATCGTACTTGTTCTTTTTGGGATTGTCTATCCAGTAGCGCAAGCAACTATTACGAACAAACTGGGCAGTCCGAATTGCTTCGCCTACTGCCTGGAATTGACTCGATTTTCCGTAAGCCTTAAACTCAAAAACTAACATTGCTCTCACCTCCATCCTTATGCTACCGCTTTCCGTACAAGAGTGATGAATATGTAATGAAAGTTTACAATTAAAGCCGTCCTAGAAGGACGGGGTTTTCAACCCAATTTTCTGATAAACTACCTGTTGACAACTTACATCCCCAATCGAGAAGAAGTCGAACAATGGGATATGGGGCTAGCTTATGACTAAGCCAAAAAGACCCGCAGATCAAATTGATCTGCGGGTCTTTTTTGTATGATCGCCCACTATTCACCGCGCCATTGCCGCATCAAACTTTTTGACAGCTTCCCAGAATTCAGCCCAACCGTTCATTCCACCGTTAACAAGTCGGCGAACCAATTCCCAGTCGTGCATATTGGCGGCTTGCGAGATCCGGCGATCGAGGAAATATTCTGCCAAGATTTCCGCAGCAATGTCGGGTCGCAGTGCTAAATTCGGGTTTTGCTCCAAAGGAATTTCAAGTTTCGCTCCGAAATATGCGTAGTTAGCGCGTCCAGTGATCTGTACAAATCCCCGGCCTTTGTATCGAACCCCGTCACCTTTTTGAGTGTTCCCTAAATCTTCGCGCCACTCGTAAAGCGAATGAAAATAATCATCACCACCATATTCGGAGATCGGAGAGAACCCGCCGGTTTCTATTTTGATCGTTCCGAGCGCTGCGATGAAATTTAGTCGATTGAGAATATTCCGCTTTGACAAAGCTTCCGTAATGCAGGGCAAATTCTTAACAGCTTCTTCGAGTTTGCATTTCATCACAACCACAGCGAGTTCTGGGAGTACCGATTCACGCTGGCGATCGAATCCAGGTAGTGTTTTGCACTCGATAAGATCCTCTGCCGCTTCTGGAGTGATGGTATTGCCAGAATAGTTAAACCCTTTAGCAAAACGCTTGTAACAGGCTGTTGAGATCACCCCCCACAAACTGTCAACTCGCGCTGGTAGTCCCAAGGTGTTGAGTCTCGTTTGCACCTGAAACGCTAACTCGCGATCGATCTTTAAATCTTCTAGATCGACTGTGATTCTATCTTTATAAATATCTTGAAGTTTCATCGGTTTAAGGTGTAGGTGTAGGTGTAGGTGTAGGTGTAGGAGTCGGTATAGGTGGATTGACTGGGGTTACTGGAGTTGCCGTAGCGGCTTTTTTTGTCCATTCACCAAAGCTTCCCCAGGCGGCGTAACCAGTTAAGCCGTTACCGTTTTGGTTGAGATGGTTGAAAAACGCTTCCCTGGTTTGGTAGGGCCCGCCGTTCTTGAGGTTTCTGATCTGAGATTCAGTTGTCAGTCCGAACGCTTTCTTGATGTCTTCGTCTTTACCAGCTTTAACTGTATCGTTAAGTTTCTTGAGCATTTCAGCTTGATCCTTCTCAACAGCCTGCGCGGTTCCCACGCCACCGGCTTGTCGCATCGTCAGACCGCACTTGCCAGCATTTTGCAGGCGTTCCGTCGCTGATCGGTTTTTGTCTTTAAATACTTCGTCCTTGCCGTCAAGCTTTCCGTTTTGCACTGAACTCGTAATCAAATCGTAATCTATCTTTAGCTGCGGATAAATCTCTAGAAACCTCGGTGGCAGTCGAGAAGGATCGCCCGATATCAAGGCGTCTGCGACTATCCGATCTTCATTAGTGACTCCGCCCTCTTTCTGGGCGAGGATTGTGGCGACATCTTCTTTAATCTTATCTTGCACCTCCTTTTCCTTCAACACGCTGTCGGGAATCATCCCGGCGATCGCCATCTGAAGGCGCGTGTTCGGATCTAACTTCAGCAAGGCTTCTTTATCAGAGAGTCCTTTACTACCTTGGGGCGCACCTTCGCCAAACGTCTCGTTTAGAATTCCTTCCAAATTCTGTTTACCTTCGGCTCCCAGACAATCGCCTAAAATAGCCTTCGCTGTTTCGAGAAGAGCTTCTCGCGATCGCTCGGCGCTCGTCTGTTTAGAAGTTTCGTCACCTAGTGGTGTGGAAGTTAGCGGGGGAGCCAGCATATTTGGCGAACCCCTACCACCAAGCATTTTAAAATTAAGATCGACCGCGCAGTGGTGATAGCCCTTTTCACCAACAAGCGGGTATCCGTATTGAGCGGAAATGCTGGTGCAGGCGCACGGGGCCATAATTTTATCTCCCTGCTGCACATAGAGGAGTGGGGGAGTATAGACATTTTTGCTTTCTTGGCGATCGCTCAGCTCGTGCATTTGATAGAGCTGCTCAACCAAGTGCGAAATGTCGTGCTGCTTGTCGTAAAAAGTAACCGAAAAACGAAAAGTACGTGGTCCGATCGACTTAAAATTTTGACCGCCACGGATGTGGTCACCATCTTGATCACTCCATTCGGCAGACTGCTCATCGGAAATCTGAGATACGGAGACGCCTAAAAAAGAATTTCCTGATTCCTTTACGTCGAGCACTTTCCCCGACAACTTGCCATTGAGAAATCGGATCGAGACTGGCGATGCTGCCGGTTGAATCTTGGAGTCTCGATGCTGCTTAGAAATCGGAGACGGCGGATAGTTGACGCTTGGTTGCGATGATTTGCTTGCCTCGGCATCCGGTTTGGCTCCGGGTTCGTTTTCTGCGCCTGCCGCTTTTTTTGCATCGCCCTCCGCTTGGGTATCACCACCAAAAAGTTTGATAAAAAAATCGAGAGGACTAGAGGCTGCCGGACTTGCCGTTGCGGCTGCGGGTGCAGGAGTCGTCGTTGGACTCGGAACTACTGTCGGGGCTGCTGCGGTTGTCGGCGTAATTGGTTTGGTTTCGACCATAAAAAAAGCGCTCTGGTTAGAAGCGCTCTTGAAGAGATGACAACAGTTTGGTTGGTTAGTATTATTATTCTAGCTGAAAATTGGGGTGCGGGCGATCAATGCTACCAAAGAAATAGGGTTAGAGCCTCCCCCTTCTAGGGGGACTTGATCTGAATTCTAGCAGATCGTTGAGTATTTCTATGACGAGTGTGTTATCGTAGGAACTGGAGGAATAGAAAAATGCTTGTTCTCGAATTTAAGGCTTACGCAAAACCAAATCAGTTTCAGTCGATCGATGAAGCGATTAGAATTTGTCAATTTATTCGCAATAAATCAATCCGGCTGTGGATAGATGGTGGCTTGACACTCTCAGGGCTAAAGCCGCTGAGATTCTTGTTTCTACGAATCGACTTGCCGATATAGAATTACTTCAACATCAGTAGCGGTCAATTCTCCACAAGCGTTCAGAGTGTTACCACCCCAAGTTCCGGTATGCCCTACCGTACTCAACCCCCGACTTAGGATATTTCTAGCTGCGTTATGATCACGGTCTAAAACACATCCACATCTACAAACGTGCGTTCGTGTTGATAGACTCTTCTTAACAATCGCTCCGCAACTAGAGCATTCTTGACTGGTTCCGTTGGCTGTCACGGCAATCGTAATTCTTCCGAATACTTTGCCGAAATATTCCATCCAAACTCGGAACGTATACCAAGATGCGTCGTTAATAGACTTAGCTAGACAGTGATTCTTCACCATATTTTTAATCCTCAAATCTTCGTAGGCTACACAGTCGTTAGACTGGATTACGCACCGCGCTAACTTTATAGCGTGGTCTTTACGCTGTCTACTTATTTTGAGGTGGCGTTTTCCTAGAATCACTCTAGCTTTCTTTCTGTTTCCTGAACCCTTGACGCGCTTTGATACCCGTCTCTGGGACTTCTTTAATCTACGCTCTCCCTTGCGGAGGAATCGTGGATTTTCAACCGCAACACCATTGGAATCAGTGTAAAATTCTTTCAATCCCACGTCTAATCCAATGGCGTTACCAGTTATTTCTACGACTTCGGAACGGTCAACTTGAATGCAAAACTGAACGTAGTAGCCGTCTGCACGTTTTACCAACCTGACTCGTTTAATTTGAGTGTTTTGGTAGAAATGCAAGTCGCGTGTCCCTTTTAATTTTAGCTTCCCAATCCCTTGCTTGTCGGTAAAGGTGATGGATTTCCTATCTGTTGCCAATTTCCAACCGCTAGTCTTATATTCGACTGAGCGGTTGTCTTTTTGGAACTGTGGAAATCCCTTTTTACCGGGAACCTTCTTCTTACAGTTATCGTAGAACCGGGAAATTGCCGACCACGACCTCTCCGCACTTGCCTGTCGAGCCATGCTGTTTAAGTTGTCGCAAAACGGAAATTCTTTAGCTAATACTGCACAGTATTTACTCAGATCGTTTTTGTCAATCTTTTTACCGTCCAACCACAAGCGAATTGCTTTGTTGCGGATGAATTGTACCGTTCGTATTGCTTCATCTACAGCATCAAACTGCTGTCGCTTTCCATATGCTTTAAACTCGAAAACCAGCATGACTTCGACCTCATCACGATATGTTTTTACGATAACATAAGCATTGTAAGAGAAACCAAATCTTCACAATACTTTACAAGAAAGATTGAACGGGGCTGAAGTCCCCGCCCGCTTTCATCTCAGGACTAAAGTCGCTGAGCTTTTCGCATTACGCTAGTTTCTTTGTAAAATCTTGGTTTGAGCTTTCTAAGTATTGTGCAATTTGGGCCAAAGAATTTGACTTTGCGAATAAGTTAGGTGCAATGGCTCGACAGGCAAGTGCTGAGAGAGCATGGGCTGCTATTTCCCGTTTTTACGAAAACGTCAAAAAGGGCATTAAAGGTAAAAACGTTGGTTTTCCTAGATTCCAAAAAGACTGTCGATCTGTTGAATACAAAACTAATTCTTGGAAGCTAGCATCAGATCGGAAATCAATTACATTTACAGATAAGTGCGGCATTGGCAAGCTGAAGCTAAAAGGCACTCGCGATCTTAACTTCTATCAGCCAGACCAAATAAAACGAATTCGACTAATTAAACGAGCCGATGGATATTACGTCCAGTTTTGTATCCAAGTAGACCGAGTAGAACTCGCGAGCATGACAGGCAAAACGATTGGATTAGATGTGGGACTTAAAGAGTTTTACACTGATTCAAATGGCGAAATGGTTCCCAACCCTAGATTTCTGCGTAGAGGTGAAGCACGGTTAAAACGTGCCGGGCGTCTTGTAAGCCGGAAAGTAAAAGGTGGTTTGAATCGCCGTAAAGCTAGAGTGATTTTAGGTAAGCGACATCTCAAAATAAGTAGACAGCGCAAAGACCATGCTATTAAGTTAGCGAGGTGCGTAATCACATCAAACGATGTAGTAGTTTACGAAGATTTGAGAGTGTCTAATATGGTCAAAAATCACTGCTTAGCCAAATCGATTAGCGACGCTTCTTGGTATCAGTTCAGAATGTTCTTAGAATATTTTGGAAAAGTGTTCGGTCGGATTACCATTGCGGTGAATCCGGCTTACACAAGCCAAGAATGCAGCAGTTGTGGTGTTGTGGTTAAGAAATCTCTATCCACTCGAACCCATATTTGTCAGTGTGGGTGTGAGATGGACAGAGATCATAATGCCGCAATTAATATCCTCAATCGCGGGATAAGTACGACGGGGCACGTCGGAACTTCGATCTTTGAGATCGTAAACGCTTAGGGAGATTGGATCTCTGGGTCATGTGCAGCAATGTTCTTGATTTAAGTCCGGTCTAAGATCTAAGAATCCTCGTACCTTCAGGTCGAGGAGTGTCAAAGCGGCAAGCCGAGTTGCCGGCGTCCCAATACGTTCCAATCGTGTTCAGGATCGTCGTTTCGTGGCGACAGCACCAAACAGTCAATAAACTCTTGAGCATCGGCGATCGCCACAGCTTCGCGATCGCACGAATCAATTTCACAAAATCTACCCCAACCGTCGCGAGTCTTAAAACAAGGTCCATCCGCCTGCGAAACCAGAATGTGACCACACTCTATGTTTTCAAAGATTTGAAACCCTTTATATGTTCCGAGCCGTTCCCAGAAAACTCCGCAACCGTTAGTGTCTATTTCATCAATGTTGTCGTTCAAGTCTTCACCCGCCATACCGTTGTCAAGCAACGAATATCGAGACAAGTCGGCAATCAGTTCCTTGTACTCTGCGATCTCTTGCAGAGTTGGAAGAATCGCGCCATTCTTTAGCAATGCCCCAATCTTGATCGACGCTGATATTTTTGTGATTGCCGCGATGTCCTCCTTTGCGTCATTATCAATCTCAAAATCACCAAAATATTCAACGACATCAAAATTGGTATCGATCGCCTGAACGAAAGGTACTGTTTGAAACCATTCTGGGCGTGTTGTTTTTGATTGCATTTTGGTTTCCTATTTGTGGATTACTTTTTCGATCGCCCGATAAATTGCTTGCGCGACTTGTACCGCGACGCCAAGACCGATACACTCAGAAGCGAGACTATCTTCGGGACAGAGGTAGTAGTCGTCGCCTAAACCTTGCAGCCGAGCGAGCATCCGAGGACTAAATTTGACGACAGTGCAGTGGGCGATCAGCGCTTCAAATTTTTCGTCAACTGTTGCATTCTTGAGGTTTTTCTTGTGAGCAAACAAGGCGCGATCCCAGTTTCTCGTGCTTAGAGTTGGAACTGGTTCTGCTTGCACAGATTGGTTTGCTAGTAGACCTCGCGGATAAACATTGGGAGTTACTGTGACTGTTGGACGATCGCCAGTGCGGACTGTTGGTGAAGTATTTCCAGCGTTAGCGCCTGGGATTAACACAGCTCTCAATAATCCAGCTCTTGCGCCGGTAACAGTCGTAGAAGGATTTTCGCTCGCTCTCGCTTCGTTAGAAGAAAATTCTTGATGAGTCGTCAAGAAAGCTCGCGGTCGATGTCCTTCTGATTGAGCAGAAGCTACAAGCGTGTAGCACGGCTCCCTTTCCTCTTTGAGAGTGATTTCTCTAGGGCAGTTATCGCTGCCTGAATTTTTACCGTCAACGAGGTAATTAAAAAAACCATTCAGCTTACCTCGCCCGATCGCCTCCTTAATTCTTTTTTGATGCCAGTCAGCCAAACCCGCCTCGCGTTTTCCGGCGGGGCGGACGTTGCCGGACTGTTCACGAATAACCCATTTCAGCATCCCGTCGGGTGATCGGACGGGTAAAAAGTGTGGGCGATCGGGAATTAAGTCGGCGACGGCTTCCATCCAGCCTACCCACGGATTCAAAGCAGGGCCGAATAATGTCGGCATCGGGAATTCTGCGTGAGTTGGTGGGATAGCCGGTACTTGCCCGATATCCGATCGCACGGCAACGATATACAGTCGCCGTCTTGTTTGCGGAGTACCATAATCCGCAGCGTTAAGCTTGAACATTTCGCGGTTATAACCTAACCGTCTCAAACCATTGTAGAGAATGTTGTACGCAATAGAACCTTCATATGCGTCAACATTTTCTACAACTACAGCCTTCGGTCGCAGGTATTCGATGTGCCGTATAACTGCGTTCGCCATCATGATATCGAGATCGGTTTCAATACCTTTCTGTGCGCCAGAATATCTGGTACAAACGGGAGAGTTCCACAGTAGATCAAGCTCACCAGGAGCAATCCCTAGTTTTGCAGGATCTACTGACTCTACTGGAGCGATCACGACGTGATCTCCGTGATTTGGGATGTACATTCTCTCAGCTTTCTGGCGATCGATTTCGATCGCCCGCAGGAGTATTGCTCCCATTTTCTTGAAGGCGTAATCAACTAGACCCCCTCCGCTAAACGTGGTCGCTATCTTTAGTCGGTTCATTATTTATGATCCTTGCTTCTAGTGTTTTCGCCCAACGTGCAGCTTCGTAAAGCCCCATGAAATTCATACTTTCTGGGAAAGCTCCAAATTTGTACATAAGTATTTCGCGGACTTCTTGAATCGTTGCGTCGGGTGCTTTCTCTTTAACTGATAGGTAGATTAGGGAAATCAGTGTTTTCTTTTTTACTTCAGTTTCAACATCGAGAGGCTCTTCGTTTGCTAATACGTTTTCTGCAAACTCTTGATCATCAAAAGGGTCTTCCCCTTCAATAATGCGTGGAACGTCCAAATTCGATTGCATAGTCACCTCACTGATTTTCTATTACTAGCAATTTATTTTCGATATCGTCTTGGTGCTGTATCCACCACAGACTGTTGTTGGGGAGCTGCTTGAGCCCTAAATTGCATTCAAGAGCGGTGGCAATTGCAGATAAATTATCGAAAATTATTTCGTGCGCCATTACAGCGTCAGAGTTAGTTCCTCGGATTTTTATGCGTTTAAAAGCATACCAAGCTCGGTTCAGGTTCTTACCTTCTAATATCCCGCCCCAAGAATGTCCGCAATCAGCACATACGTAAAAACTAAAAGACGGATCGTAATCGGTATTGCGAACTTTGCATTTCGGGCAACTGTGATTAGTCATTAACTTTTCCTCCGAATCTGGGAACTAAACTACCGTCTGCGCCCCACATTAACCCGTGGAGTGGGCAGACTTTGTTGCCGTATTTGTCAGGGGCGATCGAGCCTAAGTGAGCGCCCTGATGGGGACAAATATCGCAATTGAGTTTTTCTCTTGAATAAATACCTTCAAGCGTTTGCATTGCGTTGTAATCGTATATCTCGATCGAATAGTCGGGTTGCGCTCTGTAGCATTTCTTGGGTTTCCAGACTAAGAGATTAGTTTCAAAAGGACGATACACAAGGGTATGCATTGACACTCTCAGCTCTAAAGAGACTGAGATTCTGCGGACAGAACAACTCTAGGTAAAACCCAAAGTCTTATTCTCGCTACGGTCGTCAAAGCCCCTCTTAACTCGTTTTCCTGATGCTTTCCACCCTTCAGGCTTTTCGCCGTACTTGGGTAGGGAGTCTCCATCTAAGAAACTAGCTTTAGAGGTATAGGCTTCTTCGGTTTCTTCAAATCTAATGCCATGTAATTCGCAGAGTTGCTTCAACCGATCTTTGAGTTTACCCAAAGGCATCTGCACAAACTTTTGATTATTCAATCTACCCATGTTGGCGTTAGATTTGAAGCCTTCATTCCAACCGATTACTAATGTCCCAATACCAAACTTAAGACAATGGTTAATAATCAACTTTGCAGCTTTGTTAGTGCCATCTCTCATTTGATGGTTGCGCTTACGAGTCACACAATCCAGCCAGTCATCCCAGTAAGCGTGTTCTTTGCCATCCTTGCGAGTTGACACTTTTTTATTCCAAAGTTGATTCATCGCCTTCATTGCTCTGGCATCAATTAGCAGAGAATTTCCTAGTGTATCGACACAAGCGGCTAGATTGTCAGCAGTACCCAAGTCAAGGGATAGTGCTTGATTAATATCTAACTCATGCTTTTGACTTGCAATCTCATAGGACAACTCAAGATAGAATGCACCATTTTTAGGTAGAATTGTAAACTCTTTCACGTTGCCGATATCAATGTTTGACGGCATCGGCAGAAACAATTCTGATACTCCAAACCAGCGTCTAACTGTCAACCCCAAAGAGAATCTCAACTGTCCATTATTTAAAATTGGTTTTTGTCCACCTGAATTAGGATAAGCAACCTTGAACAGTTTTGTACCTTTGAGATAATTAGGTGCTTTAGGTTTGAAATGCAACTGACCATTGAAATAAAGCTCACGTAAGCCCTTAAAAGATTTGAACGCTTCGGTCACAGATAAAAGAGTTTGCTGGGCAGGCGTAGAAGGTAGTGACTTAGCTACAATAGTCTTAGAAACAGTCGGCTCATAAACCAAGTCAAACTTTCCGGTTAAAAATTTTCCAGTCTTAAAAAACGTTTGACGCGCAAAGTAGACACCATTGTTATAGTGCTTTCCTGACTGTTCACACAAGTAATTGAGTATCGATTTTGTTTCCATGTCTGGGTGCAATAGCACTTGCTGAACGCCCATGCTTTTTCTAGCTTTTGCCATATTCAAACTCCCTAATTAGCCTTCTGATCACACCCGCCAAACTCAGCCCCCATCTAGAAGCAAGGGCTTCTAGCTTCTCTCTTTCGATTTTGTCTATCTGTATTTGCAACGCTTTTTTACTCATAGAGCTATCATAGCGTAGTTACTGGAGTTTGGTGTTGTAGTCATGTTAAGTTTTAATAAGATTGAAGGCGGTTGAAACCGCCGGGTCGTTTCCCTCTCAGCACTAAAGTGTCTGAGTTTCCCACTTACCGTATTTCTTTTTATGAACGTGTTCAACAAAAAATCCAATTTCTCCGTCGTCATGGAATCCACTCATGACGGGAATCAATCGCCCACCCGCGCGCTTGCTACAAGGAACAAGATACGTTTCTCCGATAACCGGAGGGTGAGCTATCTCTGTAATCTTTTGCACATTAAACTCCTTTGTTTTTTGCTTGCTCGATCGCTAGCAATTCTCGAACGCGATCGATTTCTACGTCTGAATGTACCACCCCGCCCGCGTTCAAGTCGAGGTAAAACTGCAATATTTCAGCGCGAGTTTCGAGGTCGTTAACGTAGAATGTAAAATCCAAAAGTTGAGGCATCAATGCTAATCGTTTACCTCGCCTAGTAAAATCACTTCGATACAACCCATCAAAGACGGGAAGTTTGTTAGCGATAAAGAGTCGCGCAGCCTGAAGCCTTTGCGTCCCGTCAATTAAAAGCATTGGACCCTCAATATCCTTATCTGTAGTCTCCAAAAAGCCGGGACAGTTGAAGATAATATGTCGGTTGAGGTTTCCACCTTTGAGGATGTACTCGACATATTTGATCTGCTGCGGTTGAGTCCAAACGTGTCCTCGTTGAAAGTCAGGATCTATATCTAGTCCGACCTCTATTTCGTAATTCGCCAACTGCCCCTCTAAGTCGTTCCAAGATATTGTAAAAGACCTGCCCCACTGTTCGATCTTGGGGATATCGCGCCATTCCATAATAAAAGTCCTCTGTGATTGATTGGGTTGAGAATGCTGGCACCATATTTCAGATGCCAGGACAAATAATTAAGTGTTTGCACCTCCAAGATTGATATTTTTGAACGCCAGCATTTCGACTACTGGTTTAGCCCGATCGCCACCATTCCTGTTAATTGAAACCTTGTTCTCGAAGGTTGTAATTGTGAAACCGAGGTCGGAATACAATTCGAGGATGCGAGGTGTAGCGTAATTTGACGCAACCACGGGATTAGGTTTGTCGGCTAAGAATTGAGCGAGTCTAATCTGATCGCCCCAGGTAAACGGAGCGGCATAAGAAAAGTCACTCGTAGCAGATATCGGATCGTATGGCGGATCTGCGTAAATAAAATCGTCCTGGGCGATCGGCACAGACTCAAAATCACCTGCGGTAAACTCCCAGTTAGCAAAGGCATTCTGATAGTCGCTGAAGTCTGTGCGGTAAGTGCGATAATCGCTGAAATCTTCGGCATACAAGTGCCACTTCTTCTTGTCGGGTTTTCCGTGAGGGACATTGAACCCGCCATCGCGACGACAACGAACTAAGCCGTTGTACCCAGTACATAAAAGGAAATACAGTAGACAAGCCGTTTCCGCAGACTGTTCGCATTGCGCGATCGCCCGCAGATTAAACTCATTACGCTTCTCGTCGTAAAGGCTCGGTGTGCTGACCATCAGGAAGTGCGGTGTAAGTCCAACTTTGACCTGCACGTACAAATTTATGATCGGTTTCCAGTTATCGTTGGCTAATACGCGATCGGGGTTGATCTTCATTAAATCTCCGAGTCCTCCCGCAAACAGGGAAACGTAACGCAACTGGCGATCGTAGTAATCGGCAAACCGATGCGCTACCCGCCTTTTACCTCCTGGCCATTTAACCAGGGGGTTTAGATCAGAAAGTGTCAGGTTCTGGTTCTGGCTCGATTTCGACTTCGACTTCGACTGCTTCAACATTTTGGAACTGCTCTTGGTAGTTGTGGTAATTTTCGACGTACTGCTCGACTTTTTCGGTGTAAAGAAAGTCGAGATACTCTTGAAGTTGGGCGATCGATAGCTTGGTCGAAAGATTCTCGCCTTCGGGACTTGTCACCCCAAAAAGTTTGAATGCTACTTCACGCGCCCAGGTGGTGCTTTTATTTAACTCCTTGAGCTTCGACCCCAAGTCGCGAATGAGATTCCGCTTATGTAAATCGTCTTCGCTCGGAACTGGGGGTAGAATGCGATCGCCAGCAGAGGCGCTTTTAAGGGCTGACCCGTCTCCAAAACCGAGTTGTAACATTGCAGCCTGCGGAAGTAGGACGCCACGTTCTTTTGCCTGCATATACTGCTGCCACAGCAAAAACCGTTGATACCACATCGGCTCAACAACTACCGTCACCGGCCAGTCCGGAGTTTCCTTTGTAGTTCCTGTCCGTTTTTTCGACTCTTTGTCAAAGAGAGGGGCTTTGCGCTTCGAGCTTAAGCGCTTTAACACAAACGGGATTTTACCGAAAGTTTCTGGCCAAGGAAATGGGGATGTACTAAGCGAGCCGAACTCGCGGTAGTAGTTGAGTAATTGTTTGGCGATCGAAAACACCTCGCCCGAATGAACGGTTGCCAAACTCGCAAGTTGAAAAGGGGCGATCGCCTGCAACTCTTGCAGATAGAAGTACAAAGTACCCATACCTTTACATCCTCTAGGACACTCTGGCAGTTCCCCATCGCTCGTAAACTTGGCACAAGGAATCTCCTCGTGCGCTTCGACGACTTTCCGATAGTCGCCTTTTGGGGTTGTGACTTTAATGCAGTGCCTGAGAATATCTCTACCGTCGCAAACGATTTCTAAGCCGCTCGATGAGTAGCTTTTGTTGAAATTGGGGAAGGTCTGGTCTGGCTTCGAGTATGCCAAAAATATAGGGATTTCATTGCAATACGCATCGCGATCGCCGAGAGCATTGTTTCCATTTCCTCGCGTAGATTGGTGGGCGATCAGCTCATCGCGCAACCAAGGTGTCGCGACATGAATTCTGAGCTTTTCCTTCAGATTAACCCCAGGTCGGTCTCCCTGTTTTACGTCTCCCTTAAACACCTGGATAGGTGTTTTGATTTCTCTATGTTCTAATGATTCCAAATCCGTTTTGCCGTAAATAGGCATATTGCCCTCCTTTTAGATCAACTAAAACAACATTAACACAATGTCGTAAAGTTCGGCAACCAAATAAACACAAAAAGCCCCAGAATTATATCTGAGGCTTTTTTGTATTTAGTCGATCGCTAGCAAGTTAGAACGGATCGCTGTCGTCGTAGTCGGTACTTGGAGCAACCCATATCTTGTCGATCGCCTGCTTTATCTTTAACGTCGGCAACCGCTTCATTGACACCTGCTCGACCTGCTTCCGGGTCGCAACAGCGCAACCTTCTGGGAGAGGAGGGACGAGTTCGGGAAGTAATCGGAATCTGTGCTGCGCGTATTCGACTGTAAACGCGATGTCTACAACGTCAACCTCGACTTTTTGGGGATGATCGAATAAACAGTCAGGCAGTGTTTCCTCTGTAAACTGAAAACGTTCCACCGTTATAACTCCGGATGTTCTTAATGTTCGGGCGACTTTATTGCGCTCTGGTAATAAAACAAGCCATTCAGGTTCGTCGATCACCACGTCAATTAAAGACCAGCCTGAATCGTAATCGAATTCCGCTCCCTCGTAGCCTTCGCCGCGATGCGCGCCTGTACACCAAGAGACCTTGTACAGGTCTAGTACGATTGTGTTTGGCCAACCCCACAAGCCTTCAATCTGCGTTTTGATTCTGCTTTTTAGCCTTTTGTTATGTTCCTCTGTCAGAACATGAAGCGCTGCTGCAAAAAGTTTCAGGTGTTTGTCGAGGTCGAGCTTTTTATCCTTGAGTTTCGCTTCCGCTATGCTTTTCCTTTTTTTTTTTCGAGTTGAACAAGGAGACGATCATTTTCTTCTGCGATTTCCAAAAATCGGATCAGTAAGTAATCGGAGAGCTTGCCAAACTCAATTTGCGCGTTTTTGTCGGAAAATTGACCACCTCTTTCATCCCAGTAAGTGTTGCTTAACTGATCAAAAACACTCCACTGCTCATAATTGCTCCCGTTTTTGTATGCCTCCGAAATACGCACAGACACGACTCGATGAAGCACTTTTGCTTGCAGAACGGTACTGCTATTGAGTCCTGCTTCGATTGTCGGCAGTTCATCTAGGCGATCGAAGATGTCGCCAGCATCTTTCTTGAGTAACACCTCAAATTTCGCCTGCTCGATCGCCAACTTTGCATCAAGCTCCGCGGTCGCTGTTAATTTTTCTTGCTCAAGATCCGCTTCGATCTCATTCTTGAGTTTCTGAGCTTCTTTCAACAAATCGGTGAGTGACATGAGGATTTCCTTAATTGACTGCAAAAACAAAACTAGCACAATGTCGTAAAGTTTGTCAAGCAAAAGTAGTAAAGTTTGCTATCGTGAGAAATATAGTTTAGGAGTTGAAAATAGGTGAGTGTAACCTCAATCGGGCTTTGGCAGATGCGGGTGACGATCAAGTCGGTGCGCGATCGCGTACTGGCGGGGGAAAGTTTTGCTTGCCTATACCGCAACAAGGTGAAGGCAGAGTTAAGGTCGATCGCCCCTGGCGCGGATTTAAGTAAGTATCCCAAATGTAATCGTATGAATATGGATTTATTTAGAATACAACTGACAAAATGCTGGCAGGCGATCGAGAGTGATCCAAAACATCCGGGCTTCGTAGTCTGTCTTTACGGAGAGCCTTGGGGATTATTCACTAGGTCAAGTCGCTGATCACAGATTCGGTAGCAACAAAAATCCACAACTCGAAAGCTGTGGATTTTTTTATTTCAAGCGGTGCGGGCGATCGCGTTAACTTACAGATTGAGGAATCCGTATCGTTGTAGATGGTACTCCACCGGGGAGAGCAGGTTGCTGTACAGTAACTAACGACTCATCATCGGCTTCTGTTTCGCCGTCTGTTTCCACAGTGTTTTCATCTTCGTCTTCATCGTTTAAGGTTCCGCTGACGGCTTCAGTTGCGCTGGGTTCAAGCTTGGCTTGTTCGCTGCGCGCTACATCTTTTTTTACTAGCAGCATTCCATCTAAGCCTTCTTCGATGAAGACATAATCATCGGGATGTGCGTCTAACACATCGCGAAGAAAGCGCCTTGGGATGACGGCTCCTCCTGTTTTCAGAATCTTATACGAAATTATGGTTCCGTCTATGGATGTCTTTTGAGATTCTGGCAATACAACCCCGAAAGACAACTCGTTTGCCAAAAGGAGTGCTTCGTAGTACGCCTCTAACACTGGGTTGATGCGCTCTTTACCTTTTCGCGAACGAGTTATCTTTGTGTAACCGCAGCGCACTGCTAAGTCAGTCGCTGCCATTTTCGGATTCTGATTTACTTCTGCCAGCAACGCGGCACCCGTCAGTTTTTGCTGAGTCATAATTTCTAAATTTCTAACGTATTTTGTTAATGCAAGACTAGCATATTTACGGGAGTATCGCCGATTTTACTTTTTTGAGTTCAACCCGATCGCCTGCGAATAGTTTTCAGTTTCACCCAAAAGAGGACGGGTAAACTTCTGTCGTTGTGTCCGAGGGTTGAGCAACGCACATCCCGATTCCTTGCTGCTGAGATCCGATCCCGTCACTATCAACAGGGCGATCGAAGTCAATAAAAGCTTTTTATTTGATGTTACTTGTGGCGCGATTCCATTGCAATAACCGCCGTTAACTGATATTATTATAAGGTAGTCAACTTACGAAGGATCAAAGTATATGCCATTGTCCAATATCAATGTCGATCGCGTACTGTCTTCTTCAGAGGTTAGATTGATGCTTTCAGAAGAAGCGGAGGAAGACGACCGGGAAATCGCCCAGATAATGAAACGCTGGACGCGATGCTTAAGGCAATGCTTGCGATCGAAAGCGTTTTGCGACAACAATCCCAACAAGATTCGGGCAACAGTCTGGAAAGAAGAACAGACTTATATCTTCGAGACTGCCGACAAGCAGATTAAAAAACAGTCACTCTGTGGCAAAAGTTACGGTTATCAGTGTATAACCGAAATATCGCACCTGACCAAAATGCCTACGAAGACGCAGATGGAAGGAATCTCAATATCAGTAATTGAAGAAATTTCTGATAAGTTCTTTCTAGTTTCGTCGCCCATCAAGTGCCTGCTAGATGCAGGATTCATACTTGAATTAAGCGTACCTAGAGAGTTTCTAGGACTGTAAAGCACAAAAAAGCCGTTAGTAATTAATTTTACTAACGGCTTTTTTGTGTCAATTTTGAGTATTAAGTATCCAGCAGCGGAACAACTCGATCGCCACCCGATAAACTTCCACCGCATTCACCCACCGCTTTTTGATCAAACTCCCGCGATGGTATTCCATAGTTTTTTAAGTATATAATAAACTAATTCTACCCGTATAAATAGGATTGTCGTGTTTTATGGAAATTGTTTTGCTACCCGAATGGAACACTATAATTGAAACGCCGCTTATTGTTTCAACTTATTGGTCTAATCAGATACTAACGATCGCCAACGGAAAAGTTGAAACAATTACGTGCGATCGCCCAAAGGGGATTTATTACCAAGCGCCTTATTTGAGAATCGCTACTTGGGCAAACCTGTGGACATTCCGTGAATGCACTCAAAAACACATCACGCGCCAAATAGATTCAGGCTGCGATGCGATATTCGTTCCCAAGAGCTTCGAGGAAACTGGAAATATCGGCAGTCGGGAAATTGCTAGAAAGTGGATCGCATCCTCAAAACTATCTTGTCTTGCTACACTAGACGACTGTTTCACCGTACTCCCGACGTGGCGTCCCAAGTGGATCGACAGTATCGTCGCAGAGGATCGTTGCCACGTCAACGGAATTGCGCTTGGTACTGACGGGAAACCCAAGTACGTCACGGCATTAGGAACCGGAAACAGTAAAGAAAGTTGGCGAACAGATCCAGTGCAGGGGTGTATTATCGATGTCGAATCTGGGCGGGCGATCGTTAAGAACCTACGAATGCCACACTCACCGAGAATTTATGGAGATCGTCTTTGGGTCTGCGATTCGATGCGTGGGGAACTCTCGGTCGTTGATACTAAAACCAAGAAGAGACATCCATTCGTGAAGTTTCCAGAGTTCGTGCGCGGACTCGCTTTTTGGAAAGACTGGGCGATCGTGGGACTGTCAAAAATGCGCTACAACAAAGGCACTTGGATCAAAGGGGGCGATCGGTGTGGCTTAGCGGCTGTAAATCTAAACACCGCGAATGTTGATGCTGTTTTGGAGCTTGAGTATAACGAAATTTTTGACGTTCAAGTGCTGCCATTCAATAATCCTAAAATAATAGATCCGCGTTCTACGACGCTAGATTCGCTGTTGATTTTACCTATATTTAACTAGACATAACGTACTAGATAAGATATATTAGGAGTGTAGTTAAATACAGATAAAATCAATGGAAAGCACAAAGCCTATCGTTCGGATTACACATATACTTAGTTCCACCGTCGGTATCGCCTATTTTGCGATACCGGAAGACTACGAAACGTTTCCCAAGGCAACGTGGGTCGCCCTTGGTGATACGGAAAAATCTTGGATCGAAGTATTTCCAATTGGGCCAAACGACTCCGCTGGGATTGATGATTTCAGTGAAGTCTCTGTCGATATAGACAACTCTTTCCTCCCACCAGGGACTCGTTACCCACAGATTTTAGGTTGGCGCTGTTAGCTGATTAATATTTTGAAAAGACCGCATACATTACATTAATGTATGCGGTCTTTTGTTTTCCGATCGCCCGCATATCTATTTTCACCAAAATACACCCAAAAGTTAAGGAGTTTGTTATGGACGCACCGCTTCCAAGTACGTTTGAGATTTTGAAAATAATTGCTATGCGTGATGGGGTTTACAAGGAAGGAGATACGATGTTGACGTTGCAGAAAAAGTTGCAAAGAAAGCGTCATCAAGGAAGGCAGACTCGTTATCTATTTAACAAAAATCAAAGCCCAAAGAATCTCCCACCGACACCTGAAGAGTTTAGCTCTATCACAATTTGCGCTCTCAGGTACGCACACAGCAGTATTGATCTACAGATAGTCGAGTTTTGTATCGCAGCGACGACCAAGAACTGGGATTACTTTTCGTCGAAAGATAAGACTGTGTTGCGCTGTGATACCGAAGAAGCTATTGTGGGTGGAATTTTTCGAGTTGCATCCGCGATCGAGCAATGGAAAGAGTTCGATCGCTGGCTGAAAAATCCCGAACAGCAGGTAGTCTATCCACCCAAAGACGAAGTGTACGGACTTGGGTTGCTCACAATTTACGCCCTACGTTACTGCGTGGGTCGCATGACTTATATGCCTGGGTCACTCACAGACGCCACTAAGAAAAATTGGCACTTGCTCAACCGCGTAGATCGCCAGACAATCCAGCAAGACACAATTGAGGCGATCGCCACCCGACATCTAGGAATGGATTGCGATCGGGAAACATGGCTGGGCTTTAACGAATGGATTACTGAAAAATTGAAATAAAAAACGACCCCCGACACGGTAAATGTGTCGGGGGTCGTTTTATTGGGAGCTATTAATTAATCGGTGGCGGGACTGCATTTGAAGTGGAAACCCGTCGCAAGGATTTTGGTTTGTCGCTCGGCTTGGTGATTAAGCGCAGGTTTATTGTCACTTGGCGATCGTAGTCACGATCAATCGCGTCCGCACTAACAAACGGTTGCTCCGGTTTCCCGCTCAATAACACCGGAATAGCGTGAGGCTTGACGTGGCGTTTTGGAATAAAAGTAACCTTAACCAAATTCAAGTCATTACGGTCGATCAAGTCGAGTCCAGCTTTCAGACTTTCGCTGGAACCAATTTCATAGAAAGTAAACTTTCCCGTTTCGTCAGCGGGGCGCTCTATTGTTGCTGTTACAAAACCCTCCAGTCGCCAACCACCAACTTCTTTGCCGTTAATCTCGATAATTACGTCAGTAACGTCCTGGGCATGGTTCCGCAACCAAATACAGTATGTATCGCCGTGTTCCATGTGGACGTATCCTTGACAATCATGGTGCGGACACCTCTGCCGAACCAACTCGTCAGTCCATGTGTCGTGATAACCGACTGGTCGCATAATGAGTGCTGCTCTGTCTTCTAATCGCATGACAATCCTTAAAATGTTTCTACAAGCATAGCACACTAACCGTATAATGTTTTCCAACTAAAGTTAATATATCCCGACATTCGGGATATATTAAGTGAATGGCATACATACCACTTGTGTAGATTCGGATTTAAATTGTTTGAGGTAATCTACGGGGACCATTATGAGTGAATTGCTGAAAAAATACAATAAAAAAGTCACCCAAGATATTTGCTATCTTGGGTGTTTTTTTTGTCAGAAACTATCAGTTCACCGGCGGCGGAACCAAGTTAGAAGTAGCACTCGCTCGCAGCGGTCGAGGCTCGTCACTTGGCTTAGTGACTAAGCGCAGGTTTATTACCACTTGGCGATCGTAGTCACGATCGATCGCGCGCGCACTACCAAACTCTTGATCCGATCGCCCGCTCAATCCAGTACCTCCCGCACCACGAGCTTTCATTCCAAGTTCGACACTTTGCCCAGTACCTTTAACTCTGGAATAGGACTTAAGCTCCAACATCGGAATAGCGTGGGACTTGACGCGGTGCTCTGGAATAAAAGTAACCTTAACCAAACCTAAATCATCACGGGCGATCGAGTCGAGTCCAGCCTTCTGACTTTCGCTGGAACCAATTTCATAGAAAGTAAACTTTCCCGTGTCGTCAGGGGGGCGCTCTATTGTTGCTGTTACAAAAGAGCCCAGTCGCCACCCACCGATTTCTTTGCCGTCAATAGAAATAATTACGTCATTACGCTCGTCGGTATGGTTCCGCAACCAAATACCGTAAGTACCGCCGTGTTCCATGTGGACGTATCCTTGATCGTCTTCGTGCGGATACCTCTGCCGAACCAACTCGTCATCCCATGTGTTGCAAGGACCCACGAGTCGCATAATGCGTGCTTCTCTGTTTTTTAATCGCATGACAATCCTCAAAGAGTTTCTACAAACATAACACACTAACCGTATAATGTTTTCCAACGAAAGTTAATATATCGCGAATGTCGGGATATATTAAGTGAATGGCATACATACCACTTGTGTAGATTCGGATTTAAATTGTTTGAGGTAATCTACGAGAACCATTATATAAGACCGGAATACCAATAATAAAAAAGTGTCTCAAACGCACTAAACTCGATGCGGACTTCTAGGCTATACAAAGGGCTAGAATCCTTTGTACATAAGTATTTGCAGGTGCGGACACAGACTGAATCTGGGATGTGGCTCTTATTCGATATTACGATCGCAAGGTCAACGAAAGGACGTTGCCAACTAGCTTGGTCATAAACGAGTTCAGCAAACCTTAGACCACCTTAGTTCAATTACAGGAATTCCCGTAATTGATTTGTATCAAGTGTTTCAGGGTTCTCCTGAGTTAGGAGGGTGTACTTAGTAGCATCGCAAACTTCAGTCCGATTTGCAATGTGGCTCAGTGATGACTTTGGCTATCAGATTAAGTGTTGGGTAGCAGATTGGATGCTTCACGCACAAGCACAACACAACCGATCGCATAACACAAGAATCCCCGTTGCAACGAGTTTGTAACGGGGATTCTTGCTATACTGGAAAGTGTCAGTCGCAGAAGGTTGTATCACCAACTAATTCTCACTGGCAAGTAACCTAAAATCGCAGGTCACAATGAGTAATTTAACACATAATTTGTCTGGTATCTCAGTTCCACAGCGGTCGATCGACGGATATATCAACGCTACTGCGCTAACTGCTGCACACAAGCAAGCTACAGGCCAACGAAAAGATGTTGCGGATTGGCTACGAAACAAGCGAGTTCAACAAAGCTTAGAGCATCTTAGTTCAATTACGGGAATCCCCGTAATTGAATTGTATCAAGTGTTTCAGGGTTCTCCTGAGTTGGGAGGAGGTACTTGGTTGCATCCCAAACTTTCAGTCCGATTTGCAATGTGGCTCAGTGATGACTTTGGTTATCAGGTTGAGTGTTGGGTTGAAGATTGGATGCTTAGCGCTAAAGCGCCGATCGCCCAAACACAGTCAACACAAACGCAAGCACTTCCGGTCGTTATGCCCACGCAAATAGAACTCGAATATATGCGATCGAGAACTTGGGAGAAGGACGAGATGGCTAACTGGCCGGTGCCTGCCGAAAGTCCGTTGAAGCGTTCTGGATACCGTCGGGCGATCGACATTATGAAAACTATGCAGCAGAAAACGCTGAGTGAGTCAGACGAAATTTGGTAAACTACAAATAGCAAAAACCGATCGCCTATGTGACATGACTCCGACCTGAAGGTACGGAGCTTCTTTGAATCACTTCAAAGATTTCCTAGTTGCTCCCTTTCGGGTTTTCGACTTTGACCTAGACTGAGGTATCTCAGCCCCCGGCAAACCGTCTGCATAGGCGCTTTGGATTCCCGACTGCCCATCGGTACTAATTAATCCTATTCCTCTATTCCTAATTACTTGTCCACTAGCCACATCTCTGTCGGCAATGAATCCACATTCTTGACAATGATGTACTCTAATACTCAAGTCTTTTTTAACTGTTGCGCCACACTCAGGACATTCTTGAGAAGTCCCCCTAGCGTTAACTTCCCCAAAGAATTTACCCCGCTTCCAACACACATACTTGGTGATAGTTCGGAATTGCCCAAAACCAGCATCCAACATCTGCTTACCAAGCATTCCTTTAGCGAGAGTTCGGTAATCCAAATCTTCCACGAAGATCATATCCCCAGCATCACAAAGGGCATGAGCTTGTTTGAAGTGGAAATCTTTGCGGGTATTGTCAATCGTGTGGTGAAGTCGAGCAACTTTAATCCGTTGTTTCTCGTAATTCTTAGAACGCTTCTTTTTCCTAGAAAGTCTGCGTTGCAGCAATTTCAGCTCGCTTTGCATTACTTTTAAGAACTTCGGCGACTTTACAAGAACTCCGTCGCTAGTTGCCAGGAACTTTTCAAGTCCAACATCTACCCCAATTGGATGACCGTGAGGCATGGGATCTGGAACACTGACATCGCATTGGATGTTGACGCTAGCATACCAAATATTAGCTTTGTTAATTATCCGAACTTGCTTGACTACAAATCCGTTGGGGATTGCGCGATGCAGGTTGATTGGAATCAACCCCAATTTTGGCAAGGCGATATACCCTCCCTGCACTGGATTCTGTTTAAATTGGGGAAACAGCAAAGATGTAAATTGTCCAAACTTTTTAAATCTGGGGAATCCATGCCCAACTTTTTGAAACCCGTCCCAGGCTCGGTGCAATTGTTTAATAGCTTGTTGCAAGACTTGGCTTGGTACTTCACCCAATCGGGGGAATACCTTTTTAGCCTTTGGCAAGACATTAAGCTGATTCACTTCGCCAGGGAAAGGGAGGTTAGCAGCCATGATATACTCGTGACTGATAGAACATCTATCAACCATGCACTTCCGGCTATTACACCAATCCTTAATTTCACGCAGTGCATAGTTATAGGCAACGCGACAAACATCCATCCACTCTTTGAGCGACTGCTCTTGAGTGCTGGTGGGATAGATTCGATAGCGGTAGTTCATGGTTAGCATTTCACCATCCTAACACACTTACTGGTAGATACCACGCTAGCAAATATAAAGCCGTCCTCAAGGACGGGGTTTTCAACCCAGTTTTTTGATAAACTCAATTACTGTTTCGGTTCTGAGTCGGGGAGTTGCGCGATCTGTTCTGGAGTCTCAGGCAACACTGCCGACGGAGGTTGACCCGACAAATGAGTTTCCGATGTTGCGATCGGGGCAGAGGCTACTTCTCCAGACGTTTCGGGAGCCGGAACTGGATTTGAGTCTTTTGGAAGGATCGCCGGAGCGTGAAGTTCATAAGGATTTTGAGGCGTGACGTTGGCAGCACTCTGAGGGATTGCTGTGTCAACCTGAACCACGGGAATGGAAGAAGCTAGTGGTACCGCAAAAGCTGCTTCTGGAGGTTGCTGGTTTTGCGGATCGCCATGTACGACTGGTTCGATCCGAACTTCTTGGGTTTTGTCTTGTGTAGGCTTTTGCACGTCTGGCATATATTTTTCTACTTTTTGTAGGTGGGCCTCGTGCATCAATTATACAGGAGGTGCTGCGAAACTCTCAAGCGTCTTCACGCGGCCACAATTTCCAAACTTGACTGAACCTCAAACAGAGTCCAGGGATTGACTTCGATTTCTGAAAGTGGCTGTCCGGTGAACGAATTCTTTAATTCTGTTTTGGGCACCGAATAAATCCCGTCCGCTTTTTCGAGTTCACTGGCGAGAGTTTTGTGCAATTCGAGATCCCCCCAGATACCAAAAGGCGGGTTGATTGTATCCACAATCGTTTGAGCAACCAGGTTGAATTGCTGCTGCTGTGTTAAATCTCGAACGAAGCCGACAGTTACTTTGCCGTCGATCGGCACGATTTCAGCCGCCCGAAACTCTAGTGGTTGCGATTCCATTGCCAGCGGTCGGGTTTTTTCCTCCACAATCGCTACTTGCTGTTCCGGCCAAACAGCAACCGTCACCAAGTCCGTCCAGTGTCCGACCGTTCCATACTGCGAAGACAGCACTAAAGTTTTTTGACTGCCAAATTCCTGGGCCGCTAAGTAGTAATCTTCTTTAGTGACGACACGACCGATTTGAGTCGAAGTCAGGTTCGGCGCGTTTCCCCTGCGGAATCTGTTTCGCGCGCGCACCATCATGTCGATCAAGGTTTCGCGATCGCGTCCTTCTGAGATTGCTGTTCCGTCATTCGCCACTCCCGATACATTTGCTAGCAATCGGGGCATTACAGAAAATTCACCAGGAATCAAACCAGGGATTCTGCCCAATCGGTTAATCCGTGCCGGTACAACCTTAAATTCATCAGACCCGAATATCCGATCTTCTTTAATCGTGTACGCTATCAGCGCATTGTCACGGGAACTTCTCACTTCTAAATTGTATGGAATATCGACAGCCAAGCCGGCTCTGAGCGCGTCGGACGATCGCCTAAATACTAAATTAATTACAGGATACTCCGCTAACTGTCTTTCGACTCCAAGCATCCGAAACATTTGAACCCATTCCCAATCGGGCTTGAGATTTAGTTCGTAAGCCAGATACGTCATCTGGGCGATCGTGGCAGACGCTAATATAACGTGACCAGATCCGGGAGCCATCGAAGAAAACGGAGATTGCTCGCCGCTCGGTAGTGGTTGCGCCAGTTGGTTGACGTAATTTGCGAGTTGCTGCCCTGGGTCGTAGTCCCAAAGTTTACCGGCTTCGATCAAATTCGCCTCAGTTTCGAGGCGGCGCATTAATTCAAAATGCTCGTTGTACATATTTTTATGGTTGTGTCCGCTATACAATAGCCGAGTTCGATTAAATGTCAAAAACAGGGAAATTCACTAAAACGTCCTTAATACTTTCAAGTCTGGCATTTTCTTTAAAAATCTTTCTTCATCTGTTAAAGAAAAGACTTTTCAAAAGAAAAGAAGAGTTCGATCGCCCTTGAAGCGTTTTAGTGCTTTTTCCTGTTTTCAGGGTTAAGCGAGTTCTGCCATTGTATAGCGAACCCGGCTATTAAAATCGTATTTTGGAAATTGTGGGCGATCGGTACTATGATATGTACAACTGGGTGCAATTCGTGTTTTCGGTGCTACGCTCAGTGTCAGGTATCCGTTCCCAAAAAAATAGCCCATCCTTCTAGACAAAGGATGGGCAACCAAGTTAAGTTTTACAATATTACGAACATGATAGCAAAAATTTGCCTAAAGATCAATGCGATCGCCCAAAATTTCCAAAATCAGCTAGAAGAGTTACCCGTAAAGGATGTCGCTACAATCCTGGGAGTCTTAAATGCACTGGTTTATTGCGGCGGAGTCAACACTAAGACGATCGCCCGCGACAGAGATCACAAATTAGTTTTCAATAATAAGAATATAGATGCGCTGCTCTCAGGTCGGACGGTAATCTGCCCGGTGCGGTTCATTTCTTGGTATCTAAGGGAATATTGGAACCCATACGCTCACAATTCCCGTCACCATGTTTTTCGGATACGAGCGCTACTGTGTGACCACTTTAAAATATTTACGCTTGAAGAGCGGAATTGGACGCATCCGGGCGATCGGCATCGCAACCCAAATCCGTGCGGGCATTTTGATATCCCCGGAGCTTTGCTACTGGCAGAACAGTGCGAAGAAATTCTGAAGCGGCACTACGAATTAGAAGAACTCGAACTCGACTGGAACGAGGAAATCGGCAACGGCAGATATCCGATGGTGCGCGACGAAGAGATGTCGCTACCGGAACATAAATGGTACACGCTTAAAAGACTGCACGACATGACGTTTGCCGGCACCGGAGTTTCCTACTGTCGGAAAGAACCCAAGCCTGGTAATCCCTGCGAACCAAATCAGTTAATGGCTGAATGGGTTGAGACTCGTTACCTAGCACTGGAAGCGGGCGATCGGTTTGAGTGCGCGATTGAGGCGATCGAAAACGGTGAAACCGAGACAGCCGATTTTTTTGAACCAGTAACCTTAGAACCTGTTTGTGAAGCGTTGTCAGTTTTTGTCGATCGCACGGGCATTGAACATTTCCGCAAAATCAAAGTGGCGATCGCTCAGGATGTTGAACCAAGGCGAATCTCGATCGCCAGTTCTTTGATTCAGTGTTGTATGAGAACTCCTGCCGAAAGGCACGTCAAAAAAGAGAAAATGCTGTCGGTACCGGTGTGGGCGATCGAAAAAACCGAGCGGGCGATCGCTTGGTGGGAAGAGCAGATCGAAAACTCAGCACTTTGGTTGTCTGAGCTTGCGCCGCAATGGGCGTGGGATGCCGTATTGCCGTTTTGAATAGAAATAATCGAACTAATGACAAATTTAACGTCGTTTATCTATAGTGCTGATTTGGGTTGCAAGGTATATGATCCTCCGTTAAACGGTTACTACCTCAAGCACAAATATTTCATTGTCCGCGAAGAGTGCAAAGATTCGTTAATCTATTTGCACACAAAGGAAATCGAAAGAAATGGTCGCGACTTTTTCGGTTGGATGAATTTGGTGTCTATAGCAGACGCGATCGGATTGCCTATTCAAACAACTTGCCAATTCCTGGAGAAATGGGAAAAGGTTCGCGACGGTCTTTTTGAGCAGAAAGGTTTAACTTCTAGGCAGATTCGCAAGCAAGTAGAGGACTCCAAGAAGCGATTAAAATCCTTCAACTGTGATCCTGTTGGGGAATTAAAAGTTGTTGAATAGTGGTTGCCAATTGCTTCAGGGTCAAGAATTTAAAAACCGCACTATCTCGTTTGGATGCGGTCTATTCGTATTTCCGATCATGCTTAATTCGGACGCTACTGCGTATTGTGGCTTAAGGTAAACAGCATCGAGTAAATAATTCATTATTTGAGAAAAAGTATATCCTTGAAGAATGAAATTGTTGATGATATTTAACTCTCGATCAAAGCCTCCACCATGACAAAATAGCAGTACCATCTTCTTTGTTATAAGCATTTGCTCTGGCGTGTATCTACTCAATAACTTAAATTCTGCATATTCTGAGCAGCTTTCAGGAGATCGTTCTGGATCAAAATCAATAGTATCCGGGTAGGCATCTTCTATGGATGCGTCAATAAGAAAGCTTGCTAACTGCTGTGGGTATAAGTTAACATCTTTCGCTAGTCGTTCAATTGTTTCGCTCAGTACATCAGAGTTTATTTCGCCGCAAAAATTAACCATGAATTTATTTTTTTGAAAGTACACTAGCTACATAGATGGTATCTTTATGGGCGCTCCTGCTGGGGAGTTAAAAGTTGCTGAATAGTGGTTGCCAATTGCTTCAGCTTAACAGGTTTGCTGAGATAGTTATTGGCTCCAGCGGCGAGGCAACGATCGCGATCGCCAGTCATAGCTAGGGCGGTGAGAGCAATAATCGGCACGTTGACTAACTTTGGATCGCGACGAATGTGCTCCATAGCTTCTAGCCCATCCATTCCCGGCATTTGAATATCCATCAGAATCAGATCGGGGTGTTCAGATCGAGTCAGGGCGATCGCCTCCAGTCCATTTTTAGCCACAATCAGGCGATAGCCTTTAGCTCTTAGGTAGCTGGAAATCGTACTAATATTGGCTTCGTCGTCCTCTGCTAGTAAGATTAAGGGAAATGTAATTTCGGACTGGCTCAATTCGATACCGGGTTGGAGCTGGGTTTCTGGTGCAAGGGAGGAAGTTGTAGAAGTAGCGCAGGGAAGATCGATTGTAAAACAACTTCCTACCCCCACCTTGCTAGTTAGCCCCACCTGCCCGCCGTGGAGTTCGACAATGCGTTTCACCAAGGCAAGCCCTAAGCCTGTGCCCTGGTATTGACGATTCAGGGCGCTATCAATTTGGATGAAGGGTACAAACAGTTTGTTGATATTTTCTGGGGAGATACCAATACCTGTATCGATCACGGCAATTCGCAGGTAGTTTTGGGGTAGGGAGTCGGCAGTTTCTAGGTGGGCGGCTTGTTGCTGGCGGCTGACTTCTAGTGTGATGTGTCCTCCCTCTGGGGTGAATTTGACGGCGTTGTTGAGCAGGTTGATCAAGACTTGGAGGATGCGTCGCCCATCTACTAATAAATCGGGTAGATTGTGCGGCAGTTTAGTCTCTAGCTGGATGCGTTTTTTCAGGGCTTGTTGTTTAACAAATGCCAGGCTGGATTGGCAGAGTTGAGAAACGACGGTGGGGGCTAAATCTAGCTCTAGCTGACCTGATTCAATTTTGGCGACATCGAGGATTTCGTTAATTAATTCTAGCAAATGGAACCCGCTGCGCTCGATGGTTTGTAGGGCTTTGATTTGCTCCTTGTTGACACTGCCAAAGACTTGCTCTTGTAGCCCTTCGCTCATGCCCAGGATGGCGT